TTAATACTGGTTGTTGTTTTATATAATTGAGATGTTGATGTTTCCCAAAAATAATTATATTGATTATAACTATTTTGAGAAGGGGAGTTTAATTTTTCGTTTCTTCCTGAGACAATAGAATGATTAATCTTATTACTGTTTAGTGCAGAGTATGCTCTTGCAACACTACCATTAGTTGCAAATGTTGTATTGTCTGGGCAACTGCCAGCATCATAACTTGTGCCGGTTGTAGTATTTGTGTCTTTGTAGTATGGAATACCACTTATAATAGGGCAAGCAGTATATCCCGAACTTGATGTTACAGTTGAACCATTCTTTATAAGTCCAGTTGTTCCATTTGCTCCAACTAAAGAATATGTTGTATCTGTAAATAGTGCATCACTAGGCACAGATTTTCCAATTGTATATGAAATTGCAGTTGGAACGCCATTAGCTGTAAAATAAACTGGTTTATTAGTATCACCAATTTTAGACGTATTTGTTAATTTTTCTGCACTTGTTGCCGCACCACCAGCAGTTGAAGCACCTGCATATTTTGTGTCACCCGCAAGGGCGGTTGTTGATGTAGTACCTATAGTAAGGTTTGAAGTACCGGCTCCAATATTAGCCCTAGCATTAGATTGTTCTGTGGTTGTTAATCCCTGTGATGCTACCGTCGATACCGCTTTAAAGTTCCCTACATTACCCAAACCAACATCGGTTTTAGTCGTTCCATGTGGATTTGTACCAGAACCCGGATGGGTATAAACCGTTGTTTCAGTTCCGTTTATTTTAATATTACCATTAGTTGAACTAGCTTCTGTTTTAGTTGCATCTGTTCTTGCGTGAGTAGATTGACTATGATCGTATGCGGTCTTACCTCTATCTCCTCTATAAGCGGTACTTGACGTTTCACCTAATGCGAGAGATGGACTTATTTCTACATAAGCAGTACCACTCCATCTATAAGTTAAATTAGTAGAAGTGTCTACATATATCTTACCTGTTTCGCCAGTAGTAGGAAAAGATGATTTACTTGAATATTCAAGTACGTCATCTACGTATGATGGTAATTGTGAGCTTGGAACTTTACCATTTGCATCTAGTTCAGCAAGTCCGCTATTAGCACCTTTTAAATTTGTACTGAGTTTTCCGTCAAGAGCAGTTTGAGTTGCAGTTGAAATTGGTTTATTAGCATCTGAAGTATTATCTACGTTTCCAAGCCCGACTTGTGACTTTGTTACATTATGAGGATTGGACGTATTAGAAGTATGACTAGATATTGTCTGGTCAACAGCATTCATTTTTGTTTGTAAATCTGTCCCATTTGTCATTTCGACAGATTCAGAAGATGTAGCATATGAAATCGGATCTGACCAACCATCTGATGTTTTAACTCTTCGTTCTGCCTTTTGAAACGTTGTTGGCATAATCTCAACTCCTTTCTTTATTCTGTTGTTATTATTTTAGTCCAAAAATCACCTGCTACTGCAGTGGAAGGAGCAGTAGTAGACATAGTTTCTTGAACAATACCAGTTGTTTTTGTGTCTATATAATCTTTGATATTTTCATCGTAAACACCTAAACCGTGTTCATCGAGATATTGTTTAGCTGCCATATTAATTTCCTCCTTTTGTTTATTTTCTTGTCAAGATGATTAATCTATGCGCTATCTTGACAAACTAATAAACTAAAAAAGGAGAGGTCGTTAAACCTCTCCTTGTGATTAGTAAATATTATGAGAAGAGTGCATTAATTGAAGCGTCTGGGATAGCTTCAGTTGCAGCATCTGCATAAGCCTTTGCTCCGTAGATTGTTGAAGCAGAAGCAGCGTCTGAACTCGTACCAATAACTTCTGACTTAGCAGTTGCGGCAGCACCTGAAGCATCATAGTCTGTTGAAGCAGTAAATGCTGCACTACCAAGACCATGTACTGATACATCTGTACCATTAACAGCTACAGTACCGTCAGTAGAACCTTCTGCAACTGTTACGTTAACTGCTTTGTTAGCATCTGGTGTAAGTGCAGAACCATTAACCTTAACAGTTTCAATAGTATTTACATTTGCTCCATCATCAACATTTAATGCTGTAAGCAACTCAGACTTTGTAATATTATCTTCGAGATCTACACCAGCGATAGTAGTAGTCTTCTTAACGAATGATGTCTCATCGCCAACTTCTCTCCAACCTACAGTAGAGTTAACATAGATATACTCTTTTGCGTTGTCTGACATTACAACAGTGTCACCAGCCTCTGGACTAGTTATAACTCTAGCAATAGCCTCGGCATCTGTCTCACCTGTCTGACGAGTGATAACACCAACAAAGTGCATTGCACCTTCAAGGCCAGCGATTTCGCTTGCAACGAATGTAGCAACCTGAGCTGCACTTACAAGACCATCATCGGTAGATGACTCTGTAATTGCAGAAGTAGCAACGTCTGCATTTGCAGCAGTTCCTAATGTGTCAAGAGTAGTATCAATCTCATCAATTGCATCCTGAACATTAGTAGCAGTAAAAGCAGAAGAAGTATTGTCGTATGATACATCTGTAGCACTTCCTGTTGTTGCAAGTTTAGCAAGAGTAATATCAGAATCAGAGTTATTATCAACAACACCATCAGCCTCTGTAATACCAGCCTTAAGTGTTACTACACCGCTTGATACACTTGCGATAGTAGCTGAACCATCAAGCGCCTCAATGGCTTCTGTAATCTGCTCTGAAACCGAACCGCCTGCACCAATCTGACTATAGATGTCATCAAGTGCATCCTCTACGGATACTGCTGGATCCTGACCAGATGCTGCCTTATACTGTACATCTTCTGAAAGACCTGTTGCAGCCACTTTAGCAAGTACAACGTCAGTGCCTGCTCCTTTTGCGATCACACCGTCTTCTTCTTTCATTGAACCAGTAAGTGTGATAATATCATTTGTCTTTGAGGCAAGAGTTACATCAGATGATGTGTCAAGTGTTCCTACCTTTGTGTTAATCTGGCTTCCAACCCATTCCTTAATTTTTCCATCATATGTTGTTAAGCCCGTGAGATTTAAATATTGTTTTGCTGCCATAATTATGACTCCTTTCTAAATAAAAATTTTTATTTTTTCATGCAGATATTTATTCTGCAAATTTTAACTAAATAAATTTTCAATATCTTCATCTGCAACTGAATCAATATCTGTTTCTTGTAATGCAGAATCTGCCAAATCTAAACTATTTTGAACCGCTTGTACAAGTTTAGCCTTAGTTACTGTGCCATCAACAAGTTTAGAACCATTTACCGCTACAATTGATGCTGAAATTACATTATTATTATCAATTACAAGTTGTATTTCCGTGGCTCCTTGAGCAGCAGTGTAAACATCAACCAAACTATTAGCTGGAATATAAATATGATCACTTGACGAATTAGCCAGAATTAAATCAATATATTTATCGCCAACTTTTGCTCCAGCATATGGAACATCTGGAGTTGTAACTGTCTCAACGGTTCCGCTTTCCAAAAACATATCTTTTGGAATATCAATATCTGCCAATTTTTCAGCCGGAACTGGACTCTGTGCAGAGCCATTATCTCCCTGATATATTCCATAACGTTTACTATATACATCACCACTACCACCAGCAGTTTCGGTAATGTATACTGTCTTATCAGCAGAACTAATGGCAGTAATATCACCTTTTGTAGCAATTTCATCGTCAGCAGTAAAAGCTGAAGAATCAGCATTACTCGTATAATAGAAACCATCAAGCGTCATATTGATACGAGCGCCAACATACTTATCGCCAACTTTCTTTACCGTGTAAATCTGACCAGTTATACCGTTTTCACCACCATCGTTTACACCAGCAAAACTCATAGTGCCATCATTATGTTCAAACTTTGCACCGCCACCATCTGCCTCATTAAACACAAGTGCCTTGCCATTAGGCCCATTAACTATCTTCTCAACATAATTGCTTAAATCTTGCTGAGGAATGTCAATTGAATATGCTGGTTGTGTAGAACTAGTAGGATTTTCTTCACGATAGAATTTCAAAACAGTACCAGAAATACTAACTGTTTTTAACGCTTTGGCATCTTCTTCTGACATTACATTTTTTAAGAGACCATCATACAACGCAAGATTGTCTAGGTCTATAAAATGTTTTGTTTCTGCCATTTTCTTTCCTCCTTTTTAATAAATTTAAAAAAGATTACCCATTGGTAATCTCTGTTTCAAAAAGTTTCTCAATATTCTCATCGTCTTCAGGTTGAACATTTTCATCAATTGCATTTTCTACATCTTGCTGAGTAGCAATAGTGTCAACGACAACAGGTTTATCCGGTTCGAGACTATATACAGTAGACTCATCAGCAGTAATTCTTCGTATCTTTTTTATACCATCAATTGTCTGCACAATTGCAAGTATATAAGAAGAAGTAACAAACGTTGTTGAATCTTCTGTGATTTGATGTTCGCCTTTAACCTGATAAATTCCGTCTTCCAAAGAACTAAGAATGACCTTTTCATCGAGTGTTCCTACTAATGTTGGTATACCGACAGTTTCCAATTCATTCTCTTTATTAACAAAGCCATACTGTGAAACATCTTGCATAAACACATAAGCAGGGTACTTAATTTTTCCAGATTCAATGGCGGCTATGGCATTCGCCTTTTTACCATGTGCAAAAGTAGGATTCTTCATACATCTTCTCCTTTCTTTGCATTATAGTTCGGTAAACTCATAATTACTTTCGTTATCAGGAGTTTGCTCTAATTCATTATTTCCTTCTGATTCATTATTATTTTCAGAGGTATTTGATTCTTCAGAATTATTAGATTCCCCGGAACCGTTTCCCTCTTCATTGCTAGGAGTATAATCCAAGTCCACTATTCCATCATGATTATCGTCATCTAAATCCATATCTGTTGGAACAATTATTTCAACACCTTCTCCAAGTAGCGTATCTTCATGAACAATATATAATTTTTCAGTGTCTTCATCTATCTTTAAGTCGGTAGGGATTGTGTTCTCAAGATCAGAAATATCCATGCTATTTCTTTTGATTATTTCTTCCATTGCTTGCATCTTTTCGTAGTCTGCAAAATCAACATATTCATTGGGTTTACTAATAGTGATATATGTAGAATTTGTACGTAACATATTTAATTCGTCATCGTCATCTGGATTTGGATTAACTAAAACCAACCACACTTTTACATTTCCGGCCACAGAAACGAAATTCCGGTCAATATCGAACTCGCAACGCAAAAAATCTTTGTAAAGCTCGTCCTCGACGGCTAGAGTGCGGCTATGTGAATTTTGGTTTGGATCGACATACCAAAGGGTAACAATGAACTCTGAAAGCCCCATTCCTTCGTACTCTTTTGGCAATAAAAATTGTATTTTATCAACGAAATTTTCTTTCTGCATGATGGTCTTTTTAACAGTAGTGATTAAGTTCTTATTTTCATCCATCATTATTGTGTACATGAAATTTCTCCTCCTTTCATTAATTAATAAAATCTTGTCCAGAAATCATTTTGGTCTGCACTTCCGGGCGGGTTAGTAGTGGTTGTTACCCACTCATTTGCAAGTTCTCTTATTTGCTCCTGTGTTTCTAAATACTTCTGGTCAATATCTTCAAATTCATCAGATTGTCTCTCGTAGTCTTGTTGCACAGGATTTTTATAAACTCGCATATAAAAGTTAGTGGTGTTTTTAATATCACCATCTTTTTCTAATTCAAAATTACATTCATTTCTTCCATACATCATTGTCATTGTATTCTTAATAGGAAATGTAATTGTATTACCAGAAACACTTCCTCCAATAGCTGAAACTAATGTTGTATAGAAAGTCTTAGACGCTCGACTCATTTTTAGAGTTATTTTGTTAGCAGGATAATCAGATAAATTAAATGGTTCTCCTTGGTTATAAATATGAACATTTATAACACTAGGAAAACCATTGCTTTCATCGTCATCATATTGATTAGAATAAACTACTATAAGTCTTGAGTCTACGAGATCTAAGTTTATATCTTGTTCAGAAGGTGTATCGTACATGAGTACCTCCTTTCTGTTATTCTGTTATTACTTCTACCTCTGTTTCTTCAGGTTTTTCAATCATAAACTTAACACTCTGTAAGTCTTTACCAGAGATTTCGTAATTAACCAAATCATTATAATTAATAGTTGAAACTGAAATCTCGTTAGTAATATTATTTAATTCCGTCAATTCTTTCTGAAAATCCTTTATATATTCGTCTTTAACCTGTCTATCAGTATTGCCATTTTCTAAAGTAATTTCAAAAGAATGCTCGTCGTCAGAATATTTATCTCTGATCTTCTTATCTGCTTCATCAATACGAACCGCAATATCATAAAGTTTATGGCGGTTTTCATCTATTACCCAAAGTATTGATAGCGGATAAGGCTTATCCGAATTTAAAATTCCGTCCTGTCGTTGTAATAAACCTAAAATTGCTCGTATTTCGTAGTTTGTTAATTTAATATTTTTCATAATCCTTTTTTCTCCTTTTTATTAAAATAAAATAGGAGAGTAGTTATTTACTCTCCTCAAGTTCTTTAATACGTTGTTCAAGTTTTTCAATTATCTCTTGCTGTTCTTGAATAGCTTTAAGTGCATATGTTGTCATTACACCGGTATCTATATTTTTTAGATATTTATATTTACTATTTTCTGGCTGATCAACTTTGAATACTGCTTCAGGGATATAGTTTTCCACTTGGTCTGCAACAACACCAAGATTAACATGCCCACCATTTTTCCAATCAAACTCAACAAAATCTATGTTATTAATTTTTTTAATTGCATTTTGCTTTGTTGCTAAAATATTTTTCTTTAATCTTATATCTGATTTCCATACATTTACACCAACTGCACTAGATTCACTAAAATTTGCAATGTTAAAATGAATATAATTAAAGCTAGTATTGTTAGCATCCGCATTCCATAATCCTTTATCTACAAATGTTATACCTGTAACAGGCGTATTACCAAATCCGTAAATAAACGGGCCTTGCCCATCAAGAGTTATTGTACCAGTAGTTATTGTATTTCCGATTACACTTAACGTATATCCAGCGTAACCAGCTCCACCTACACCTAAACAACCATTAGTATATATTCCTTGATTGGTATTGTTAATAATATAATCATTAGAAAGATATAAACTACCGGAGATTCTTAAGTCTTCGCTAATATATCCGCTACCTGTTACACTTAACGTATATCCAGCGTAACCAGCTCCGCCAACGCCTAAACAACCGTTTGTAAAAACTCCATTTGTATAATCTGATATATAATAACTATCATTAAAATATAAATTATGACTATTTAAATACGTGTTTGCACCTAAATAGTTAAATGCAGAACCATTTTTTAAAAAAGTACCCAAATAAAAATTATGATCATTGCTTGTGTTATCAAAAGAAAGCACAACTCCTCTTAAATAAGAATCGGTTAAACAATTACGAATAGATACTCCAGAATAGGTTTCATTTTTATATACAATATTAGCGACAGAAATTTTAGACGTTGTAACATTATTATTATTTGTTATATTTAATAAATTTCCTTTAATATTCCCACTAAAATCACCGTCTGTAGCATATATAGTACCATATATTTCCGCATTACTAGCCTTAAGTAATCCACTTGAATCAACGGTAAAACCAGTGGTACTATCACTTGGAGTGTCACCTACGGTTATGCTTCCACTAAACGTAGCGTTACCATTAGAATCAGCACCTATTGTAACGACACCGCTTGTATTAGTTATCTTAAATATATCATCATTGGATTTACTTAATGTTTCTTGATATACCCAACCATAAGAAGTAGCAGATACCCTTGAATTTCTATATATTTTTCCATTAGAAATATCTAATGCATATGTATTACTACCTTGCTGGTTAGGATCATATGTATCAGCAGGATCTCCATAACACTTCAATACAGTTCTACTCGCATATGCACCCAAATCCCACATATTATGCTGCGGATCAATAGTAACTGAACGTCCGTCATTTGGATTCTTGATATATAAATATCCACCACCAATCATAGGAGATATAACATAATCACTACCTATTTCTGTTACGGGATTACCAGTTAAAGCACCTTGAACTTGTTTCTGAAATGTTGTGAAATTAGTATTATAAGTTGAGAGTGTTGTATTAATGTTGGATAAATCAGTAGTTAAATTTGTTACGTCGCTTTCTTGTAATTTATGCCCATCTTTCCATGTAATTGTTCCACCATCTAACACAATACCATCCCCAGTAATTTCAACACTATTAGAATTATTAATAATGCTTAAATTCTGACCGACAATAAATTTACCAATAACATAATCAGCATTGATACCATATACCCAATTGTTATTATATTTAAACTTACCGATAGCAGTATTAACACTATCGAAAGCGTCTGTTGTAAAATACACACCATTAGCAGTATAAATAGCCTGTTCATCGGCATAAACACCCTCGTCTAACATACTTCTACCAAGTAATCCCTTTTTGTCAAAAGTCATTACTTGTTCAGGAGAGTTTTTAATAAGGTATAATGCCGAATCCAAACCTTCTTGCTGCAATGAGTCAAATGTATTCATCGCTTTAACACCTTGCTGTGATTGTTTAACAGTGGAAGTATAAGAAGTCGCCATTGATTTGCTTTGACTTATTACGCTCTTTAAGTCGCTTACAACTCCACTAACATCAACAACTTGGTCACTAAATGTTACGTCTATATTATCTGGGGATTGATAATTAAATCGTATTTCCACCAAACGCAATTTATATATTTTATCATCAACACGGCAACGCACATAATTAAATAATGCAAACTTGTCATGCAATGTCTCTAACTCATTAAGAGTAAATATATTATTTAGACTACCATTAATCTTATATTGAATATTACAAGCCTTTGATAATTCTCGATATGCAACATTATACAATTCTTTACATGTATATAATATTTCACTATCAGTTAATCCATCGGATATGTAATTAGGATTATTATAACTATCTTCACGAATATATGAATTATATTGTAACCAATATTCTTCGCCTAAAGTTTCTCCATAATTAGTAATTAACCAAGTATGAATCTGCCAAGATTTTTGATAGTTTGCCAACTTACCCTCGTCACCTTCGTAAGAGTCTTCTAATCCCTTAAGATTAGTCACAGTTTGCAATAATTCATCATAAACTTTAGAAGCTACATTAGATCGCTCTACCCATTTATCTCTTGAAATTAATGCAGAATCACTTACTTCGGAGGCGCTTGAGTCAATACGTAAATTACTATACCAATCATCTAATGAACTACGACAAGCTTCAAATGAATCCCTAAATGATTTGAGTGAAGTTAGATTATATTGTCTCAAATAGTTTTCGAGTTGTGCTGAAGTTTCAAATCTAGTTATATCCAACTCGGCAATGTCATTTTTTGTAATCGCAATTTTCATTTTCTGTTCGCAATAAGCAATGTTTTCACTATCCAACGTTTGCATAACAGGAACAGTTAAATGAAATGTTATATCTTTAGTAGGATCATTTACATCATATGATTTTGAAGTACGAGTAACCTTAATATCGGCTTCCCAACCACCCATAGTTTCTTTATTTACATTAGTACAAGTAATTGAATGGTCGTCATCGTTCAATATTTTAAAGTCAAATCTATAATCAATAACTACTCGAATTACAGACTCGATAGTTCTTGTTATTGTGTCAAAACTTGAATCGGTTGAACTATTGTAACCCATCATTACCATAACTTTGTGTGCGTTAGAACTAAAATAAGCTATTGTATTATTTTTAACTTGTTCAAGCGTGGGTACTGCAGGATAAAAATTTGGAAACTTGTCATGTTCAAGATAATTTATTCGGTCTAGTAATTGACAGAATTCAGTATACAATCCCGGTTGAATATAAAATGCATCTGAAGAAGAGTATTGAACACCATCTTTAGAATAACATTTATTGTTCTCGTAATATGCCAATGAATCAATACAATAAACCTTGTCACCAATTGCTTTAGCAGTAGGCAGCACCTTACCATCGGCATCATAACAAGTATCATATTCGGAATTATATGTACAAGTAGAATCATAAACATAGACTCCACCATCGGCCACATAATTCGCCTGTGCAACACTTAATTGTTCTTCATATGTTTTTATTGCATTAGTAAGGTCTGCTCCCATATCTTCATACTGGAAATTACCGAATAATGTAATATAAGAAGTACCGGTTGCACATACAGACGGAAATATACCCGTTATTATATCGTCTCCACCCGACACCTTGAATGTATTCTTGATTGAACCATCATCGGAATCTCTGGTGAAAGATTTTGCCAATTTGTTTTTAGATACAAAAATAGTCGTATCAGTACCTATTCCCGGACAGTAACCATACAGGTTTTGGTCTGGCAATAAATTATTATTTTCATCATAAAAATGTCCATTAACATATGAATATCCGTCTAATACGGTCATATTGCTTTTAAGGAATACACAATCCTCAAGATTGTAACAATTAACTACACGCTTATAACCTTCAGAATCATAATCTCCAAAAGTAAATACACAACAAAATTCTTCTGCAATATCTCCAGTTAAAAAGTCGTATATTGCAGTTCCGTCAGCAGATAATTCTCGTTGGACATTATTACATTCATATACATGACCACTAATGTTAAACAGACTACTAACTGTACCGATTGTCCAATGTGGTGTATCAGATAACACCCTATGTAACAAACTATGTTTTGTATCATCAGGATTATATAAAACAGTAGGAATAAACTTAGGTTCTTCGGATAACAAAATTGCATCTTCATCATTTACATGAAAATCATATAGGTTTCTTTGTGCAAGTTCATTTTCCAATGCCTTACAAACACAACTTTTCTTTATTTCAGTATCTTCATTGAGTGTTGGATGCATTTCAAACCACCCATACCCAACATAATCTACTATAGCTAAATCTATAAGTTTATCCCAGTATTCATATTCTACGCCATCAATAACCTTATGGACATCAAATGACAATTCATCTATTCCAATACCAACAAAAGATAAATTTAGATTCTCATATGGAATCTTGCCAATAATATGTCCAGTTCTAGTTCGAAGTAGGAGAGTAGGTGTTTTAAGACTTCCAGTACGTGAGTCGAATTTAATAACTTTACTTGGTGTCAAATCGCACACCTCCTCACAAATCTATATATAATTTTAATATCTAAACTAATATCTCCGGTGTTAGTAAAACAAGTATTTATATCGTCAAAAGAATTACCCATTACTGGAAACACATAGTTGAATAAATCAGCATGTTTAACTCCTGAATAATAATCATCTTTTCCGTCCAAAATTATAGTGTCGGAACTAACAACTTGCGAAACCTTTGTTGTTTTCTTATAACCAGTACAACCAGTTTCAAGTATAATGTCGCCACTTGCTTTAGGATTGATTATTACTCTTGGAAATATATCTCCCGGAATATCACTATAATTTTTCAATGTATGAGTTTCCGATGCAGCAAGAGTAAACTCTTTCTCATGTTCTTGACTATATGCATATGGTGAGTCCGTAGTAACCGTAACATCATAACCAGCAACTTGACCAGCAACGAAGATTTCTTGTAAATTAATTTGAGAATTAAACCATACGTCTTCAAAACCTTCCTCGTCAAATCCCAACCAATGATATCCATCTCGTCTGACTAACCAACGATATATAAACGATTGTTCTTCTTGGGTAAAATATAGATTATCCTCTTCGACAAACATGCAAGGATTTTTACCAATACTAAATGTCATAGTAATAGGTGTTTCTTGTTGTGAACCATAGAAGGAATATCTATCGGTTCCGGGAGGTTTACTTGTGATGAATGTTACGTCTCCGCCAGATTTAGTGGCAGTCGAACCATCGAAATTACATATCATCAACCCAAGATCAGAAAGCCACTTATCTGCAAAAATGAAGTCGCTACAAAACATTTAATCACCACCAATCTATAAATTATTTTTTATTTCCTCGATTTCCTTAATTAAAGTTTTTGTTTGTTTAATTAGTCTATCTTGTTCTTTTCTATGTTCTTCATATTCATTACGAAGTTGTTCGTAATCTTCTTTGTATTTCATTGCTAATTCGTATTTTTTAGTTAAGTCATCACGTTCCCGTTCTAACTCTTTAATACGTTTTTCATATAGTTTTCTTTCAATATCACTAACTGACTTTTTAAACATTTCCATTTCCTCCTAAAAAAGAGGAGGGTGCCGAAGCACCCTGCCTATATTTCTAACTAAAATCTATTTACACTTAATCGACTACCTGAGCCATTAAGCTGATTGATTGTTACATCTTCTAAAGCCTGTCTAACACTACGATCTGTTTTAATACAGTTGATAATATCAGTTGCATTACTACAGTTTTCAAGTGTAAAGTTGTACTCGGCATTAATCTGAGAGTTCGCAAGATTAGATAGATTACTATTCGGTATTGCAAGTGGTTTAAGAATACCATTGACTTGCGGAACAATATTCAACAAATCTTTGATAGCTGAAACATCTTCCGGTGCAACAAATCCTTCACCATTACGTACCCATGCTAATCCATCTTCGCCAATCGGTGTTAACTTGCCAATGCCACCGTGAGAGAAGCCACCGACATTTTTGATATTACCTACTGCTTTATGTAAAGCAACAAGTTCATCGTACAAACCTGCATTATCAGTATTCAATACCTTACGTAATGCGGTTAAACCGCTTTCTGTTAATACTTTCTTATTCTTTTTGAATAACTCCTGATTAATTTTAGTCTTGTAATCAGTTGCTTTACTCTTTTTGCCAGCAGCATAATAATTACTGTTACCAAATATAGCTTCAACTTCAGACTTAATCTTTTGCGTTTCACTTTTAGAAATAGAATCTTTTAAAGCTTGAGTTTGAGTATTTAATGCTGATAAGTCTCCCGTTCCTATAGGCGGTACGGTTTTATTTTTATCATCGGTATTATCAGAGCCAGTTTGACCACCGTTTTCGCCATTTCCGTCATTTCCACCATTTCCGTCATTTCCACCATTGGTCTTATCGGTTTTGTCTGAATTATCAAATGCCTGAATAATACTATCAAGTTTATTTTCTACATTGGTAAGTAATCCGTCTGGAACAGTTATTGCCATTTTGCCATCAACAACAGCACCACTCATAGCCTTAATACCAGTTTCAAGATGACCTAATGCATCAACGTAATTATACTTTTCGGCATATTCTGTAATTGTTGAATTAATACCATTGATGTTTTCGTTGGTTATTGTAAGACTTCTTTCAAGTAACTTATCACGATCTTTCATTTCTTTCTGAAGGTCTTGATAATACTCGTCATACATCTTATCAAGCATTGACTCCATATCAGAGAAATACTTTTCACGTTCAAGGTCATCACGACTCTCATTAGCATCTTCTAATTGCTGACGTAATCTCTGAGTCTTCATACGACCAGCTTCTGAAGTATCACCAACAGAAGCATTAAGTTGTTTCTGAATATTAGAAATATTCGTACTTGCATCCTTTATTTGCTTCTGGTAATCGTAGAGTGATTTTTCCTCGCTTAAAGATTGTTTCTTGAGATCGACAATCTTTTGCAAAGATTTTGCTTCGGCCTCATACTTTTGAATCATCATGTCAATAGCATTATTTTGAGCATTGGTAAGTTCAATAATATCACTATTGAGTTCCGATTCAAGTTCCATCATCTTATTATAAAGTTCTTCTTTAGAATGAATTATTCTACCTGCTATGTCTATACCGTCTTCACTTGAAAAATCATCCTTCATGTCATCAAATGCGTCTTTCATTTTAATAAGAACGGATAAATCTTTCTGCTGCTTTGCAACGGCTACATTCATAGCAGTAACATAAGTACCCATAGTAGCACGACCTTCACGAGTGAAAGCCCCAGTGTCTTCATCGAACTTGTCAAACTTATCCCAAGTTTGAGAAATTGTGTCCATAGTACTTACTATTGCACTTAATTCATCTTTGACTAACTTATGCAAAGATTCAGTAACAGTTGTAATTTGAGTGCCTAATTCTGCAACAGACTTAGTACATTCGTCAATAGATGCATTTACGTCGGATAATGCATTCTTTGCATCGTACCATTCGGCAGTACCTACCGGTATTGTAGCAAGTTGTTCTTCAAGCTCTGCCTTAGACTGTTGATATAATTTACGTTTTTCTTTTTCGTATTTTATCTGGTCTTTATACAATTTACGGTCAACAGTCATACCCTTTGCTTCGGATAATTCTGCTCTACGATTAATTGCATCTTCTTCGGCTTGTTGAAGTTCTACTTGTCGTTCATAGTGTAATTTAATATTATCGAATTTTTCTTTTTCGAGTTGTATTAACTCTTTCTGACGTTCAGCTTCTAGTTGATCAATTTTAGTTTGGTCTTCTGTAAGAGCAGCAATCTTTTTCTCGTATTCATATTTTGTTTCAATATATTCTTTCTGTTGTTTAAGATAATCGTTACTCTTAAGATAATTGTCACTAATGTCTCCAAAGGCTTTAAGTCTGTTTATATTAGCTTCGGCATCATCAACATAAAGCTGATACTGTTCTTCTCTAAGTTGACGTACTTGTGTAGTTAATTCGTCAACTTGCTGTTTTGCTTCTTGGGATTTGTCATACCACTCTTTATACTTGTTGATAGCTTCAGCAGTGGTTTGACCATATTCCTTGATAAGAGTTTTAATATCGCCATCAATCTTACCCTCTTGAATTTTCTTAATAAGACCACTTGTAAGAATTTTTTCTTTCTTGGCAACTTTTTTACCCTTTTTATTTTTAACATAAACTACATTGCCTTTTTTGTCTTTAACTTTCCTAGTAGAAGTCTTGGCAACATTATCAGCCTTCTTTTGGTACTTTTCGGCAGCTTTAGCATTATTATTTAATAACTTTGTAGTTTTAGTTATTTGTTGTTCAAGATTTGAAACTTTAGTGTCAACAGTAAATAAGTTTTCAAGCTTAGCCCTTGTTTGATCAATAACTTTTTGTAAACGTTCAAGATTACGAGCAATCCAATCTATTTCGGTCTTGTTTGAGTCTTTAGAAGATTTGCTATTTCCTCCGCCGTTTCCGCCTGCTTTGCCAGATGTATTACCAGCAGTAGCGCCAATTTTTGCATCTTTCTTATTGCTATTAACGGCGTTATCGTATGCTTTTTTTGCACCACGTTCCATGTTTTGAGTTGCTTCAGCATAACCACCCTTACCAGCATTAACACCAGCCGATTGTTTTGCCTTTGCTAATCTTGTAAGTGCAGTAACAGCATCATCGCTATATGACACTAATTGCGCCAATGCTAAACAATCAGCAGCAGTAGCAATTGATAAATTATTAACATGTAATTTTTCTGCTGTAAGATTAAATAAACTACCAGAAGTTATGTTTGCTTGAGATGCTTCAGTTGCTAAAGCGGCAGCTTCTTGGCTAGTCATATTGGCCAAATCAATACCGGCTAATTTAGCTTGTACTTTCGAATCAGTACAATTATTCATTACATTTGTTAAGTCAGTTTCGGCTTTTTGTAAATCAAATTGCGTTAAAGCCAATCTTGATTCAACAACCTCGTCAGCATTTATTACACCGATCTTTTCTAATTCAGATTTAGTATATTCTGCATTGCTTTCAGTTAAATTTTGAAGCAATGTTCCATGATCAATATAAAAAGTCGCTAATTTATTAAGAGCATTTTGCTGTGCCTCAACATCGTTTGGCATTTCAGTAACAACTTTTCTAAAATCATTAAGAGCTTTTTTAGCACCGGGCATTTTAGCCTCAGTGTCCTCAAGATTTTTCATCAATCCTTCAACACTGTCGGCTGAAACCGTTGTGCCTGAACTAAAATCACTTATAATATTACCAAAACCACTAAATGCATCTTTAAGTTCATTGAGTGAATCTGTTACATTAACGTCTGGCAGAGAAATAGTTAATGAATCTTCAACTTCATTTAGTCCTTTTTTAGCTAAACGTTGTAATTCCTTTACCCAAGACTCATAATTTCTACTAGACCTATTAGTAATACTATCGAATATATTATCAATATTTGCCAAAATACTTTCGGCTTGTTCGGGGGTTGTTTTTAAGAGATAATCAAGTACTAATTCTTTTTCATTACTGGTTAAATTTCCAAAACGTTCATTATTATTTAAAGTATTATATATTTTAGAAATTGTATCAGCCATCGAATCATCGTCAACACTTGCCTTAATTTTAACATCTATGTACTCGCCAGATGTATATATTTGATGTTGGAGCCAGTCTATATCAGATTTAATTCGATTATAAAGCTCTTGTTGACTTTTGGTAAGATTATCATAACCAACCTCATCCATAGTTGCCATCATATCTTCAAGGTCTAATATTCTATCAGCAAATAATGACATTTGATTATCATATTCGGTTATAAATACACCATTTTTTTGTTGTAATTCCTCTAATGACCATTTCAAATTATCAAATGTATCAAAACCTTCTTCTTTAATAGCAGACATAACAGCTTCTTTGGTTTCATCATTAGCGGTTTCATAAGCATATACCAAATCTTGCCATTCTTGGATTTGTTTTTCATTTTCAGCTATTGCTTTATTAACATCTTGCAAATTATCGAACCTAGTAGAATTATTTTCAAATCCATCGTATCCACCAACAATTGATATTGGGCCGCCAATATCAATGTCGCTATTTGCATTTTCGTAATCCGATTCGACGGTGCGGACTGCTTTTCTTGCATCAATTTCAGCTTCTTTTTGTTTTAATCTGATTCGTTCTTCTAATTGTTTATTTTCAGCTTGTAATCTATCTAATTCATCTTGTTCAGTAAGAGTAAGGGTTCCTTTGCTTTTAAGCTCGTTAATTCTATCTTTAGTTATTTCAAGTTCAGAATTTAAAGACTCAACCTCATCTTTAGTTTTTTGATATTCTTCGGCAGTCTCTTTAATCTCGTCTCTAGCTATTTCAGCACGATGAATATAATTATCAATTGCTTCAATGGCTTTAGTAGCAAGAAATGAAACAAGTGTAACTATTGCAGCATTTAATAATCCGATTCCAATATTTTTTACTACATTTCCTAATTGTGAAAAACCGGATGCTGCAGTTTTAGCATAAGTATCAGCTAAACTTTCACCTTCTTTTAATGCCAAATTACCAGATTGATAATCTTTTGCTAATTGTATTGCTTTATCATCTATAACACCTAATTCTTTTGCTAATTCTTCGACATTTGAGGTTTTATCAGATTGTATTTGTTCAAATAATGAACCGGCATTGGAATCAAGTGGTGTTTTTTTAAATGTTCCCAATAGAGGAGACGACCATCCATTTTCTTTATTGTAATTTACAACACATAAAACATACATATTGCTTCCAACAATTATGCATGATATAATTAAAAAAATAGGAGGTGGTTATATGGAAACAATGAAAATGTGCATAAAATGTGCAAAAGCCTATGAATCTCAAGTGCTTCCTAATACTACTTTTAATAGAGGAATTTTAGATTTTTATAACGAAGGACATATCAAAAATAATTGTCCTATTTGTAATGGTAATTTATTTGAATTAGCACTCGACAAAAATGAACTCGAAATAGTTAAAAAAACATCAATGTCAATAGATTTTATTTTAGCAATGAATGACTTAAAAAATAGAGATATAATTGAATTTAATCTCAAAATGTCTCAATTCAAACAAAATATTTTAACACAACAGAATAATAATGTAAATTGCCCTAAATGCCCAACTTGTGGTTCTACTAATGTAAGAAAAATATCAAGTACAAAACGTTGGTTAAGTACCGGCATTTTTGGTTTAGCAAGTTCAAATGTTGGTAAAAATATGGAGTGTTTATCATGTCATAGTAAATGGTAAAATAATAATCATTAGTAATTATTTGATGTTTTAATTTAATACCATTGTGTTTTTGGAAGTCACCAATGGTTATAGCTTTTTCGAATTAAAGCACTCAACCTTAATTCAGTGGACTCTACCTTCGTGTATAAATTATTATCCACGCCCACTTGGGAGCCTCTGGGGGCAACACTTACTATAAAGCAGTACGTTTCCCTGCTGATTAGAACACTATTCTACATTACGAGTCAAATAGGTCTTTCCAGTCCTTGTACGAGTCTTACGAACATCGTAAACTACCCAGCTACGGATAGTTATATCAGTGGTACATATATATAATATGTTTGTTTTTACTTGTGCGCCCTACTGTTAAAACAGGTCTTTGTGTTTTATCTATGGGTTTTAGCCATAGCACGGGTATACGCACCTGAGCTTGTAAATTAACCCAGCACCTGTTGCACCTTTAAAACCAGCAAATCCAACCAATGCAGTATTAATTAATCCAAAATTATCAATAATACTTGTTGTTGCCGGTAATATTTTGTTTAATATATCAAGTAAAGTCTTAAGACTATCACTATTAATTGTTACATTAGCAAGTTCTTGTAAATGATTCTTTGATTGAGTTATTTTGCCGTCTACAGATTCCAAATATTTATCCAACTCAACCTGCGCCGAACCTTCACTTTTCTGAGAAGATTTATATACTTCTTCTAATAAATCTGGAGCATTTAAAATTGAAGCAGCTATATTTGCACGGTTTTTACCTGCTATAAATTCAACTAATGCATTAGCACGATTAGTTCCGTATTTTTTATCTTCTTCCTGTATTTCTTTATATATTTTTGAAATATCTAATAATATTTCATATGTATTTCTAAGATTGCCATTTTCATCTAATACATCAACACCTTTACCCATATTGGAAGCAACAGCGGTAAAGTTTTTAATAGTCTGTTGAGTTTTTGAGTTTGTTTGAACTACAAAATCTTCTACGTCTTCACCTAAATCTTCAAGTTGTGCTTTTGCTTCTTCCGTTGATGCTATTCTTAAAGAAATAGTTCGAACACCCATAGAAGCCTTAGAAATATCTTGTACTTGAGAGTTTGCGGCAGTAAGTAATGCGACAGCCTCATCAATATCGTTACCTTGAGTCTGTAATACGGCTGCTGTATTTTGAAGACCTTGTGCTAATTTATCCGTAGAAATACTGAAATTGTTACCAATATTGTTAAGTTTATCAACAATTTCAATTTTATCAAGATTTTTATACGCCTGACTTGCAGACACTAACGCTTCAGTTGCTTCATTTATATTTTCAAATTCGGATACATTAAGAAGTATATTGGAAACCTTTGCAGATTCGGATGCATCTTCCATTGCCTCTCCTAGTCTTAACCAATCGGCCGTAGAATTTTGAATGGTAAGAGCTGTGGCACCAACAGAATCTCCAACTTCGAAAGTAGTAGAAGCGTAATCTTTTAAAGAGGAAACGGACTCGTCGCTAACTTTACGCATTTCAGTAAGTGCAGTATCGTATTCACGAACTGTATCAGCGGCCTCTCTTACATATCTAATTATGTCATAGAAACTTGCAAATGTTGATACATATGCAGCTAAAGACTGAAACCTTTGCTTAAGAGTATCACCAAAAGATTTACCTAATTTATCAGCGTCTGCGACTCTAGCTTTAAGACCGCTAATTTTATTTTGTAAATTGTCTAATGCCTCTGAAGTTAAATTGCTACTATTCTTTAACTCAGACATAATAGATCTAATTTCTTCACCGAATTGTCTTTCGGCTTTACTATTTTGATTTACCCATGTCGCAAAACGAGCATACATATCTTTTTGACGAGTAAGATTTGTTTGTGTTTGTTTCGCAACATTTTGTTCTGCTTTAGCTTGTTTCTCCGTAGCTTTTGTAACAGCAGTGATATTCCTTAAAGATTCTTGAGCTGCTTTTTTGTCTACGTTACCCTTGTTTTCAATGGTTTCTATTTCTTTGTTGAGAGCATTAATACGTTCAGTAGAACCTTTAATTGCTGCAGCGTTGCCTGAGACAATTGCAGAATTTAAGTTTCCGGCTTCCGTAGATCTCTTTGCTAATAAAGATTCATATTCACGTTGAGCCTGTGCAGCTTCTTTAGTGGCTTTTGCTTCAGCATTTTTCTGTGCAGTATATTCTTCAGAAGTTTTAATATTTCTATCGAGAAGATCACCATTAGCACCAACCCATGCATAACCATTCTTACCTACTAAACGATAAGATGCTTTATAAGTATCATCAGAGTCTTTTCGTATTCTTTGATATACATCAACAACGCCGCCAAGTTGTTCTTTTAGATCATCGGATATTTTTATCATATCCTCGAATTGAGAAATGTCTATTTTATTCTCCGAAACAACTTCGCCTTCTTCTTTAATGGCTTCTGCAGCTTTTTCTATGCTTTCAGCCGTATCAAAGCCGGATTCTGCAACCTTTTGGTTAGCAATTACAAATTGCTCTTTCTGTACTGCAGATTTCTCAGCAACTTTACCTTCTTCTTCAATAGCTGCAGTAGCATTCTCTATGTTATCAACATTTGAATATGTATCTGTGGCTTGATTGAGTGAGTCATATCCTTTTTTAAGATATTCCTCTAAAATTTCTTCCCCACCATATGCCTTTAACATATTTTTATAATCACTAGATGCATCAGGTGGATTATTCACAAAATCATATAAGAGTCGAATAGCTTCGGCTGTACCATTGGCCTCATCTATTACATATCCAAAATGTTCCCTTAATTCATCAAGAAAATTTAATGCATCAGAGCCAGAATTTCTTAATTGAAGTTTTTTCTGAACATGATTCCACTCGTCTTCTCCAATGTTAGCCCTATCATCGCTAGAAATTTTTATATGCCCTTTTGTAATAAATTTCTTTATTTCTTCCCATTCGGCATATTCTCCACCAAGTTGTTCCCTGACTCCCTTAGAATTTGACAAGGCACCAATTACGCCGTTAATATTCATGTCATTGCCAGATGACATTAATTGGAAAAGTTCTTTAATTTCTTCTTTTAAATTTCTAACTTTTTCCCCGGTGCCAAGAAATTCATTGGCAATTTGTTGAGCAACTTCTTCTGAAACTTGATCAAGACGTTTTTCATCAGTAATTAAAGTTTCAACGGCTTCTCGTGTTTTATCCACGGAAGTTTCAACATCTTTATCATATGTTTTAACAGGTTCTTCATTGACTATTTTAACACTGGCAATAATATTATCGAATTTGTCAATGATTTCATCTAACTGTTGAGAAAAATGACTAAACGATTCTCCAAATAAATCCTTCTGAGATATTTCTGTTAAAAGAGTGCATATTTTTTCAAGTTGGCCTATAACTTCAGATAAATCAACGCTATCCATTTCGTGCATCTTTTGAATAAATTCTTTTTCGGATTCATTCGCAGAGTCAAGTTTTTTATTTAAGTAAGCATTTGTGCTACTTGGCGTACTTAATTTATCTACCATTTGAGATAATTCAGATGTAGATCTTACTTGTCGCTTTATATTCTTGATATTATTTTTAATATCATTTTTCTCATCTTTATTAGATGTATTTTTTAATTTATCCTGCGCATAATCTAAATCTTTATTAAGTAACTCAACTTCTTCTCTTAATTCGCTTCTTACTTCTTTAAACCTAACTAAAAATTCACGTATGCGATTTATCTGCTCCATAGGATTATTTATAGATGCAACAGCGTCTTTTGAGAATAAAGAAAATAAATCGTCCGAAGAACTACCAAGACCAGATGATTTATTTAATACATTACCCATAGTAGAAAATAATTTTTCTTCATCGCCAAAGGCTTTTACAATCTTATTGTAAGATTGCATTAGCTTATCACGCTCACTGGATATCAATAAATCAGAAGCACTACCAAAATTTTCACCCTGTTTAATCTCAATATTGTAAATTCCAGTTCCTATTTTTTCACGCATTTTATCAAGTTTGTAAAACAATTTATCCAAACTTTCCATCAAATTAGAGAAACTAGATTTCTCATCAACCGTGCCTAAAGTAGTAGCAATATTTTTAAGTTGTTGCTCAATCCTTTCAAGAACATTTAAAAAAGAGGTTAATTCTTCAGAATTAAACCCCTTTGACATTTTTTCTGATAAACCTTCTCCACCAGTACCGCCAGTAGATTTGAGTTTATTTTTTAGTTCGTCAATTTCTTTTTCTAATCTTTCAACCTCTGCAACTTTTTGATCCCAACTCCAAGAGTCAATAGAATAATATATCTCTGTATCTAATTCATAAATTCTATCTTTAAGAGCTACAATTTTTATTCGGGCTTCTTCATAATCTTTAGCAAGTTCATCATATGCCTCATTAGTAGGGGCGTTATCTATAATATTCTGTAATCGTAATATTTCATCATATAACTCATTAACCTTTTGTTGTGTCTTATCTATTTCAGAAACATCACCAATTACGTTTTCAGTAATAGAACCTTGTTTTAAATTGGTAAATTGATCTTTTGGTATATATATTTTTTTACTTAAAGATTCAAATATATCTTCGAGATCTCTAACTTCAACACCCATTTCTGAGAGTGTTTGAATCATATCACCAGCACTCTTTTGAAATCTTGCCCACTGTTCGTCATCGACTTCTAAGAATTTATTATCAGCAGACATATCTTTGATTTGCTGCAATTGCGTTTTAGTTTCTTCAAGAATCTTGTCTCTTGTGTTCATTAAGGCTTCTTGTTTTTCACGTTCCGCTTGTTTAACAGCATTAGCGGTTTCTTTTGCTATCTGCGTTTGTTGTTTATATACTTTATATTGTTCGTTTGCCCAATTTTCATTGGCCTCATATTTGACATCAAAAGATCCTTTTTTTACGTTTGATAAAGCTGCATTAATATTCTTCTGAAATAAAGCTTGCAAATAATCTTGCTTAAAAACATCGGATTTATTAAATATAGCATCAAACATATTTTGATACTCAGAAGTTATTTCTTGACCATATTTTTCAGAGTATGTTTTAATAGTAGCAAATGCTTTTAAAAATTCTTTTTCAAAACCACTTATGTTTTCTGTACTAATTTTTGAAATGTCAAAACTTTTTAATGAATCATCAAGTATTTTTTTTGCTTCACCAATCTGTTTTTTTAGTGCTTTGGTGTTCCATAATTCAATATTAGTTCTTGATGTGTTTTTTGCTTCATTTCTTATTTCTTCAAGAGTTTTAGCAATCGGTTTTAATTCTTTATCATCCGCCTTTGGAGATACTCTTGTACTATTTATTTCATTTTGTTTTTCCAATATATTATTTAATTGACTTATTAATCCATCTAATGAAGACGTATCGACACCGCCACTACCACTGATTCCTTTAGGCATACATAAGCACCTCCTTATCTTAATCTATTTATTGATTTTTGAACCTTATTAATAATTTGGTCAAATTCATCTTGCTTTTGCTTGTCGATTTCTTTTATCTTTTTATTCATTTCAGACACCATTCTTGAATATGGACTGAACGATCTTAATGCTGGTCTTCCCCATTCAGTAAAATCTGGATATGGAGTTCTCCAATATGGTATTCCATTATGAAAAGAACCACCATGATAACCATCCATAAAAGCATTGTTAAATATAATTTCAGTGCTTTGGTGATAAGATGAATCCATTAATTCAGGGCCAAATTCTACGCTATAATTAGTACCATTAAGAGAAACCTTCCAAGCATGTTTTAAACCCATTTGCCTATTATGATAGTAAATTGGATCATATGTTGCATACCATTCAGATATTACTGAACGTCCTATTTCTTCTAATTCATCTCTATATTTTTTAGGATATTTTTCATTCATCTTATCTATTTTCTTTTTAGCATTTTCAACAACATGAATGACCTCTATAATATCTCTAGTTCGCATCTTTCACACACCTCCAATGGTGCATGAAAGCACCGTTTTATTTATCTAAACTTGTTTGTATAATCTGGACAAACAACTTGTTTTCAAATTTAAAATACCCCACAAGTCTTAACTTATGGGGTATATGTTAATCGTTCTGTTTTAACAATGCCGAAAAATCAACATTGTCCAATACAGAACCCAATACTTCAGAACCCATTGAAAAAGTATCTCTAATAGAATATAGTAATGCAGAAACACTGTATTCGTTCTGATATAAGTCATCAGTTTCCATTTTTAAAATATTTTGAAACTCATTGTATTCTTTTTTAATTACATTAACAAATTCGTCGATTAATCCAACTTTATTTAGCTTGTCATAATATTCGGCTACATTAAAGTTAGAATCTTCCGGAAAATCTATATCTGTATATAACTCAACTAACTTCATTATGAAGAAAATATATGTATTGAAAGTGTTTTGCTTATAGACTTGTTTTTCGTCAATCTTAATATGATTACAAGCATTAGCGATACTTTTAGCATATACTTGTTTTGTTTCAATACCAATATATTTTGTTTTGATATGTTTCTTCCAGAAGTTATCATTATTATTTGTATCTTTATATTCTTTTACAAAATTATCTATTTTCATTCCTTTTACCTCGCCACTCTAAATTTGAAATAATAGTCATCCTCTGTAGACATTTCATATGTGTCATCATAACTATTATATTTAATTGTTATAATCTGTGGATTTTCTTTAGTATCAGTTATCATCCAAAAGTCTGATTTACTAATAGTATTGTCTCGTTCACCGAGAAATCTGAAAATCTCATGTGAAAACATGTTATCACCTGTTATACTTTCTTACTGTGGCAATACCTATAAGTATAGCCTCGGCTTCATCATTATTGACATCTAAATCATAATTTTCCTTTACATAATCAATTGCTAACTGTTTACACTCTGCTCGTTTCTTACCATCAAATATACCATCAAACTCTTTACGCCAAGAAGACGGAAGATATATATTAAAGTCAGCACCATTAAGTAAACACCAACCATATATTGCACCTTGAATCCTACAAAGTTTTTTCATGACATCCGCATTGTTACCGCAATATGTATCTTCAATAGATACAATAATTGGTTTGTATTTATTAAGATGTGTAATTATATCCCTTGTCATTTCCATACTTCTTGTAATTGTGTCACTATTATTACTATGATCTAACAAGTGACTTTTCTTATAATCCCCATTACAAAAAACTGCAATACCAGTTTTTTTTGTGCTCACATCTAAACTACACATAATAGTTTTATTCATAGAAAAGTATTACCCAACAAATGTTCTTTATATTTAGTTTCAATTATTTGTGACGTAAGCACTGTTTTGTCATTTTCAAATTTTGGGTGTTCTATACAATATTGATTATATCTTTTTATATCATCTAAAATTTGATCATAACTTTCTTTTGAATGGGGTATTTTTATTCGGAGTTCATCACCGAACCTAAGAATCCGTGCTCTTGAAGTTATAGCTTGCCCCTCGTCAACCTTGTTTTCAAGATTATCTAATTTCTTCTCGATTATTTCTGTACCATTAAGTTTACGAATGCCTTTAATGAGCCAACTCCAAGGATTTAGTTTGATTGGTAATATCTCAATAGAAGAGAGTATTACTATTATAATAACAGTAAGTATAGCTTTGTGTGAAATAAGCAATTGTACTATTCCAAGTAACGTCATTTAGTCAATCTCCTTTATGCCTTATCTGTTCCGACGTATTCTTGAACACGTTTATTTGATTTAATCATTTCCTTAAATTTGTCTAATGCTTCATCTACATAAGTACTAAATTGTTCAAATGATATAAATATTGTTAAATTAGGAAATTGTTTAAGTGCAAGATCATATACATATCTTAATTTAAGTTGACCGGTTCCACTACCAAGTTCCTTTTCCGCTTCCATTACTGCGAAAAGTAACCACTCTTTAAACTTTGCAACCTTCTCTTCATTTGGTTTATCACAAAATGTTAAAATAGTAATAACAACATTTACTACTACAACAACGAGCAATAATATTAATACCCAATTACTAGCTATCCATGCCATTGTTATCATCCTCACTTTCTAATTCATGTTTTGTCGCAAGATATGTAACTCCACCTTCTCTGTTTTCTATTGTTGACTTTGTTGCATATACTCCAAAACCTATTACCTCGCCAATAACAGTTCCAACAAGAGTGTTAAGTGGTGTATAGTCAGGTGCAATACCAGTAGAAGAGGAGAGTATTAAACTCCACGCCAAAACAAACATTGTAAAAAATTCAACAACTATGGAGTTCGCAAACAAGAAGATTATTAATTTCTTAGTTGTTGTGAGTTTTTGTTTTTTCTTCTTCATGTTAAACTCCTTTCTATATTTCTGATAAAGATTTTTGTTCTACTTGTTTAATCCCGTTTTCATCAAAATATTTCCCAATGTTTTCATCCGCAGATATATCAGTATAAAGATTCACCATATCTGCCGACTCCCAATTTACAATATCTTGAATAACATTGGTTGGGATATTGTTTTTAACTAACATGGTCGTGAAATAATGACGTAAACTATGCCAGTAAAAATCTTTACCAAGAAATCTACTAAAACTATCTTTCCAACCATCCATAGTTTCGGTACTCATTTGTTTTGTTGGATCGTTTTTATCAGGGAATAACCATTCACTTTCAATACCTTCTTCTTTTCTTTGTTTCATCCATAGTTCAAGATAAGGATCAAATGGTTTCTTCAATACATATAAATAGATTTTTTTACCTTGACTTCCACGACCTTTTGTAACAACCTTTTCGTTTGTTTTATAAAGAGAACCAAATATAACATTCTCATCATTAAAATATTCAACTTTAAATCTAGGAATTTCAGCTTTTCGTCTACCAGAATTGCAACATAAACTTACAACTGCAGCTTGCTTATATTTTTCTTTTTCTACTAAGTGATCGAGTAAAGATTGTATTTCCTCATCGGAGAAAATAGTTTTTTCTCTAACCGGTTGATTAACTGGAGACTCTATTTTTTTAATAACGCTTTTATAACCACTGTATTCTTCCTCTTCATCAAGAATATTTTCTATATAATTTGAAAGAGAAGATATAACTGATTTTACACGTCTTGTTCTTTTAGGACTCCAACCCCACGTATCAATTGCATGACTTTGAAATCTGGCAAACTCACGTTTTGTTATTTCAGTAAATCTTTTATTATTATTATTTTCTAAATTATATACAAAGAATATTCTTAAATCCGCTTTATATTGTTCTATTGTTCTTGGAGATCTATCTATTGATTTTAGATAGTCCAAAAAATCATTCATTAGTTCCTTATTTTCAGGAAGAATCTGTGATATGGACTCTTCGTTAGTTATATTATTATAGACAGTAGTTCTACCCATAATTCTTCCTCCTTTCTTGTTATCTCAATGTTTGAATTAACCCCTTAACTACCTGCGCAACATAGTTAAGTTCATCATAAGTTGTTTCATGTCCTAAACTAAACCTTATACACTCAAGAGCTTCTTCTGATGTTAATCCATATGCGAGAGCAACATGACTAGGTTTATCAGATTCCGTTGAACATGCAGAGCCTGTACCAACACATATATCATAATCATCTAATAAGTTCATAAGTGTCATTCCGTTTATTCCCGGAAAACGAATATAAATATTATTAGGCAACCTATGTTCTCTTGAGCCAATTAAAATTCCTCCAATGTCTTCTAACTTGGATAATAAAAAATCTCTTTTATTTTTTAATTCTTCTATGTCATAATCTATTAACTGAAAAGCCTCTCCTAAACTCGCTATAAGCGGAGTAGAAGGAGTACCCCCAATTAATCCTTGTTCGCCATATATTGTCGGCTTTATTTTTTCTTGAAGTTCCTTGCTAATATAGAGTATTCCACTTCCTTTTATCCCACCAATTTTTTGACCTGACATTGACAATGCATCAATATTCATATCTTTAACATCAATAGGATAGTAGGGGATATATTGAGTAGCATCCACATGTAAATAACAATCCAATCCATAAGTTTTGATAAATGAACCTATTCTTTTTATTGGTTGTATTACACCAGTTTCTGAATTAGCCATTTGAATACTAAAAAGAGAATCATTTTTTTCACACGCAAACATTAATTTTGCGTTAATAATTCCGTCGTTATGTACTTTAAATATTGGTTTATCAACTTCAATGTCTTCGCACAACATTTGTATATCATTATGCTCAATAGTAGAAGTATATAGATGGCCATTAGGATTAGCATTTTTATATCCTTGTATTAAAATACTATTACTCATAGTTGCTCCACTTGTAAAAAATATTTCCTCTGGGAGACAATTAATTTTATTAGCAATGATTTTTTTAGTATTATCTATAATACGTTTTGCTTTGCGTCCTTCTTGATGCATAGAAGAAGGGTTTCCATAGACTGTAAGTGCTTTATTAAAGACATTTATAACTTGAGGTTTAACAGGTGTTGACGCAGCATAATCCAAATATATTACTGACATTTAATCACCTACCTACGATTTATCCAGTCTTTATAAGCAATTTGTGTTTCACTTCTTTTGAATACAAACACAACAATAGAATCACCCGTTTTTACATCTTTTGATGGATATATATGAACAGGTGTTATACCGTAACCATCCCAGTAAAAAGCTGCTTGCTTTGGATTGATAATAACAATATTATCTTCCATATCAATGTCTTTACCGGTTAAGTATGATTTTATTTTATCTGACATAATCCTTTTTCCTCCTAGAGCAAAAAAAGGGAATAACTCGTGTCGAGCTATTCCCTTAAAATCACTCAACATCTTTATTTCTATTTCTAAGTCTTCTCTTTGGCTTGGGAGCATCTTTAATTTCGATGTCGTCTTCAGCCGTTTCAACAACTGGAATATCCAATGTTGATACTACTTTATCTTCGAGTTTTTCTTCGACAACGACAGGAACAGATGCACGAATATCAGCCAAGTCTTTCTTAATGCCCTTAGCAAACTTATCCTCTTTAGACAAGTCACACTTATCTAAACGATTAAGAGCTTCTTTGGCATCAATATGTTTAAAAACGAATGCACTACATACATCGAATATCTTTTTACAATTTTCTGTATCATAGATAGCTTTCCATGAAGGTGCATCACTATTATTGCAATGTGGACAAAATTGATACTTTGTTCCACATACTACGCATTCTCTATTTTGTGCCATAATTATTCCTTTCTAAAAAGGCGGTTATTAAACCGCCTTAATGTTGTCAAAATTACTCTCCGTCTTCGTCTGTAGCTGTACCAGTTACAACAACGTTGTTGTCTGGATAGTAAATAACGTAAAGCAACTTCTGTGAACCACAGTAATCCAACTGAAGTGTACCATTGAACTCCATCTCCTGATTCTCTGAATCGAAGTTAAGAGTCATAGATGGATCTGGCATGAAACTTGGAATATAAATGTAAGCAGCCTTAAGTGTATCTGAACAAGGATCCACATAAGAAGCCTTAATTCTCAATCTCTGAGCATTAGGGAACTTGTCTGCCTCATTAACAAGCTTAATACCAGCAGTAATACTTCTTGTATACTGAACAACATAGTTAACAGGGAGGTCTGTACCGCCTGCTGGAACTGTAACTGTCTTCTCTGTAGAGTCATAAGCATATGTCTCACCAGCTACTGCAGTAGTACCTGCAGCTAAAACAGCACCATTAGCGCCATTACTATAAATACCAATTACCTGAATAGATCCAGCATCAGCATCGCTAACATCAAGCGTTCCACCTGCAGCAACAACCTCAATTCTAGGCACTCCAGTAATTGGTGTAGTTGTAGAAGCTACTGTAATATCAGAACCTGAACCAGCATTCATTAATGCTGGGTGAAGGAAAGCAGAAGTTGAGTTAAACTCACCATTCTTTGTTCTATAAATACGTCTTACGACATTACCTTTCTTATCTGTGATGTCAATTGAATCGGCTGTGACTGCGATAGAAGCGTTTTTGAACTGGTCAGCAGTATACAAAAGCTGATCGTTGAAGTTAGTAGACGTCAACTGTAAAATCTCATCAAAACTATGATTTCCTAAAGTAAACATGTAAATTATCTCCTTTCGATATAATAAAAAAAACACCCAATGGGTGTTAAATTGGTTTCATGAAGTTGTATTGTTCAGGCTTTATTTTTTTACCATCAACCATACCAGAGTATAATCCTTTCATAACGGCAGTAGCAGATTCATAAACTTGTAATCTGTTAACGCTATCATAAAACTCACATACTCCAACTTCTTTTAGTTCTTTTAATTTATATTTAAACCCCGGATGATTAACACATGCAGAGATAATAGGTCTTATAGAAGAACGGTCATTTTTGGCTTGGTCATTATTGGCAATGGCCCTATCTTTTTCAATATACCAATCCTTAAGAGTATTATCTAGTGTTATTTTTTCTTCGGGTTCGGCTGCAAAAACAGCACGTAAATATTGCGAAATGTGAAAATATACTTCCTCATTTATTTCTATTTTGTTTTCAAAGTCATAGAGTACCGGACGTTTATCATCTTCTGAATACTCTCTGATATATAATTTGAAATTTGAAAAATTAATATCAGGAAACATTATTTCGGTGACAACAGGATCTGCCGAACCTATTAACATACAGAATAAATTAAAATCAGAAATTACGTTCCAGTCGTAACCATTTTCCCATAGAAATAATCTATACTGAGTAGTATTAGTTATGAAAATATTCAGAGTTGAATAAAACCTCTTTTCTCCTATATCTAAAATTTGACCTATTGTTGGTTGATGAATAGTTATACTTCCATCGGCATTATCTAAGTCTATTACGTAAGGTTCTCCAAAATATAGTTGAAGTTCATCAAACTCTATTTTAGGATTTCTTGATTTCAAGTATGAATTTCCTTATTAATAAACTTGGAAACACCGTCAGAATTTTTAATAACATTATTATCTGTAATCTGCTGAAATATAATAGTTCTACAATTATACTTGCTATCAACTACAGACTCTTCATCACTGATTACCATAATCTTACGACCAAAATAATTTGTGAAATTAAATTGGTGTTTTATTAAAGCACCTAATAAGTCATGTCTTGAAATACCTGCATCTTTCTCTTTAATATTTTTGTTCTCACAAAGTATATTAAAAGTGATATATAGATATTTAACAAGTTTATTGTCACGGTTAAGATTACGATACCCAACAGTAAAACAAATGAAATTATCACTCTTATATTGAGTAGGAGAGATGAGATAATACGGGAATATATTAACCCCTATATACTCATCAGGTTCGGAATTTAACTCTTCTAATTCTTTGTTATTTAATACATGAATAATATCTTTATTTTTTATTAACAATTCAGATATTTTTTCTTTTATTTTAATATTGTCGTCCTCGACAACATATTTATATTGTTTGAGGCGGTCACGGTCTTCACTAGTCCATTTTTCCATTAAACACACCTCCTATTATAGACTCACAATTTCAAACTTAAGTTCTGCAACAATACTATCCTTAGTATTACGAATTATAAGTATCTTACCAAGATAATCCTCGTCTCCAAGGAATTTGATTTTGATCTTGTTTTCGTCATCAGTTGTTAATGTCTGAATTAATTCTCCTACATTAACATCATCAATCCAATACGACCATTCTCCCGGCATTTGATTTGTAATTATTTCGTCGGAATTATAGTATGTAATAGTTATTGTTTTATAAGAACCATTTACTTTGAGTTGCGGCTTTGCACCTGAATAGGTTATTATTGCATAGTCCTCGGCTTCTGCCGGATTAATTGGTTCGTCTTGTTGAACATTACCTTCTTTCTTAAGGTCTGCCCATGCAGCAATCCAATTACCATCTTTATCAACTTCAATTACATCAGTGTCAGGATTAAACAAATCTTGCACACATGTATAGTGTATAACTCCTAATGGATTTATACCTTCAACCTTACTGATTTTCCATGTAATTGGAACAACTAAAGGTGGCGATATAATTAGTCGTTGATTATAGTATACTGTTTTAGAAATATCGTTGTACGGAAGAATAAACTTACGTTGATTCTCTATACTGGATATTTTGTAATCCGTCCAAATTCCAGAATTATCAAATATGTTACTTTATCAGTTCGTTAAGCTGATAAAGAATTATTTATATTATAGTAATTACAATAACATTTATATTTTCTTTGTAAAAACAGGTTAGCATCTTTATATATCCAGTCTAAAAAAGTTTTAACAACATTTCTTCCACTTAATGTAAATACTTTTGTGACTCCGTTATGACACGAAGCATCATAAATACTAGCATTTATATTAAGTGTATTTTTACAAGTATCCTTTAATTCATTACAAAAGTCTTCGGTGGCAGTGATAGTAATATTTATATGGGTATTATTTTCATTTATATAATAATTAGAAATACTACCATCTCCATCAAAAACACCACGTACATAATGTGATATTAAATCTTTATCTAACCAAGTAGGAAAACCTATTGTAAGACTCTTATTAGGTATAATTCCTTTGTCATTGAGTTGATTACACATGTGAGTACTAAACATTAATAAACGATATTGATTTTTATATGTATACCCAAAATCATGTTTGTTTGAATAATCAATGAATTCCAAAGGTTTTTCACTCCCAATTTCTAGTCTCATTTTTTCAAGTATGTCTTTATCATCTTCTTGTAATGAAATAGAAATTGTTGCTTTATCTAAATTATTACATCCATCGGAATGTAAAAAACCCAAAATATAGGCTTTATTAGGAGTGTCAATAATATCAAAATAATGCTCATTTAATTTATATTTCCTAACAAAACGTTTTTGATCTACTTCGACTTCCATTTTGTGTAAAGCTTTTAATATTATTTTATGACTACAACCATATTTTTTCCCAATTTTTACCGATGATTCTCCGTTAAGATATGAATATTTAATATCAATTAACTGTTCTTGTGAAAATATTATTTTGTTATATACTTCTTTACCATTTTTATACATTGTTATTTCCTCCTAAAATAAGCAATAAAAAAGACCATAATCGTTATATAGGAGGTATAACGAAACGGGAGCTACCCGCTGTCTGGTCTGTTTATTAATATAATATAAATAATTTTTCTCTACCTTTCAGTAGAAGTTCAGAGTACATCAACACCATATCCATAAAGACTTAGGTGGTTCCCGTTAAGGTCACTTGACCGTATACTCGTTGAACACATTCCTATTCGGAACTTCGCTGCGTCGATTATCCAATCCAATAACTTTTTAAAGCATTCACGTTTGAGTTTGTTTCATCTCTACGTTGTAGCATATTGGCTCTAAGGAATTTCCCGCAATTAGAGAACTTTCGACATATGGTTTCCCATATGAAGCGCATAATCTACGAATTCTGGCTTCTTCCAACACCCCAACAATGATATTTCTTACCGTTATATATCCATTTAAAGTCGTAATCACAGAATAATATTGACCAATTCGGGAAATCTCCGTTGTCGGTATTAGCACCAGCAACAATCATCCACCTACGATAGATACCCTTTTCATCTGGCAAATCGAGATAAAGACCAATCGGGAATTCACTCCCACACTTCTTTTCAAAAAGTTCATTGTAGTATGGTACATTACACCTATAGCTTGGTTTAAACATTATTCTGTAATCTACATTATCTTTATCCAAAGTTTGATATGTATTGATTATAAACTTTACATCAACCGGTATCTTAGTTTTAGACTTTTCTGGGTTAAGACCAATATTCTTATCTGGTTCATCATCATATTCATAAGAGTAGAGATAACCAACATAAGATGTCGGATCGTCATACCATGTATATTCAACAATATCTTGTGATTCATGAGTATGAACTTTACCGACAGTATTACCCTTACTAAGCATTAGTTTTTGATAATCTGAAAAACTAGGCATATATTACACCTCGCTTTCTGGTATACTTAAAACCTTTGCTCCTGCATCTAAGATAAATTTGCGATATGTCGCAAAATCAAACTCGGTTTGTATTAATTTTAAGGCTTCTTCTAACAAACAAAGCACAGTAACAATTTGTTGTGGTTTACCTAATAACTCATTAAAACCTGAGATCTTATACATTAAACCTACATGCGCTTCGTATAAATCCACTTCTGGAAATCTTGTTTTGGTTTCTAAATCTTCTGCAACAAGAAGTAAGAAAAATATTCTCTTGCGAATCAATTCTTTTGTTTCTGAAATTTGTTTTGCGTCAAATGAACCATATTTATGCTTCACGATGAAACGTTTCCTAAATATGAGTTATATATGAATCCATGATCGGTCAACATTCTAGTAACTTCATTTTTTGAGTCAGCAAGTAAAGCCTGCATTTGAGAAAGCTGAGCCTGCTGCGAGTAGAATTTACTTTCCTTAGAATTTACAACCATCTGATTCAAAAGAGTAGTGGTTTTAACACGGGGTTGTAGCCATTCCACTATGATTTGAGTCGCTAACAATTCTTCAACAAAATCCTTATCCGCTTCTTCGTCTGAAGTAGGAGAGGTCATATCATACGACATTTGACCAATTTCCTCATCACATACGAGATTTGTCATTATTCTTCTTACTTGAGGCTTACTGAGCGATGAACGAAGCCACTCTTGCATCATCTCATTAGCATTAGCCTCAGTTAAATTTGCAAATTCGTAGTCACGAATTTTAATTAGAAACCTAGAAAATATATCCTGATAATTAGAGGTCATGGTACGCCTCCTTAATCTTCAGAAAGAAATTCACCCAAGAAATTAAGGTCTGTGCCAAAAGCTATATCCAAAGATTTAATTTTACGAACCGAATCAATTTCTCCACTCATTACACGCTCTGCTGCAATAGATCTAAGAGCTTCAAAAGCACCTTTTGGAAGGTTCTTTATTTTCTCAATCATTTCTGTGTTATCAAGTTCTAATATATCTGTTATATTTCTAACAGAGTATTCGTTATCGTAAAACTTTTTTACGTTTGGAAACTCGCCTAAGAAATCATCATTAATAACAACAAAACGAGGTGAGAATACAGAAACATCTTTAGTTCTTACCAAAGCAACTAAATCTCTATACTCAATTTCAGTTTCATCGCCAAAATGGGAAAAGTTATAAATCATCTTTGTCTTCGGGCCTTCAACATTTAATCTGCCTTGAACAAGAGATTTGCACATAATTCCATCATTCTGCTCAAAAACTTTCTTTTTAGGTTCAATCTTTTCTTCAATATTTTTATTTTCAACAACCACATTATTTGAAGTACTCGTGGTTTGTTTTTCCATTTTTCTTTGTGCCATTTTTAATCTCCTTTTCTTCATATTAAGGCGGGGTACTTCCCCGCCCATTAATTATTATATTGTCCACTCACCAAAGTAACGTCCAAGAACACAACCTACACCAAGATTTCTCTGTGCTTCGTATGTCTGAAGATCGCTTGTGTATGCACCCTTCTCGGTAACTTCGAGAATTTCTGTATCACCCTGATCAACAACCTTAATAAACTTACCAGCGTCACCAATTACAGGCATGATAAGTAACTGATTTACAGGGAATGTGTAATCAGACATAGCCTTATCCTTGAATCTTGTAGGAATAGTAACAAGTCTTGTACCCTCGTAAATACCAATGTTGCCAGTATTCATTACAGAATTCTTCTGATCAACGGCTGCCCACTGTACGTCAGCGATTGCACTAATCTTAGAAAGTGCAGCTTTAGTACCCATGATAACTACATCAGAACCATTGTAAGCAGCAACATCCTGAATAATATCATCAAGGTCAGCCTTTACTAGAGTACCATTACCCTTGAATCTTGCTGGAAGCTTGTTGATTGCAACACCAACCTCTGCGTATACCTGATTCTGAATCTCGTTTGCGTATGCCTTTGTAATAGCCTCAATAAGCTTATTCCAATCAACATCACCAACAATATACTTATTGATGTCAGCACCAACCTTAACTACATAACGCTCAGTAGGAATAGTGATCTTCTCACCAGCTCTGAGACGCTGTAAAATGTGATCGTGATGTGAAGTTCCAGCCTTAGCTACTGAAAGAATAGTATCCTGATCCTCAATGTCAAAATCCTGTCTGTCATCGAGACCAATTGTTTTATACTCAACTACCTCGTTGAACCAATCGGACTCCTTGAGACCAACGGGAACAGAAACGTCGATTGTATCCTCTATAATATCAAACCACTCACGGCTGTTATCACGAATTGCTCTACGTACAGCTTTTCTATCAGAAGTATCTGTGATACCCATAACCTTACGAGAGAACTCAAGAATCTTAGCATTAGCCTCTGCCTTTGAGATTATCTTATCTTCCTCGGCATCGTATAATTCCTTACCCAATGCCAAATCCTGCATGAGATTATTCATTGACTCATAATCAGTCTTCATCTCAGCAAATACACTATTAACATGATTAGAAAATGTCTTTCTCATTATTTGTCTTCTCCTTTCGTAAAATTACTGTACAATATACTTACCAGCAGAATACTTAACTGTCTTACCTGCTTGTGCTGTACCTGTGAAAGCATCATCACTAAGAGATATAACATCTCCAAGATGAAGCTCCATACCCTGAGTTACATCGCCCTTAGCATTGTAGAAAAGTGCTTCGTCACGAAGTTCCTTCTCTGGATAAGGACTAATAGGAGAGTTGTATACAAGGAAATACTGTCCATCGAGCTTTGTAAACTCAACATACCAGCCACCCTCAGCACTAGCCTCTCTAATTACTCCTTCTACTTTGTTATCTGCAACAGCAGCCATCTTGTACTGCTCAAATGATACATAGTCGCCCTTAGCTGCAAGCACACCATTATCCTGATTAGCCTGCATAACTAAATTAATTATGTGTCCATACTGTCCCATAGCAGAAGCTACAAACGATGGAAACATAACAATATGATCTGCTTTTTTATTTACGTCTATTGCCATTTTTAAAATCTCCTTTCAATTTTTGTAAAAAAAATAACGCCATATATATGGCGCATTGATAAAATAAATTATTTATTAATCTTCACTTCTTGAAAACGTTCCACCATAACGTGACTTACCTTTACTTGCCTTAGTCTTGTTAATTGGGAGAACTTTCATTGGTGATGTTTTAGTAGAAAACTCTACCTTATTACCTTTAGCATATGCCAAAAGTAATTCATCAGCTTTAGTTTGAACATCTTCAACACTCATACTAAAATGATTTTCTTGTTTAGCAAGTTCCTTGAAAGCATCTAAATTAGAAATCTGAGCATAACAATCAGATTCAAGAATTTCCATTTTCTGTGGTTCTGCCTCGTAAGATGCTAATTTAGACTGAATGAGAGAGTAGTTACTACGCATTTCATTAAGCGCAACAAGCTCTGAGTCGGTAAGATACTCTCTATTAAGATGAACACGTTCACCTTCGAACTTGATATTGTCGCCATCTTTACTATACTTCTGGTCGAAAATCTTATCATCTGACCAACCTTCGTATACAAAATGATCATCATATACTGCAGTAATCCAATACCACTCATTATCTTCGACCTCATAAGGCTCAAGTAAAGCATAAAGACCACTACGAATATCACTATGACTTAACTCAAATGTTTTAGTGAAGTTCTCATTAGTTTCTGGATTTTCCTCGCCATTTTCACCAGAGTTATTTTCTCCGGTTTCTTCGCCATTGTTTTCTCCATTAGTATTTTCAGTAGATTCTCCACTTGTATTTTCGCCACTTGGATTAGTATTTTCGCCAGAGTTGTCACTACCAGTATTAACTTCACCAGAATTATCATCGGTATTAACACTTGTGTTAGTATTAGTATCATCCTGACCTTGATTCTCTCCGGAAGAATCACCTTCTCCCTCAGATACTACTGTTGAATCGTCATCATCAGAACTCTTCTTCTTTTTCTTTGTTTCAAAATGATCCTTAAACAAAGTTTCGAGTTCTTCATCAGAAAGTCCTTCATGCTCAAACGTGATATCTGCTTCAGTTTTGTTATACTTCTTTAAAAGTTTCTCAAACACTGTAGTCGGTTCCTCCTTCCTTGTAGAATTATTTATATTGAAACTATCCAATTTATTATTCATTTCAGATAGCAATTCAATTATTTTTGAATTATCGGAAAATAAACTGTTATTTTTCTGACTAAAATCTGCTAATGTAATATTTGCTCCTTCCATACCGGGATATACTTTATTACCTTCTTCGTCAACGCCAAGAATTGTAACTCCGGAAAAGAAGAAATCTTCTATATTTAAAATATCTGTTTTTGCATTATATGAAAGTTCACGAATTTCAAGTTCTACTGATACGTCACATTTCTGTTCACGTCTCAATATCTCGGCAGCTTTTGTATAACCTTCATAGATATATCCATCAACCACACAATACTTTTTATCATCATATTCTTCGAGTCTTGCATTGCATGATTCTGGCACCGTACCAATAGGTATTTCATCATAAACCAATTCATTATTTTCATTTAAATGCATATTGTGACTATAAAATTGTGGTTCGCCATCAACTTCATGAATAAAACCAAGAATAGGTCTGTTTGAAAAACTCGGCATAGCCTTAATCATTACATCTTCAGCAATAGAAGAGTGGTTTACGTTTTCATCTATATGGCAGCTCATAAGAGTTACGGGCAATAATCCTTCAATGTCTTTATCATTATTTTCATCGAATCTTAATTGTCCGTTAACTTGAACGACTATATTTTGATTTGAATCTTTAGAACTAAAATGAGCAGTTTTGTTAGTTGAGGCAAAATAATTATGCAAATCATTAAGTGAAAGTAGCTTAACTTTTGCCATTTAATATTTTCCTCCTTTCTTCAATATTTAAAAACGAACACTGCTAAATGCTCGCAAATTGAGATTCTCTCTCATTAATCTTTAACGTACTGCGTTGCATATAACATATCCGCAGGACTATTAACCGCAAATGTAATCTTATTTGTGGTCGTATATTTTAGCTTTGCAAAACGCTTTTTGTTATCACTTACTAATGATTCATCGTTAAGATAAAACCACTGTTTACCATTTTGCCCAGCTCTTTTAAATCCCATTGCAGATAATTCTAAAGCAACACCGGGATCTAATGTCATAATAAATTTATCCATATCTTTTTCCTCATTTCATTAAAATAGGAGAGTAGTTAACTACTCTCCAAATATATCAATACAACCATAATTTATATAGTTGTTTCGTTGTTCCATACGCCACCGGACGGGCTGTTTAGAAACGTGTTCAATATGAACTTCAAAACGTTCCGATTATTTGGTTATGAAACAGTGTTTTTATTAAGAATTTCTACTTCTTTCCCCTGACGGACTTAACTCATCATCGTCTACCTGTGGTCTTCCTTTTTCATCGGTACTTCCACTCTGAGTATAACTTGAATTAAGTGGATGATTCATCAATGTAGGTAACTCAAATACTTCATTTTCTAAGTATTCTGAAACCAAAGTAGTTCTTTCTGAAATTCCACATAAAGTTTGTAAGGCTAATCTATCACTAAAAGAATGTTGACATTGTTTTAATAAATTTTCATATAGTTCTTGTTTGGTATAAATAGTACACTTAAAATATTCAACCGTACACGGATCTGATACATCAAACTCAAGCATTCTATTTGTAAATCCTTCTATTTGACCTATTAGTGTAGTAATAGCAAAAGCAGACTCTGATTTTAACCAAGCATTAAAAGCTGCGGTAGAAGTAATTTTATTAGAATTAATTACCGCACCGCCACCAGAAGTGGCCAACAATGTGTCTTGATTTTGTTGTAACCTTTGAATATCTTTGTCTGCTGCAGAAGTAGAAAAATCAATAACATTATCATTTGTCAATTCTCCGGGTATAGGAGCAGCCGCCGCATAATCTGGCAAAGCTTCGGTAAACTTTTCATAATACTTAATTAACAAATCTGGACTAATAGCAAACTGATCGGCATCTTTTGCTGAGTTTAACACTGGCATGGGAACCGCTATTAATCTATATACCGCTTGGTCGTCAAGTATTGCCTGAATATCTTCCGCATCGCCTAATGCTGATAATGATTGAAGAAGTGGAATAAACGGAACAATTATATGATTTAAGTCTTCAATTCTAAATTTAAAACAAGCAGCATATTCATCTGGCATCATGATCCATTTTTCGCCAGTTCTGTCATATTCATTAACTATATCTATTAAAGGGCTTCCTAATAATTCAGCCTGAGTTCGTCTATTACCCCTTGCCCATTTTGAAGCATCTACGGCATATGCTAAATCTCCAGATTCATAACGCCCCATTATTCTACATTCTGAAGGATTTAATATATAAAAGAAAGACGATTTTTCTCCTTTAAAAAATATTGAATAACATACATCTTCAAGATAACAATGAATTGCAAGTTCTGGGAAATTGGTGGCAATCCGGTATCTTTCCAATGCATTTAGATTCTCAAAATAACTCTTTTTGATTTTCTTAACATTGTTATTTTTTGTTAAATCAATATTAGGGGTTACTTTACGACAATCAAGCGACCACATGTCTGCATACCAATTAATCAATCTGAAGAATATTTGCGACCTATAATAAAAATATCGTGCAGCCTCTTGTAATCTACTTTCATTAGACTGAGGATTTTGTACAATTGTTCGTAAAGTTTCTCTATCATATCTACTTGTATTAGTAGTTGTTGTAGCATTTTTAATATCACTCATTTGTTTTAAAGCAGTACTTGCTTTTTCGAATAAAGCCAATTGTTTTTGTTTATCTAATTCATATTGTTTCTGAATTGTTTTTATTTCTTCAGAAGTACGACTATTGTGTTTTTCTACATTTGAGACGCTTATTGCGTCAGGTGTTTTTTTTGTCGCCATTATAATAGCGTCTCCTTTCTATTTTCTTTTACGTATTTGCGATGCAAGTTTTTCAAGTAAGTCGGAAGAATCTTGTTTAGGTCTTTGTAATAATAATTTTCTACGTTCTTCCATTAAGGCCCAGCCGAGCATACAACATGTATAAGCTCTATCGTCGTGCATCTTATTTGCTTTTTCTGGGGTTAACTCAAAAGAGTCCTTGCCGGACTCTCTTTTTTTTCTAACCATATTCACAAGTTCTTCTTTTGTAGCATCAATATTTCCAAGAGCAATTTTGTCTTTCCAATCAAGTTTAATTGTTTTTGTATTAACTGATTGTATTTTACTCAATTCTTCTTGTAACTTAACCTCAAATTCTTTTTCATTAAGTTTTAGTTTGCGTAATTCTTCCGAAATACGTTCACGTTCTTTTGATAATTTTTTTTGGTCAATATCAAAAACCGTTAAGTAATCTTTGTTATCAAACGTTGCAGTAAATCCTATCTTATCTTGATTAAGCATTTCTATTAAAGCTTCATACATCATGGATTTAAATTTTGCCGGCTCCATTAAATGGATTTTGTCAACTGCATTTGGAAACTGTGCCACATAATCAGAGGAATATTCTTTATCAATTAATCCTCTGTGTACTATTCCATCGGCTGTTTCCCAATCAGGCATTAAGTAATCAGCTATATTTACGCCACCACCACCAGTACCAGCATCAATCCAAATTCCAACAATGTTTTCATATCCATCAGCACCTGCATTATAATCTAATATCATTTGCTTTAAATATTCAATCTGGTCTGGTGTACGCATAGGGCTTTTTATTTTTTTACCTACATCAAGAAGATTTACTCCGTTTACAATTTTTGCACGTTTATCAATACTCCCATCTACTTGAATATAATCATAAAATTCTGCAACCAATATAAATGAATTATCTACTTTACGTGCAGGATCATAAAATAATGCATATTTTTTGTTACCAGTTTCATTACAATGAACCGGTTTGCGTGTTTCTTCATTTCTTGTGATTACACCACGTTTAACAATTGCATCCGAGCCAGCTTCTGTGGTAAATTGACAATAATATTCACGTCTAGCTTTTTCTGGATTTGTTCTCATTTCCGATTCAACAGTGGAGCGAGAAAGTAGTGGCGCAATAACCTTACCATGAAGCGTAGGTTTAAAAGCTATTTCACAATCTATATGTAGTACACAATAATCGGGATCTCCCATAATCTGTCTTTTAGACCAATCCCTATATAATGCATAATATTTAGTATCAGTTGTTGATGCTGAACTAATTAAGAATTTTTGATTAGGTATATTTGTAGCAAAAGTTCTTTGACGTATAGGATCAATAGATTTACCACTTGAATCTTTACCGGTTTTAAAACTCTTATTAACAATAGCAAAAGCAGAATATACGTTGATCATTTCTTCCGATAAAAACGCCGATTCATCAAAAATTATTGATCCTCTCGCACCTCTTCTTGAATCTATGTTGCTATTTAAGGTTTTTGTTGTAGAGCCATTATATGTTGTATATGTAAAACCATTTGGGTTATGACTAAAGCCATCACCACTTGCACTAGGAATTACAATTTCATCTTTAAATAATCTTCCAGTTGAACCCTGAAATTCATCAATATTATCATTTGCTAATTTTTCCAATGTCATAAAAGTTTGTTGTGCTTGATCTCCTGATCCACTTGCTATATAACACCAATAATTACAAAACAAACTGTCTTTAGACATTAAAATAACATCAAGTGTTGTAGATTTTCCTATTCCACGACTTGCAGTAACAAGAACATTTGGACAATTCCATGCTCGTTGTATAATTAGTGCTTGACAATCTAACATCTCAATGTTATACATTAAATCTATCCATTTTAAAGGATTACATTGAAAGTATTTTTGCATTTTTGATATTTCTATTAATGATTCAATTTTTCTAGTAGACATAGGATAATCTATCGGTTTTACAAAAATACCATAATCTTTATAAAAATCTTTATCATATGGTAAATCCATATCATTCGGAAGAAGTATCTTGCTCATCAATATCTTCCTCCTCTTCGATATTGCCAAAGATAGAATATAATTCTTCTAAGTTTTTATATTCTATATTTGAATTTAATTCATTTTCTTCTAGGAAATCTTTTAAATCCAAGTTTTCTCGTAACAATATTCTATTTATTTCTTTGTATTGGTCTCTTTCTTGTCTTAGTTCTTGATTAACAACTCTCATTTCAGCAACCATATCCGACCACTCGGATTCATCAAGAGCAAGCTGTTTCATAATAGAAGCATCACTAATTTCTTGAACTTGTTGCATTCCACGACAAGTAGCAATATCAAATCCATTAACTTCAGAACCACGTAAATTTAAATCTTTAATTTTCTTTAATTTACCAGTCCACGTATTTTCCCCTCTAATTGAATTTTTGCTATTTTTTAAAGATATACAACTTTGTTCAGCTAATTTTGTAACATTAACTGTTATATTTTTCTTCATTTCTTGAAGTGCCTTAACTGTAGCAATATTCTTTTCAGCATTTCTAGGATCCTGTACCAAATCAGCAATCATATCATCTATTTGATTTATTTGTAAAAAACCTCGAACAATACTAATAATAGATGAGGTTCTCATCATATCATCATTTCCACTTTCATCAGAATCTAAAAAACCAATTAATTGAGAATATAAAAATGGCTGATCGGCTAATTTTTCTCTTTCAAAAGGAAGGTATCCTAATAAACGCAACACATCGTCTTTATTCTTTTCAAACTGTTCTAATATTTCCTGATCTTTAGGTAATGAATCTTCAGCCATATCTTCAATGCTAAACATTCCACCAGTATAATTATCTGACTGCCTATATGTGAGAGTATAATATTGTGGCATTGCTGCATTTTTAATATAACTCGCCCATACATTTGATTTATTTTTCCCATTAGATTGATTTGCTGCTTCTAATAATGACGCATCCCAAATTGAATCAAGCATTGGTTTATTAAGAAAATAACAAGCATCGTCAACTGTCTTTTTTGTTGGTTGTTGTCTAACACCCTTAACAGTTGGAGTTGCAATTTCATTTGCACAATCTTTACAACCATCAGTAATACCTGATTTACAATTTGGAGCAGTAGAAGCGTAGAAACTTTGCTTTTTCTTAGGTTTACCACAATGTTGACAAGTAAAATATTCACTACCAACACCAAGAATTTCCAAACACTTTAATTGATCTTTTGATTCTAATTTATCAAAATCAACTTTAATGTTATTAATTATTTTATCAATTTCTTTTAGAGTAGTGGTTTTGTCGCTACTCGTATTTGTTGTGGCACCTTTTTTTGTTAAACTGCGTGTAGCCACAATTTCACCTCTTTCCTTTTATTCATAATAGTGGACGCACCGGATTCGAACCGGACTTTGTTCCTTACGCCCAATAGACATGATGCCTTATAACATTTTCAACCCTTGATTATTAAATTGCTGTTAGCATCACAAAAAAAACATGACTCAAAAAAAATCAAGAGCAACAATATCACGTATAGTCGTGATTTTGTTAGTTACTCCTTACAAAAAATAGCAGAAGCTGTTTTTTCAATCTTTAATGTTGTTAATTTAATTAAATAAATTGCTGTTTGAGTCACAAAAAAATTACTCCCGGACGGAGTATATTCACAAAAATATCCCGGTGTGCAGTTTCAATCACACGAAGCCTTGTTGGATTGCGTAGGCTTTATTGATTTATCAGGGAACTTCCCCGCTGTGTTCACCACACAGACGTTCCAACGTACAGGTCACTATTGTCTTATCAACTTTTAATGCTTGTTTACAGGATATTAATTATTTCTTATATGTTTTAGCTTTGGCTAAACAATCTTTGCCAAATAATCCATCTTGTGTTAGCTTAACAAGTTTCTGAAATGACTTAACTGCTGCAATAGTTTTATCACCAGCTTCGCCGTCCACTGTAAGTTTTGTATTAACTGCCCAATTCAAAAACTTCTGTAAGTTTTTAACCTGAGCGCCAGTGTCACCCTTTTTAAAATATCCACGAGATGGGAGAGTAGGGAATGTTCCGGAATAAGTTTTCTTAACCGTAGTTGTACTTGATGTTGTGTTTCCGCCATAAGCCTTTACTACTTTATCTTTAAACTTTTTCCAGTCAGCCTCTTTCATTAAATAAGCCGGGCAATGTTTACCATTAACATCAAAATGTCTATAAACACAATCTGGCTTAAGATTATATTTCTTTAACAAACTTACAATTAAATCAACTGTATTATTCATTGTAGTTTCAGTTGCCTTAATTGTTCCATCTTTTTTTGTATCGCACATTTCTATACTAATTGAATTACTATTAGTAATCTTGCCATACATTTTGCCGCCACCGGTTTGTGGACAATCAGCCCATCTTGAACCACCAACAGACCATGCTACACACGTATCCTTAACGGATCTAGTAATACTGTCGTCATCTACAAAATAATGTGCCGAAGCATTTCTGTTTGCAGTTTGAAAATATTTAGCATTACTTTCATCATGATCTCCATCATTAGCGGTATAGTGTACAACAATGTATTTAATAGAACTTGTGCTTCTTGTAGCACCATAGTTAGAAGAGTGCGCTAATGCTTCTTTTATTGAAACCATATTATCACCTCAATTAAGTTTCATTGTGTATTCGCAAACCTTTCCTTTATCCTTCTCGAAAATTATTAACTTACCAGAAGCATTGGAGGTCTTTTGCAATTTCAATGAGTAAGGATCAAAACCAATAATTGATCCCATGTTTAATACTTCTTTATTAACTCCAATTTCTTCAATTTTATTATGATGTAAATGCCCGGCGATAAGATAGTCAATAGGAGTGCTATATATATCAGAAAAATTTTTGATAGCATTTTCCATATTTTTGACTTCACCATGAATACCCATAACATTATATCCGGCCAATTCAGCAAAGTTATAACCAGTAGGATTTTCTATAAACTCAAAATTTGGATTGTTAGCAAGTCTAATTTTGATAAACTCGGCTAATATTTTTTCCATATTTTCGTCTTCAAAAGTACCTTTTGGTTGACCTATCATACGCAATTCCGTATGATTACCTGCGGTTTGCTGGTATATAATACGTGTGTATTTAGACAATTCATTCAACCAGTTACTAATAAACTCTGCATACTTAATAGTTCCGTCAACCACACCGTACTTAAGTTTCATTAACTGACTCACACGAAGTATTCCATCAGAAAAATCCCCCATCGAAAATATATGAAGAACGGAAATCTTTTCTTTTTTAATAATTTCAATAGTCTGATTTAACAAATCTAACATACGTTCTTCAAAAATCTTTGGATTATAACGATTAAGAATTTCGCCTTTGAGTCCTTTAATTTCAAACTCCGCACCATAATGTTCGTCACCAAACACTAACAAATAATCTTTTTTATTCTGTTCGGGTTTAATATATTTTGGTATTTTAATTTCAGACATGTTTTTAATACTGTTGGTTATTTTCTCAAGAATTAGTTCGTCTCTGGCTTCTTGACGCAACCAACGGTTATATTCAACTTTCTCTGTCTGTAATTTCATACGCTCTTTAGTAAGATCACGAGTCTTTCTGTTTAATTCACGAATGAACTCGTCTGATTCCATTTGACTAAACACATCATCATACATAGCCTTAGCCATTTGATATCTCTTTCGGTATGCTGAATCACCAAGATAATTTTCTTCATCATCACCATATATACCCTTGTTGAGATAATAGGCTAATTCGCTCCATGTAAGGTTAATTACGCCAGTATCTTTTGCAAATGCAAGTCGCCAAATAAATTGGTTTTCATTTTCTTGCGGTTCTCTATTAAAATTAATATTAATCACCGCCCATTCGTATATCTTGAAACGTCAATTCCAATTTTCTTTGCAACATTCCAAGTCTTGCTACAATCGGTCACATAGTAGTGCCGCTTGTGATATGTGCAATGAACTAAATCAGGTATAATCTGATTAAGTTTTTTACCATCGTTTTTCGTTACTTCGATTATAATAATCATTCCTTTCGTTCATAAATTTCTCAAGTTAGAGAGTAGCGGAGACAGGAATTGAACCTGCTACCTTCGGGGCATGAACCCGTTATGCATCCGTTACACTTCTCCGCAATATATATAAAAAAAATACCCCCTGTCTCACTGCTGAGACAAGAGGTACAATATAGGAAGGTATCATTCGTTAATAAGCATCTTAATACTATTTGAAAACTTTGCCTTAACCCCATTTCTTGCTGGCACCTTTATTGTACCACCGGTAGCTGGATTTCGTCTTACACAAGCTTTCTTATGAGTAGGCTCTATTGATAACCAACGGAATAACTTCGTAGCGTTATCATTTACTAAATTAGTTTCTACCTCTGTCTGAATAGCACTTAAAACTTCTTTAATATCTTGCTGGCGAAAGCCAGTCTTCTTTGCAACACTCTTAATAAAATCTGCATTTGAAATCTTATTCATAACTTATTTGTATCTCCTTTTCTTCATCATTTATAGCATCTATATATGCAAGCTGCGCTGATACACAACATGCCATATCTACTAATTTTCGTAATTCTTTTGTATCAGATTCATTTATCTCGATTAATCCAGTTAATCTAGTTAGAATCTTTTCCATACATTCTTGATTTTTACTCATAATTACTCATTAAACAAAGTGTCGGCTATAGCAGCACTCTTACCATATAGTAATTTAGTATATGGATCATATGCTACAACCTGTTCGCCTGCTTTGTTATAAAACTCTTTTTTCTTACCTTTACATTCTTCATTGTTACAAACTAATACATTTGTATTTTCAACATATGTAAGCACTTGATGACAATAAGGGCATGTCCCTAAGAACTTTTTCTGCTGAGATTTTAATTTCGACTTATCATTAGTTTTTCTTGTAAAAGGCTTTAATCCAATATCTTTGGCAATGTCCTTGAACGAGTGATAAGTCTTTCCTTCAGGAATATTTAACAATTTCCTCACTCCTTTTTATTCATTAATTCGTGTTGTTATCCATTTGTTAGGATTATATTTAACACGTTTTTTAGCTGGTATTGTACGATACATTCCAGTATTGATGTCTTTTATACTACGTGCTTGATATTCTTTTACCTTGAAAGAGCCAAGTTTTGGTATTGTAACTCTTTTGCCGTCAATTAAATCCTGAGCAACGCCATCTAAAACATCGTCTACTATTTCTTTAGCCTTATTGGTTGATATATTATATTTAGTTGATACTTCGTCTATATAACAACTAAATTGTTTGTCGTAATTTTTGCTATTTATATTATCGCCTTCTTCCTCATATTATCAGCTTGTGTTTCGGAATCATGCCGCATTTACCGCACGATTCCGAAAATATTGCTATTGTAGTCTAATTTTAAAGCATTTTTTGAACGTTTTTGGGTTAATATCGTACAATATTTTGAGTAAAATGGAACGATTTTTACTAAGTCTTGTATCTATTACATCTTTTTTACCCTTGATATTTGGCGTAATTATAAGTGCCCTATTAATTAACCAACTCATCATTCCTATATATTTTTCAGGCATTGTAATTCTTTTAAGTTCGTTTATTAAATCATCATAATCACTTCTTAATAATAAATACTGAGAATGGTCATTAGGATCTTCCATATTAAAATTCATTATCTCCAATGAATAGTTTTCAATTAATTTTTCTATCTTATATGATTTATGTTTAGTAAGCTTATTTTCATGCGGTATGAAAAACTCTTTCATTGGTATTGTTTCAGTATTTGGCATTCGTTTATTTTTAATGTTATATACATGATTCATAGGGCAATCTATATTAGGATTTATCTTTGAACGCAAGTCTGGTCGTATACCGGCAAAAAATGCTGGATAACCAATTGACCTAACATTCATTTCGGTTTTTATACGCTGAATCTCTGAACGTACATCTACGTCGTATGACCTTTTCGCATTATCAATTGCACATTGAGCTAAAACAGCTAGTATTGCAATATAGTTGTCATATTTTTTACCGAAGTCATTATATGTATAACTTAATCCTATTTGTGCTACATTAGATGATTCTCCAATATCTAATTGAGCAGCCGCAAGGTTATTATCAATTTTTGCAAAACTTATTAATTCATTGGAATAAATATTTTTTTCCATTGGGATATTATTAACAACAGTAGGGTAGTTAACGTAACAATATTTAGCACGTTCTACTATTAATGGTTGGTTAGTAACGTAAAGTGCATCTGAATCTGCATCGCTACCATTGTTTCTATCTTGAAATGGTGTGTTAATTCCATTTGTTGCTATGATTTGTGTTCCAAAATTAAAATATTTATCAAAATAATCATGATAATGGTTATGTAAATATCCTAAATTATTACATGAGTTAAATGGACTCCTGAACTCTGCCAAATATTCTCCGTCATCAAACCTAGCCGTCCAGCATTGAATACAGCCATCTTCATGCTTGAATGTAGGATCATCTAAAGCGTTTTCTCCCACCGAATGCATTAACATTCCGTAAGGATTGCCTACGATTACCAAATTATCACCATTCTGAATAATTCTACCCTGTTTAACATTTCTTTGAACGTAATTACCAATTAATTGTTGTCTTCGTTCTACAAAATACTCGCTTCTAACAAAGTCTGGATTTTGCTCAACTAATGTTAACAATACTTCACAATCATTCATGAAATTTGCATTACGCCTTAAAAACTCAAAATACGTTTCATCATCAGTTTTGAGTTTATATATATATTCTCTTGTCTCGGCAATTACATCATCAATAGTGTTTATGTCCAACGAGTTAACCATTTGATAACTCATTCGCTGAACATCCCCTAGTTTACTTTTGTGTGCAGTTTTAACAATTCCGAATATTGCACCGTTGTCCCATACCTTTTCACACCAATAGTCATATGAGACATCAAACTTAATCCATTTTATAGCATTTTCGGTAGTTATTAACTTAATATCTTTTGCGTAATGTTCATTACCCCACATATCTGTCACTTTAGCGGTTTCATAATTATCACCGAAGTAGTCTTTAAAATATTTTTGTATCTTAGTATGAAATGCTGCAGCTTTGAAGAAATGTTGACGTAATAATACGTATCCATTGCCCCATTCAGGGAATATACTCTCATCGATAAGTGCTTGTCCGTCAAATAATACATTCTTAACCTTATAATTTTCACGTAATACTGCGTGACATTGTTTGTTCTCATCTGTTTCAATACTAATAACGTCCGTATTGAAAAACGAATCAACGTCTTTTAGTATTAATATATTCTCTGGCTCTATCTTTACACGCCCCTCAATAGTAGAAGTTATGAGAGAAGAGTAGGCCCCGATCTCAACAATTGGAGCATTCCTCTTCGGTAATTTTAACCCCATCCATAAAAAGTTATGCGCACGTTTATATAGACTTGATTTAATAAACATACACGTTCCTTTTTTTGCCTTACCGGGTGTGCGGTACAACATTTTATAATGAATAGTATCATAACCGGTTACTTCTCCGGTTTTATTAAACTTCGGATATTTAATATCCACGCCATTAACGTAGAATATCTCTCGTAACTCGGTCTTTGATTTTCTGTCAAACATATCTTTGTTGTTTTCTAATTCACGTTTGCGTCTTGCGATCTCACGTTTAGTATATTCAACTTTAGCAATCTGTTCCTTATGACCATGAGATTTTACACGTTTTCTCTCGATTCTGTTTTTCTTAACGGCTTTATTAAGTTTGGTTAAAGCTTGTTCGTAACTATCCGAACCATAGTCAAACTGGATACAAATAACATCTCGTGTAAACCCATTTTTTGAAACTCGCAAACCATTGTTTTGCAGATAATCCAAAAATAAACTATTTGTTAACATAGCGGGGGTAGTATGGTATTTTTCTCTAACACCTAAATTAGTATCCCATATACTACCGGCCTGAAAGTTAGCAATCTTAACTCCGTATTCAGACAATTAATAATCATCTCCTTTAGTGTCAATTTTTACTATTATGCTGGACGAATGAAGTTGTCCTCATCACAACATTCATAATCATGTTGTGGTTGTGAACATAATAAATCTAATAATACATCTGCTTCGTCATTATGTTTAATAGCGGTAATAATACGTTCAACCCCATAAAAACAAATGATTAATAGTGCTGCAAAATAAATCATATTTGCAGTACTTGATAAAATTAGTGTCATAAATGCTGTCATAATTTAGGCCTCCTTAATAATTTTTCTTTTTTTGTCACATCTATGTTTTGAAATATCAAACTGTTCAATAATTGCATTAAGTTGTGATATATCATTACCTCTATAAAACAATCTAGGATTAATAATATATTGGGTTTGACCAACTGATTCAAACCTACATAATACCGGTTCACCCTTAATAAATAATTTTTCCAATTTATTCATGATTTTACGTCCATAATCAGATTTTGGTCTTAAAATGGCTCTAATTTCATTCATATTTAATGGGATAATTTCATCAGGGTGAACGTCTTCAATATTCCAACACAAAACATTATTGCTGATATTTATATATGGTACGAGTTTTAATATCTCTCCAATAACACTGTGTTCACGAGGATCTGAATTCTTATATAAATCTCTAATAGCTCTATTAAAAGTTCTTATACTATTTTTCTTAAATGTAGTAGAATCAAGATTCATAGAATAATATTCAGAATTAATTTTATAAAAATCATTTTGTTTGTATATTAATTTATAGTCTTCCATTGTTTTTACAAATTTAATTACACTCGATTTAGTTCGATCAAATATAAAAATAAAATCTGAATATTTAGAACATCTTTGATTATTATATGTTAATATGTACCCACTTTTATCCCCATATGTACACAAGTATAAAAAACGAAAAGCAGTAGCAGTATCTTCATTCAATAGTTCTAATAATTTATCATAACGGTAGAAATAAAAATTCCCAAGTTCTTTACCTATGATATTAAAAAGATCTCTTCTTAAATGGAAAGCTTTGATATCTTCCTCTCTTTTTTTTATATCATCTCCAGTTATAATACCTCTTACATCATCTTTGAATTCTCCAGTTGTTTCGTTGAACCATCTGTCGCCTTTAAAATTTTCTTCAGTCAATTAATTTTACCTCCAATTTTTTTTGCTATAAAATAAGGGATTTTTAACACCGCTGGACATTCTGTGTACTTTTGACCTTTTTTCTGGACATTCTGTGTACCTATTTCATCTCCGATTTTCGCCATAAACTATGGCTTTTTTGGCGATTTGAGCGAAAGTACCCTATGTATATATATGTGGGAATGCGGGTTTGCGGGCTTGATGTCAATTTTTATTACTTTCTAAAACAATAACTGATTTCCCTAATGTAATATTATCACATAATATACATTAAGTCAACAATTTTCACTATTATGTATACACGAAACCTTTAGGTTGAGTGTAAATTTGGTATGTATAATATAATAATAGGAGAAACAGTAAATTACTGTCTCTCCTAATGTTGAGATCTTTATTCCGTCAGTAATAAATTACTTCCGGAATATTTGTAAACTTAAATATGAATTATCTCTTTCGTATTCGTATATATCTTCGAGTTCATTGTAGGTTAAGTCTTTAATACTTAATACGATCTCTGTATTTCCCGTCATAATCTGTAGTTTATCGTTATTCTCTAATATTCTAATGTTATTCAAGCTAATTACGTCAGTTAGAGTAAATAGATTATCCAATGTAATAGTTATTATTACATATTCACTATCTTGAAGTTTATTGATCAAATAAATACGCCTCCTCATTAGCTGTTCAACAAAACACTTGTTCGAAATTCCTTAATGATATAATACAACTAATAAAGGTCAAAATCAACAATCAAAATTTAACATTTTTACGTTGATTAAACCCTGTGTTCTTTATATATTAAGGGTGTTGAACAATGTTTACAAATTTGTTTAAGGGGTTACGTTTACGATTTGTAGATTATCCCAGTTAGAAAAGAATATATTGCACAACCAGAACGATTGTGATATAATGCCATACAAAAGAAGAATTCTTTCTTCTTGGGATCGGGTGAGTGTGTTGGTCGCCAAACTTAACACATTCACTCTTTTTTTATCTTTAGAATTATCTCGTCTGTATTGTTCGACATCTGAACGTTAATTCCGAGATTTCTATTAGTAATATCTTCTTTAGTAGTAGCTTCAATATTGTTAAAAAGAATATCATGTGGTGTCATACCGGTAATGTTACAAGCTTCTTTTAACAATTTCTTTTCGGTTGGTGTAATTCTTATGCCTATCGTGAGAGTTCTAGGCTCGTCTAATGGTGGACGGCCTCTCTTATTGGCAGACATTTTAATCATCTCCCTTCTTAAGTTCTAAATTGAGTATACGATTCATCAAATCAAAAGTCAACTGTTTTTTGTTAAACAATGAAAATTTGACCATAATTCGTTATTTTTTTATATATAGTATATCAAAATAGGTAATTACTGTTAACAATAATTGCCTATTTTTTTGTGTTTTACGATAGATGTGACGATTACGGAGAGAATGAGTGGAAATCTTTAAAAATGCTTGTTTTATGGGGTGAAATTTTGGTTAGTGTGTGGGTGAAGTAGCTAAAGACCTGAGCCGGTTATAATCGTTGTTTTTTGCGGAAACCACCCCCGTAAACCCTTATAAAATGGGTATTTCTAAAGGTTTTAGTAACTTGTATCCAGTGTGGTATTCTATGTATAGCAACAACAAAATATCGTTGTTGTGCCTAGTATGTAGGGCGGTTATACATACTGTCAGTTGTTACACAAACAACAGGTAGTGGCTTATCACTTGAAAGAAACTTGTTAACTTACGGCGTTGTTGTAGTCGTACACCTTCGAAGCGTTTGAAGGTCACATACTATTTGATTTTTTGAGTAGTCGGCGGTGTGCCCGCTTATGTTGGCTGGAGGCGTGGAAGTAAAAGGACACTGTAAACTCCGTTGCATAGAGTCAACGGCAAGAGCACCCGCAAATAGATATCAACGTAGGGGCGTGGCGTGGGACACCGCAAAACGTACTTGAAACTGATTAAGGTAATGCGAAGGGCTCCAACTCTGATAAGGTCGGAGAAAAAAGGTTGCAGAAACCTCATAAGTTACGATTGCAACATTTATCCAATCATGTATTGATGTTAGTGCTGGATGGTGCTTGTTGGTATTGGATAATACCACATTGATACAACTTGTTGCAAGGTCGGCGAAATGTTGTGAAAGACACGAGGGACAAACTGGAGAATGTCACAGGCTCGGGCGTTATCATTTATAATAGATTGGGATTATTGATAACAGCATGACACACAACGATTTTTTAGGCGTGTTGTTTTTGGGATTAGCCGTTCAAATCGGCACACGCCATTTATTATGGTTATGCTTTACCCATTAAAAAGCACTTGCCAATATTGGCAATAATAGGAGGTAGCATTATGTTAAAAACTAATTTATTCAATCATGTAGCAGATGACAAGATGCAGATGTTCGCACTTGCTGTAAAATGCGAGGCTTGTGACATGACCGTAACACTTAACAGCGAAAAAGTAGCAAAACTCGAAAGAAGACTATCAAAAGAGGAGAACGAAAAAATCAAAGAGGGCATCAAGGCTGAGATTGATATAATCACCGCCGAGAATGACAAAATGCAGCAATTTATCGACAACATAGCGGATGAGGTGGCTCCTGTTTATGATGAAGTTGATATTAAGTTGCTCCGTGTTTTGGCTTGCGTTGACAATTCAAAACTCGAAAAGTACGCTATTGAATGGACAGATGCAGATTCTGAGGCGTTGTATAATGCTATGTGCAACAAACATGATGTAGACTTTGACAAGGTGGATTCTGCCAACTTCAAAAAATCTAATGATTTACTCGAAAAGATTGTACGCCTCAACTGCACAATCGAGGAATCAGAATACAATCAGAGAATCAACATCAGATTAACAAATAACGACCTTCGCATGATTGATGAGGCGTGGGTTCGTGGTTTCAGAAATAAATACAAGTCAATCAAGGACACCGACGACAAGGAGTACAAAGAAACAACTGCGAACTACCTCGTACGTCGCAAGGGTTCCGCTAAAAAGGGCTATACTTACGACTGGAGCAACTTTAATGCACTTATTGTAAAAATTATGATTGCAAAGATTGCAAATATCTAATATCTAAGTTATCCATAGTTTGAAGGGTGTAGAAATAGGTCTACACCCTTTTATAGTGTGGATAATTCCACGATTGCCGGGGCATAACCCTGAGTAAGTACGGATTGCATTGTGTATTATTGCGTGGTGTAGTCTGCGAACACTTAAAACGGCAAGGGGCGGAAGGGCACAACTTTATAATAAGGTTGTGCCTTTTATAGTGTTTACCACAACACAATGATATTACTAGGAGGTGTATTATATGAAGTTTAAAGTTACATTTTTTAATCCACAAAATTATAATGTTCGTAACTATTTTTATAACTTTGTATGGGATGGCATAAATCATGGATGGCGTGACAAAAAAACTGGGCTTATTTATAAATGTAACATTGAGAGTCTTGTAAATAAGTGGACAGATTATTTGCGTATGGATGGTGAATATATAACCATCCGCAAAATTAAAGAGGCTTAATATTTACAGCTATGACACATTATGTCTTATAGTGTGTCTTATGGTGTAAATAATTACACTAAAAAATATTCTAGGAGGTGTATTATTATGACACAAGAACAATTCAATAGGTTTATTCTGGGTATCCAGTTGGGATACATGGACATTATCGACGGCAGAGAATACCTGATGAAAATGTACCCTTCTTGGGTATTAAAATATGATGAAATATTTTAGGAAGGAGGCGAGGAAGAATGAAACACGCTATAATAAGATACCATGAAAGAACTACGGGCTTTGCATTGTCAAAATCCGTAGACGTGCCGGTGGAACACGTATTCCGCACGGTGCAGAACTTGAAGAACGAGGGCAACATAATCAAGTCCATCGTTTATGTGAGAGGGGGTATATTGTAATGTCACAAAGTTTTAGGCTCTACAGACAAGACGCAAGAGTCGCAACCCGTCAATTATTGGCACACAAAGGGGAGGCGACAGTGCGATACTTCATAAGTAAAATAAACTCCGCAAAAACGGAGGCACAAGTTTGTATGGTAATGACAGAAGTACGTCATGCTATATAATCGTAAAAATTGCCATTGACAAGTATGCACTAATATGATAAAAATTGACAAGGAGGTGTATTGCGTGAAAAAGGCAATCGGAAATATAGGAATGATACTGTCACTAATCATAATAATATGGCTAGTTGCATCAATTATTGACGTAGACAGACATAATATAGGATTTGGTGACGGAACGGAAACGTATGCGACATGGAACGCATTTAATCTAATAGAGGAGGTGTATCCATGCAATTAGAAGAACTATTATGGCTAGTAAACGAAAACACAATAGTGCAGATATATTCTGCGGAAAGTAACGATTTACTAGCAGAGTATGACGGAAAGGAAAGCATTCCGGAAATATACAACGGAAACGAGGTAACTGATATTTTCACAAACGGAAACGTATTGTGCATTGAAATAGAAACGGAGGTGGCGTAATTGAGCAAGTCAACTATCATATCAGAACTACCCGACAAATTATTCTGTAAGGTATATCAGGCACTGAAAAATACAAATCTTACAGAAGAAGGGATTGCCATTGCGTTAAACGGAACGCTTGGCGACCTAGAGGATATTATTGATATAAATGATGTGCTGGAATAGTAAAAATTGAGGGAGGCTATAATCATGAGAAAATTATTTTTAACACTTGCAATCTGTATGTGTATAAGCACAACTGCACAAGCGAAAATTATTACGCCGAAGGACTTGTGTAGTAAAGCAAAGGAAACCTGTTTTAATAACCACAACTCAACCGATGTGTGCGGTCAGATAACGAAAATCAAAAAGGGAAAGAAGGGAAAACGCACAATCTATGTTACATGCTACGGAGATATTCCACAATATGACGGGCATATTTACACAATCACTCTCACAAAGGGAGAGTACAACGACTGGGTAAAGGAGCAAGGCAAAGTACGCAAGGGAGATGATGTCGTTATATGGCTTTACAAAATGGAAACAAAGAAAGTAACTGACGACGTAGTTTTGAATATAAGAAAGTGAGGTATGTGTAATGGAAATCACAATACGCAATATAACAAAGGATAATGATGTAAGTATCAATCTGCCAATGGAAACGGAAAAATTAACAAATCTTTTAGGTAATGACGAGTGGATAATTATAGATTGTCCGGCTGACTGTTCATATATGGGATCATATGCAGAGTTAACCGATATTATGAAGCTAAACGAAATCGTAAGATTGTATCACATTGTTTTTATTGACGAATATGCAGATGATATGTTGCAGATGTTATGTAAAACATATTATCTAAACGAAGTCGAAAACCCATGCGACGTTATAATTATCGACTTTGACGCTGAAACAGAAACGTGGGGCTGTGGCAACGGAGTTCCATTCACCGATGAATGGAAGGGATTGTTATTATTTACATTGGGTTTAGCAGCATTGCCATTCCCATATACAAGCGAAATGGAAGATTGGATTAATTGGGAGATGTTGTGGAATCAGGCAGAAACAGAAGGTTGGCGTGAAGTTTATTACAATGGAAATCATTATATTGTTCACAATTAAAGGGAGGTATGAATCATGGAATACACAAAGGAAATTAAAGCAGATGGTGAATGGCGAACATACACCGACACCAACGCAAAAGAAGAAAGTCTGATTGTTAATATCAGGAAGATAGAGTGTAACTTAAAAGACAAGAAAAGTCTTATGAACTTATGGAAGAAGGCAGGTTATATCACAGAAGTAATACCCAACTATTGGAGTATTGACACTTATGTTAATGACATCAACGGAAATTGCAGAAGAGCATATGATCCGACAATTATAGATTATAAGCAGTTTGACAGCAAGGGAGATGTAGTACAAAACAGATTGGTTATCAATTTTAATTGGTTGCTTGAGGCAACGGAAGAGAATTATGAAAAGCTAATGGCAGAAGTAGAACGTAGATTTATGGAAATGATTCCAACGGAAAAGAAAAGGGAGGTAGCATAATATGTATAAGACAAGGGAAGAACTACGTAAGGCACACGAAAAGGAAATCAATGATTTCCCGATAGTATGGGCTTTCAGTAATGAACAGTTTGAAGAAGGCATAAGGGAAAAGTATGGTCTTAATGCTAAGAAAAAGGCAGACTTGAAAAAATTATGCTCAATAGGTATGGGCGGATATATGCTCAAAACAGACGTAAAACCATACCTTGAAATGTTAAAACGTCACTCAAGGGAACTCAAAGAGTTTAACTCAGATTTCAAACGACTTGTAGAGGAAATTAAGTATGAAATGTGGAATCATGAGTATTCATACTGTCCATATGAGGTAGAAGAAGAAGTAAGGGAAGCACTTGGCATATACCACGACAATCCAAGATTTGAAGAAGCATGGGAAAAGGCAAAGAAAGAAGTATTGAAAGCACCGTAGAAAAAGCGAAACCCGACTATGATTTTTATTACGATAGCGAAATAGATGACGAAGTAAGTGAAACATGGATAAATATATATTTAAAGGAGGATAACACTATGAAAATAATGTACACAGTAATGGATTATGCAAAGGAAATTGCAAGCAAGGTAAACGGAGAGGTGAAAGTAGTCGACAAGCCAAACGGAGTGCAGAAAGTTGGTATTCAGTTACCAATGGCAGAAAATAATACTGCACCGATTGTCTACGTTGACGAAATGTTCAATGAAGGCAGAAGCATTGATAGTATCATAAAATATATCAATGACAATGTAGATAAAGGCAATTATAATCGCACATTCAACATAGACTTCCTTGATGACTTTGAGCAGGTAAAGGAAAGGTTAGGTGCTAAACTTTACAACATAAATACATCTGCAGAAGTATTCCGCAACGCAACAGAGTATGGCTTCGATGATTTGATTATTGTGCCTTATGTTCTTGTGGAAAAAGATACTGACGGTCAGGCAACAATCAAGGTAACGAAAGACTTACTTGAAAGATGGAACGTAACTGCTGATGAAGTGATTGACATTGCACTTGAAAGAGAAAAGGCAAATATGAAAGTCATGTCAATGCTCGACACCTTAAAGGAAATGGGTTTGCCGGTTGACGAGTTGCCACCTTTACCCGAAGAGGATCAGCAGATAATCGTAACCAATAAACTCAAGGTAAATGGTGCAATCAGTGTATTATTTGCCAAAGAGAAGTTGGCAGAGTATTTCCCTAACGGATATATTATCATGCCGTCAAGCATACATGAAGTAATAGCCGTTGCATATGACGAAAACGTAGAACCATATACCGAAATGGTAAGGGAAGTTAACGCAACGCAGGTCGCACCTGAAGAACAGTTAAGCGACCATGCTTATGTATTTGCAGGGAGGTGAAACCATGGCAGTGCACAAGATAATCAGACGTGACATTTTACCAAACGGAACCAAGGTTCAGCTTGAAGATTGGAGTCCGTGTAACACAAAGGAATACCCAAACTTACATGGATATACAATCGGTGCTTATCCGATAGCAAAGGAAAGCACGAATTTTATAAAAAAAGGCGAAACATTTAGGCTATCAATACCTCATAATCCATATGATGATTATACCGGAGATAAGATTCTACAAGATTACGATGATTTACTCAACGGAAACAAGACACTCGAAGACTTAGCAGAATATTATTATGATGCTACCAAGGCAAAGTATCTAATGGGAATTAACGCATAGTTTGTGCCTCCTATATGCTGGCAATGTCGGAAATTAAAGTACGGCATTGTCGGTATCCATGAAGGCATAAAAAAACAAAGGGAAAGTGGTATGCCACAATCCCTTTGTAATACATGTCAAGGAGGTAAACCCTATGAAAGAGTTTATTCTTTCAGTTATTGCTTCCATTCTTGCAGATGTAATCTGTAAGGTTGTTGAGCACCACCTCAACAAACGGAAGTAATAACAGGGCTGTGGTTGCTCATTTGTGACCACGCTCCTTGTCATGATAATAACACAAGGCAAAGGAAATGTAAAGGAGGCATTACTATGAAGGAATACTATTACACAAAAGGAAAAGATGGAACTATTTACAGAGCACAGATTATGAGAGATGAAGATCAATTTGAAACGCCAAGGGATTGGGATAATTTATGCAACATGTATATTTGGCACAGAGATTATAGTCTTGGAGATAGTACAAATGGAAAAGATTTGTGGGATATACTTTATGACTTAATGGAAACTTACTTGCCGGAAGTTGATGCAGATGATATGAGCGAAAATGAAATGAGATTAGCATTACCAAAAGACAAGATAAAAATTTATCCGATTTATCTTTATGACCATAGCGGAATTACAATATCAATATCTGGTGAATATCCGTACAATGACCGCTGGGATGGTGGCATAAGCGGATTCATAATCGCTGAAAGGGAAACAATAGAAGAGGCTGGTTGTGATTGGAATAATGTCTATGAAATAGCAAAGGCAGAAGTAGATAATTATGATATGTACCTTGTTGGCGATGTATATGGATATATTGAAGATAAATATCTTGGCGATGATGAGTGGGAAGAAAATGTTGATAGTTGCTGGGGATTTTACTCACGCAAATGGGGAGAGGAACTTGCAACGGAAATACTTGGAGAGTTAATAACCGAAGAAGAAGCAATAAAATTGTGTAAGACATATGATGAGAAACTTGCCAAAGAAAGAGAAGCGAAGGAACTTGAAGATTGGTTAAATATTGTATCTGCAATAGTTGCATAAAGGAGGTATAAATCATGGCATATTACGAAATTATTATAGGCAGCGGATTTTATGATTGTTACAGATATGTAGTTAAAGTGGATTATCCCACTACAGATTACGGAGCATTGACAGACATATTAATTGACAATCTTGTTGCAAAAGGAAGTCACAACATAGTTGATATGAATGAGTATGAATGGGATGGTGATAATCTAAGAGAAAAGGCAAATCCGGAATATATCATCTACCCTGACGAGTTTGTACAAGGTGGAAACTGTGGTGATGTATTACTACATTATGGAGAGTTTAGAATCAATGAAATAAGCGAAAATAAAATTGGCGATGAAGAAGTATTGGAGGCGATGTAATGAAGAACAGAGATTTTACTTACAAGGGAATAAAGTTTCATTTAAATGATAACGGATTACCTAATTCTCCACGGAGAGAGTTTGAAGGCAAATATCAGTTATTGTTTTGGCACAAAGGTTGTGAAAGATGGCAACAACTTTGTACAGTAGATACCAAAAAGGAGGCAAAGGAACTTGTAAAAACTTTGGTTTAATTACGGAAAGGAGATATGAATATGAAAGCAAGCGAAATCAAGGAAATCCTAGAACAAAAGTTTATTGATGAACGATGTGGATTTCGTAAGAAAGACATAAAGGTAAATGGAAACAATATTCAGATTAAAGACTACGAACATATTCAATTCGAGATTGAGTTTGAAGATGATGATTACTTTGGTAGATGTTGCTATATAATAGAAAAATTTGTTGGAGATAATGATAGAAACATTATTGTTTTTGAGGATTCAAAGAGAAAAACAGACGATGAGTTACTAACCCATGCATTAATAACGCTTGGTTATTATATAGCGTCAAGATTTTAAAAGGAGGAAAAGATTATGGCAATTAAGAAAAGTGAAAGCAAAGCAAAGGAAATTAACTACGAGGTAATTGAAGAGTGCGGTACAATCGCAGAACGTAGCGGTGGGTATGAACTTAAACTTAGATATATTTCATGGATTGGTAAGGATCCTAAGTATGATATTCGCCCATGGAAGATAACTGATGAAGGTAATGAGATTTGTGGTAAGGGAATTACATTATCTGGCGAAGAACTTGAGTCACTTGGTAAGTTAATTAAAGAGATGAATGATTAATAAAGAAAGGTAGGTAGTTATTATGAAGGAAATTAAAAGAACAAAAACAATCGTGGAACTTGTAGGTTATGAGGCGTTTGACGGAAAAACATTTAAGACGGAAGATGAGTGTAGGAATTATGAACAATCTGCCTACGGAGTATTAAGAAAAGGACTTGAAGATTTAATGGTTGGCGAGTCTTTTAATGAAACAATGATATTTGAAGATTTTGGTTATGGTTCTGACGAATACGGATTAGCCGTAATCGAAATCAAAGACGAAGATGATTTGTTTAAGGCAAATCACTATTACGAGTATGTTTGCAAAAACAATAAGCTAATCGGCAAAGAATATATAGGTAAGAGAGTTTTGATTAATTTGGGATGTAAATGGGATAGGGCAGTTCCTCCTAATCCAAGAACAGAAGATGAGTTAAAAGAGTGTCTTGAAAGGGCAATAAAAACATACTTTTATCCAGACAAAAAGGAGGATTGATTATGAATTACTTGGTAAGTTTTCAGTATTCGGAAACAACATATTGTGTCAACATTGCTGTAGCGGAAAACGTAGATGATGTGCGGAAACATTACGGCAAATATAATTGGTTCAATATTAAAGAGGCAACTGATTTAGAAGTTGAATCCGCAAAACGCAAAGGTGTGCCGGTAATCAAGATTGAACCAGAAGAACTGAAAAGCTTATATGAACTTACAGATAACTTAAAATACAGCAACGAAGATGGTTATATCTTGGTTGATGGAAAACCATATCAGTATGAAATGACATTATCTCAGAAATACAATGATGATGAATGTTGCAGAGTAAAAATTGACGGAGAATATTATTACTTTGGTCAATTATAAGAGAGGTGATTATATGTATAGGGTGTATGACTTAACAGATAAGGAGATGGATAAGATAACTCGTCTTCGATGGGATGGTGACACACATTATTATGACGTGTTCGACTCACAAGAAGAATGCGATGAAGAAGAGGCTCGCCTTAAAAAGATTGACGAAGAATATCAGAAACAGAAAGAAAATTATCTAAGAAGTGGGGTGATGTAAATGATGTCATTTATTGATGATGAAGAGAAAATGAGAGATTTTAAAGAACTGACAAAGGAAGAATTTTTACAGACATACAGTTATTTAACTGAGGAAGAATATGATATGACCGAGAGAGAGTATAAACAAAAACATATTTATTATTATGACATTTGGGATGGTTGCAAGGGAATTATTATAGCAGATAATTACGAAGAAGCAAGAAAGATATTTAAAGAAGAATTCGGTGATGAAATACCAATACATGGAGAGGATGTAGACGATTATGGATCCGGTGTTTGCGATATTTCAAATGTTGGAATTTATGAAGGCAACAGTGAATTATATGTAACAGAGTAAGGAGGTAATGATTATGGCTAAAGAAAGAAAATACGTTGGTACGTTATATTTAGATGGTAAGGTAGATATAACAGATCCTTGTTATGACAAAGGTGTATGGTGTAGAACAACAGAAGATTGTCAGCGGGGAGAATATACTGGATATGCGGTTATTTCAGACGAAGGAGAATGGGGTAAGAGAGTTGCTTCGTTAGCAATTTATAAAGATGATGAACACTATGATATCGACGATATGGAATGGATTGGAGATATTGGTGTTGATGCTGGATTGGCTGGTTTCTTCAATAATAAGCCAGATTATCCCGGTGATAAATGGAAAGAGTTTTTAGTAGATGCAGGAGTGTTTAAAACAGAAGATGAGTATGATTATGATAAAAAATATTATGATATTGGTTATGGACTTTTTTCGGATTCGGGATACGGAGATGGTTGCTATGAGGTTTATGCAACAATAGATAGAGATGCATTTATGATTGTGTTTATACAGCAAGGAGAATAAGGAGGTATAGACTATGAATATTTATGAGTTTGATATTTGGGATGGCAACAAGGGAATTATCTTTGCAGAAACCGAAGAAAAAGCGTATGAGATATTTAAAAGAACATATCCTGATATACCAGTATGTGATAAAGATGTTGGATATTATGATTCGGGAGTATGTTCCATAGATTATGTAGGCAAATACGGAGAATACGATATGTATATATTTTAAGGGGGGTAAATAATATGGCAAATAATTGTTGTTATTCAATGAAAATTGTAGGAACTAAAGGAAATTGTGAAAGATTTGTAAGAAAACTTAAAAGTTATGAAGAACCAAATCATTTTTGGAGAATATTTGAAGCAGGAGTATATAACTGTGACGGAGATGATGATAACTATGAGATGTACATTTGTGGAGATTGTGCATGGTCACTAGAAACTTGCTGCAGAGCATCTGGTTATTCACACGGAATTGATTTGTTTGAGGTAAATACAAGGGAACTTGAACTTAAACTTGAAGCATGGTCAGAAGAATCAGGTATTGGTTTTCAAGAACATTATATCTACGACAACGGAGAGTGCTTGGCTGATGAGTGTGAAGAAAAGTTTGATAGCAACGATGAAGTTGTAGTAGGTGGATTTGGCGATGAGTATGAAGAATGGCATATCTAAAGGAGGTATAATATGACAAGATTTATAAACTTTGATGATCCATATAATAGATGGACTTTAGACAAAATATTATATATTTGCAATAAAGTAAAAGAATATGCAACAAAACATAATTTAGAGAATGTTGTATTGGAGACCATAGAGGATAACAGATGGAGTGATAGTAAAAATCAGAGATATGATATTACAATTTCATATTACAAAGGCGATCACATATGGGAACAAAAGTTACTATTATTAAAAGGAGAACTTATAGACGGAAAAGAATTTCATCGTAGATTTAATGAGTTCTATTCGTAAAGGAAGTGATTTAATGACATACAAGATAAAAAATGACATGTTCGGGTACTACAACGAAATGACGGGAATTGACATGATATTTGTAGTCGAGAACGAAACACAGTATGAACAAGCAGAGCAAATTGTACGTGAAGAAATCGACGCATGGGGCGGTTGTGATGACGAAGATGATGAGAGATATTGGGAAGGATATGTAGAAGGAGCAGAAAGGAAACTAAAGGAGAACAACATAAATGTAACTATATATGACAAAGTTTCGGAAGAGGAGGAGATGTTATGAAGTACACAATTATGGTAAGTTATTATACATGGAATGAAGAAACGCAAACAGAAGGAGAAGAATGGTTATATCTTGGAACCGAAGGAAAACATAAGATTTTTATTTTTGAAGATAAGATTACCGAAAACACAAAATTATTCAATAGTGCAAAGGCAGCAGGGGAATATGTTGATAAACATTTTGGTGCTGACGACCAGAGAGTATGCTACAAAACAGTAAAAATTGTGGAAGTGATTGACCGAATTGAAATGGAATAAAGGAGGTATGTATATGCAAATAACAAATAGGTTTGGAGAAAAAATTAATCTAGGGTTAGACATACAAAGTTATTGCGTTGAGTCTAAAGATATTTATATAGGTATTATTGACATAGATGACGGAGAATTATACGCAGACCTGACCGTTTGGTTAAAACCTCTGTCACAGAATATGGCATGTATAAATGTAAACGATTTTAATGAAGCTGAAGAGTTCATTAAGAAGTTTAATTTAGGAATACCGACAGGTGAATACGTAACATCGGGATTTTGTGAGTATCCAGTGTACAAACTAAATATGGATGAAATAAAGAAATACAGTATTTAAAGGAGGTTTTAATTATGGTATCAGAAAATGGAATGGTAATGATGAGCGAACAAGAATATAAAGAACTTACAAGCCAGAATAATAAGCCAATGGATAAAGAAACAAGAAAAAAAGAATACAGAAAAAGAATGGTATTGGCAATGGAAATGCTTGTAAGAGCAGTTAACGACGAAGAAATTATGATGGCTTGGCTTATGGGTGGTGTTGCCGATGGAGATATAAGCACGGCATCATTAGATACTGAAGAAGTAGATGATGTTTATATTGAAGATGGATATTATGCCGATCTAATGACATTATTCTTGAGAACTATGGAAGCTGCTTGGCGTGACGGTGGTTTATACGATAGCGGAATCTCAAGTATGGACAAGAGAGAATATAAGAAAATGTTAGAGAATATGTAAGGGAGATGGTCATATGTTAATGACAATATATGCAGATTCAACTGGGTTATTTACTGACGAGTTTGAAGATAAGATTAGTAATTTAATTGAAGTTGAAATTGAAGAATGCTATGTAAAACAATACTTCAAACATGAGATACTTGAGATTTTTAAGCCAGATAAAGACGAAAATGTTAGCGACGATGGTTTATTTGAAGAGTGGCTTGATGAGTACCACGCAGATGAAACACGAGATTTGTGGGAGTGGTGTAATAGATACGGAATTGATTGTAAGATTTCTCATATATATGCATTGGAGGTGATTATATGAAATTATATTGTGTGGTTTATTTGTCGCCCGGAGGCATACATTACAGATACCGGTGTAGTGCAAAGAATAAAAGAGAAGCAAGAGAAATGTGCAGAAAGGAAATGTTTTGTTCGGATGCTGATATAACAGATGTTTATGAAGAATAGGAGTAATGCTTATGATAACTGAATTTGAATCTGGCGGCATAAAAACATTACTGGGTGCTATATGTGATTATCTTTATACCGCACCGAAAAAGGAGGTTAAAAAAATGACAAGAGATTTAACCGGTATAGCAAAACCGTGTCCCATGTGTGGATCTAAAAGAATTTATATGCCATATCCTAAGATAGATGTTATTTATAGTGTGAATATCCAGTGTGCTGATTGTGGATTAAATGGATATAAAAATGTATTTAAAGATGTTGACATTGATGAAGCGATGGAGAGAACAATTAAATATTGGAACACAAGAGTATAAAACGAATATTTTAAGGGAGGTATAAATATGCAATATGAATATATAGAATTAAAAGGAAAAAAGTATTGTAATGTGTATGCTGATAAATCTCAAGCTAATGGAATCTTAAGATTCACACATGAAATTAATGTTACATTTGTCTTAGAGGATGATGAATGGAAATTCGAGAGTGCATGGCACTGTGGTGTTTCTGATATGGAATGGGAAGCAGATGAGTTAGATAGTTTTGAACAGACATTTCCGGGGTTATACGAAGAAATGGTTCAAGGATTAAAAAAATAAATCCAATATTTGAAGGGAGTGATTATATGAGAATTGTAAAGACATGGTGCGAGAATACAAAAGAAGGAGAGAATTACCTGAAGTATAACGGATATATAAAAGCAAGACGAATCTTGAATACAAATTATTATATCTGTAAGTTAATTGGAAATAAGTTAGAAGATGTAGAAGTAATACTATAAAACAAGGTTTTCAAGGGAGGCAAGAATTTAATGAGTATTACAATAGTGGTGAATAACTGTTGGGATTGTCCTTATAGAGATAAAAATGATGGCGGTAAAGTTCCACATTATTGCAGAAAAAATCACTCTTGTATGTGTGACGAGGATTTCCCTAAGCATTGTCCTCTAATGCAGTCTGACTCGTCTGTAAAGTAAAACTAATATCCTATAAGAAGACACACTATGAATTGGAAATTAGAATAATAGGTTAAATAAAATAATGTTTTGGAGGGAGGGATCAGTATGACAAGAATAGTTTTGTATTATGCAGATAAGAATTGGCAAGCGAGAGGATATGCAAATAATGTTTGGCTTAATATTTATCCTGATACAAAGAATTATTCAAAGGTCGTTACAATGTGGAGTGATACAGAACGGTCAAATATTGTGGAAGTAAAACGCAAATCAGATATAAACGATATGGTGGATTACTTAAAGGCAAATGGATATACAGAAAAAGAAGTATCTAACTAATAAAATAACTTTTTATGGAAAGGAGATAAACATGTTTGATGTTGAATGGAAACCAAAAGACTTTGCTGAGAAAGTAAAAGAACATTCTTGTTTCGGTGGATACCATCACTATTCAGTATCGAATCGAGAAGATGTAGATGGATTTTGTGAATGGTTACGATATCAGGGAGCAACAGATATTAAAGTAACCGAGCATATTCCATATACGTTTGATACTGTAAAAGAAGCGAGAACAAAACGTGGATTAACAACAACGGAAACTGACAAAAGAAATATTCAGTTGATAAAGAGAATCGCTTGTGAATGTAAACCTGGTAATATCCCATACACGCCAGCTTTTGTGATAGAAACTGCAAAAGAATGTGATAAGACAAAGCCAATTTTAATTTGCATTGGTGGGGATTATTATCCATTGGAACACGTTTATATTTTACAAGATGAAGACTTGGATGAAGATGATAAAGAACTGGCTGGTTGTTTAGTATTTGAAATGGAATAAAATAACTTTTTTAAGGGAGGTAAAAATATGGCATATATCTTAAGAGAATCAACTGGTTGTTGTTTACAAGATGCTGATAGAAAAATATACACAACAAAGTCGCCTGGAAAACGGATTGAAAAATTATTCTATGGTCTATTAAAGGAAATCAATCTTACGGATAGTGAGATAGATGAAATAAGGAAAGAAATAAAAGAATATGGAGAATGTGAGGGTGATAGATATGGATTTAGTGGTAATGAAGCATATGTAGATTTTGATGATGTATATAGTACAAGGACTTATTTGAATGTGGTTGCGTAAATAAAAAAAACTTTTTTAAGAGAGGTGAGCGTATGAGAATAATAGTAATTAATGAATATGGAATTTTAATAGATGAAAATGAATATGAAACTAATAACGCAACTGAGGCATTGAGATTATATCTCGATGAAGAACAACCAGTATTAGCAACCGGAGATGTGATTCAGATAAGAGAATAAAAGCAGAGTTTGATTGGAGGTGATTATATGAAAATTTTTGAAAAATTAGAACCAGTTAAATATGTAGAGATTAATGGAAAAGAATTCAGAGCAAGCAGTGTAATCTCTGCTTTATGTGACATGCTCGACACAGATGAGGACGATCTTTATGGAGATTATTCTCTTAGGGATTATGAACTGTCAAGTAATACAGAAATATACGATACACTTGCAGAGATGGGATTGGTAAAACATTGGATAGGATCACGAGAAGCACGACTATATTGCAGAGCCGCTGGAGCAACAGAAAAATTAGGGGATATGTTAAATGAACTGTATAATAGTTTTGATGAGTAAATTAAAACGAAGTTTGAAAGGAGATTAATATGAAAATAAAATATGCACCAAATATAATAAAAGCAAGATTAATTGTCGATATTGGAGGAGAATTTTATGACGATGAAGCTACAGAGGAAACATTAAGATGCTATGTTGAGCAAGACCTTGAAGATGCGGGATTTAATGTTATAAATGTTGATGTTGCCAATGGTAAGAGTAATAAAAGTTGAGTTTTAAGGGAGGTGTTTATTATGACAAACGGAACTTTATTAGTTAATAATTCTAATGGATTAGCAAATGATATTTGGCAGTATAACGGAGAGTTTGAAAAAGAAGACTGGGAAAAGAGTTTGGTAACCTTTAGAAATGCAGTAGCAGACGCCAAATTGTATATTGAAGAATTGGAAGACGGAGAGTTTGGAGATGATAGATTATATATTTTAGGGGATATAATCAACCTGTTCGATAGTATTAATGTAGAGATGAAAAAAGATTGTAAATGATGAAATGAAGAGAAAACTTAAGAGAAGCAATGGGAAATGTATATGATAAGTTATGTATATAATTGATGGGGGATAAATGATGGCAAAAAGAAGAGAAAGATTTCAAAAATGGTGTGCCAAAGATTCAAAAGACGATAGAAAAATCAACTATACGTGTCGTATTGGAGATGAAATTCACCAGTTTACATCAGAAGATAGTAAGTCGCATTTGGTACTTGATTGGTTGCGTCATGAAGCAATGATTGACAGTGTGGAGCTTGTAGATAATGAATGGTATGTCACATTGTCAGATAAAAGATAATACCAGAATTAAAAGAAGAAAGGGCAGCCGGAACGGCTGAAAAGGTGAAAACTTATGAATAATTATTATGTTATTGATACCGTTAACAATTCAGATGAATTTATTTGCGGAAAATATCAGGAATTAAGCGTAGCAATAAAAGCGGCTCGTTATGAGTGGGACAAGCTGACAGCGGGCGAAAAGAAAACGCATGTTGTCGAGGTCAGACAGTACGAGGAAGACATTGAAAACGAAGAATGTAATAATTTTGAATATGATTGCTTTGATTGGGGCTACATCATAAGAGACAGCGAAGCAGGAAACGAGATAGAACGAGTCAAAACAATAAAAGAAGCTGAAGATCTTTTATGGGACTATGTAAAAGAAGACGAGAACGAAGAAGAAGACGAAGAAAAAAGACTTTTATTCTATGAAGTAATAGACACGGCAAGCGGTGAAGCGTTAAGCCTCTCGTGGGATTACGCAAACGATGATGTGATTATTTATTAAGAAAGGAGGTGCAAACATGGAATCATTTGAATTATGTATAGATGAATCTTATTCAAAAGAAACATGTATTGACGAATGGGGCGCTGCTCAGTATTGGAACGGAGATAAAGGTGTAGAGTACAACTTCTGTAAAGACACCGGCAACGATTGCTCTGCAATTTATTCAATGAGTATAAATTCTGAAGGATATGTAGAAACAGATTATGATAATTACATACATTATGAGATTGATTTTAATGATAAGCATTGGAGACTTAAACTTAGAGAAGCAATGTTGAATGTATATAATTCTCTTTGTAAAGAGTAAGAGTTCGTAACCGGGTGCAATGACGGAAACGAACTCTTAGATGTTTATTTGGTAGGTTTTTATAATAGCACGTAATTATAAAAATATCAAGTGAAACTATATTAGTAATTGAGCACAATAAATTAAATAAATATTCGGGAATATGACGAAAGAATAGTAGTTTATAATTGATTTAATAAAGGAGGCGATGGAATGGCAGGATTAGGGTTAATGATATTTGTTATTTGCTTATTATGTACAAATATAGGCAATTCGATAAGAAACGGTAATGCTAGAGATGAGGCTAGAAAAAAAGGGAATGAAACATATTTTGTTAATGGACACACATATTACACATCAAGCGGAAAACCATATGATTATGCTGGTTGGGGTGTTAATGTAGAACATAAATTAAGAATGGAAGAGTTTGAGAGATTTAAAGATCATTACGGAACATATGAAAATTATTTAAAAAAGAAGTATGGTAGTTATTGGACTACAATTTTAGCAGATGAAAGAAAGTATTTATAGGAGGGTATTATTATGAATAAACAAAGAAGAGAAAAGATTAAAGAGTGTAGATCAATGATAGAAGACGTAAGAGATATGTTAGATGATATTCAATCTGATGAACAAATGGCATTTGATAATCTTCCTGAAAATCTACAATATAGTTTAAGAGGGGAAGAAATGGAAGAAGCCATAGATTATATAGGTAATGCAGTAGATTATTTAGATAACGCAGTAGATGAACTTGATGGAATAATATAGGGAGGTGTGTATTATGACTGGTAGACTTGAAGGAGAAATTAAGATAAGAGAAGCAACCGAAAAATTATTATTAGATTTACCAAATTATGTTGAGGATTGGACGAGATTATTAAGAGCATCTGATTGTACTGAAGCAACTATTAAAAATTATACAGATAAGATTAGTAAGTTCCTAAGATATATAAACACTAATGCAAAAGATGTTACACCAGATGATATTACACCGGATATAACTATTGATTATTATACGTCGTTAAAAACAAAGATTAAAAATGGTAAGGTATGTGAAACATCTGATAGTTATAAGAGAACTTGTTGGTATGCTTTAAATAGTTTTCTTGGTTTCTTGGCTAAAAGAGACAAGATTAAATATAACTATATAACAGATATTGATAAACCCAAAGATAATGATCTTGATAGAATAAAGGAAACACGTATTAAGTTAACTGAAAAAGACTTTCACAATATTCTTAATGCAGTTAATAATGGAGCCGGAAGTCACAGGGCCAGAGCGAGACAACGTGAATGGAAAGAAAGAGATATGTGTATATTGGTATTATTTATGATGACCGGTATGCGTAATACTGCAATGAGTCAAATTAATCTTGAAGATATTAATTTTGAAGATCGTACATTAATTGTTAGAGATAAAGGAAAGAGGACACATAAATATTATATTGAAGATGCAGCCATGAAAGTATTAAACAATTGGTTAATTAAAAGAAAAGATATTCTTACAAAGAAAAAAGTAGATACTAATTCGTTGTTTATCTCAAACAGATGCGAAAGAATATCTGCAATGAGTATTTCTGACATGGTAAAGAAATATTCTGAGGCCGGAATGGGTGTAGGAATATCACCACATAAGATAAGAGCAGGTTTTTGTTCTATTCTTTATGAAAAGAATCCGGATCTCTTGTTTGTGAGTCGTGCAGTTGGACACGCAGATACAAAGGTGACATTAAGATATATTGTAACCGACGATTCTTTAATTAAGAAATCTGCGGGTATTATGAATAATGTAATTACAAATTGATATAATTAGAGAGGTGTGACATAAAGGAACTTGATGCGGTATAAATATACTGCATTGATATAATAGTAAAAATTGTTGACAGAAGTGATAACATAATATATAATTTGAAAGGTAAATACAATAAAAATTGATTTTTATTAAGAGGAGGTAAATAGATTGATAATATATATAGCACATTGGAATTATAATAATCCAAAAAATATAATAATAGAAGAAATAAATGCTGATTACGACGAAAATAAATGTAAATGTCATTGGGATCAATTATTAACTCCTGAAATATTCCCGGTATATAATATGCTTTGTTGTGGACATGAAGAAAGAGCTTACTTTAATAATAAAATACATTATTTTGTGTCAGGATCACTAGAACAATTAAAATTATATATTAATGATATGATAAACAGACGTAAAGAATATTATAAAAAGAAATTAGAGATGATTGAAAATATAAATATCGTTATTAAGTAGCAAAAATTGACAGAGGAGGTAATAGCATGAGTTATTGGACGTATATAAACGGAAATATTAAGGTGGATGTACCGGGAAGAACTCAACCAGAAATTGAGTATATACTTAAAAGTATAATTGATCATCTTCCGATTGTAACTGGTTCTGAACATGATATGGACATATATCTTAATAAAGTAAATGGTATAAATTGCAGCAGTTCTCATGATGAATATGAAATGCGTACAAATAACTTGACGGATATATACGGAAATAGAAACAGGAATGGATCGCTAAATACACAAAGCGAATATTTAATTACAGTTGATGCTTCTTTGAGAGATAGAATGTTTGAAGAAACGTTTAAAGAGTTTATGAAATGGTTGTGTCGTTTATCAAAGAGGATTAGTGTTGATTCTATACTAGTAAAAATTGAAGGATACGATGAGTTAGGTAATAAAAGGGAATATATTATCAACGAAGGTTATGAATCCCCTTATGATGATATGTATGAATATCCTAGTTGGAGTAATAAAACTGGTGAGCCATGCTGGTGGGAACATTTAACGTGGGATAGATATAATAATTGGCCCTTGCCGATTAATCATGTTGTTAAGTATTTTGAGTGTGAAGAAGCCGATAAAGAGTTTGGTGTGAAAACGGAGGTGAAAAAATAAATGAATGTAAGTAAAAAAATATGTGAATCCATAGAGATACTTTGTTCGTTTAATCATATATCAATTTCTGAACTTGAGGATAGGATTGGTTTTTCAAAAGGATATATTTCACGATGTAAGAACGGCAAGAAAAAATTGAGTGTCGATTGTTGTTATGATATTGCAAGTATATTTAATACGACAATTAACGACTTGTTATCAGACAAATACAAAAATGAGTTTAAAGAAAAGAAAATTGAAGAACTTAAGAAACAGATTGCAGAAATTGAAAAATCAACATAGGAGGAATTGTGTATGGGTATGTATACGGAATTAAATATTGGAGTACAGTTATCTTCTAATAAAAAAGTAATACATAAGCTTCGCTATATGCTTAATGAAAAAAGCGAAGATATAGAAATACAACATCCGTTATTTACAAAAACTGAAAGATGGAAATATATGCTATTGACCGGAAGCTATTATTTTGATGGGCAAGCGGATAGTAAATTATATGAGGATAATTTATATAAAGATGATCCAATGTATTTTTTAAATGTACGCTGCAATTTAAAGAATTATTGTAGTGAGATTGAGTTATTTTTAGATTGGTTGTGTCCTTATATAAAAACAGAAGGATTTATTGGATATATGAGATATGAAGATGATGATAATCCGGTTCTGATTTATAAAAAAGGTAATGAAATTGCATATAAGAAAGTGAGGTAAAATAATGGCTAAAAATGCAGATTTATTAAATGCCAAAAATGCAAAGAAAGATGAGTTTTATACTCAGCTTGAAGATATAAACGCTGAGATGGTTCATTACGAAAATCAATTCAAGGGTAAGATAGTTCTGATGAACTGTGATAACCCTATTTGGTCAAATTTTTGGCGTTATTTTCATACCGAATTTGACCGTCTTGGTTTGAAAAAAATCATTGCTACGCATTATGAGTATGGCGAGACTGCTTCTTATAAAATGGAATATACAGGCGGTAACGATAATTATATTGAAGTCGGTGTAAAAACTCCGCTTGAGGGCAACGGCGATTTTAGGAATCAGGAGTGTCTTGACCTGCTTGACGAAACCGACATCGTGGTAACCAATCCACCCTTCAGTTGCTACTCTGCCGACACAGAGGTTATGACAGATAAGGGGTGGAAACTTATCAAAGATGTTGACATTTCAAAAGATATCATTATGTCATTAAATCCTGACACGAAAAATATTGAAATGGCGAAGGCTGTCGATTATATCAAAAGTCCTGTTAATGGCGAACTTTATCATTATCATACAAGACATATGGATTTTTGTGTTACGGGAAATCACAGAATGTATGCAGAGTATAGAAATTGTAATAGTGAAAATATAAGTATTCCTTTTGTAAAGGCAGAGGATGTAAAGAAATCTTATATGTTGCCATTGGCGGGTTTTTCATGGTCAGGTAAAGATAAAGAATATTTTGTTTTGCCTGCTACAACCCAGCTTGAACAGTATTCCAGAAAAGAAATAACGATACCGGAAAAGAAAATTCTCATGGAAGATTGGCTTGAATTTTTCGGATTTTATCTTGCTGATGGTTGTTATAGAGACCATATAAACTCTTGCGGCAAAAGAGATTATACAATCTCAATCAAACAGAATAAGAGCAATGAAGAATATGTATTGAATTTGATTGAAAAGATTGGCTATAAAGTTGAAATAAGCCGAGGAAGTACAGATTCAAATAACAATTATAATATCTATTCAAGACAGTTATGGGAGTATTTGTCGCAATTCGGTCGTAGTGCTGAAAAATATATTCCCCGTGAATTTCTGGATTTAGATACAAAGTATTTAATGACATTATACAAAGGATATACAAACGGAGACAGTTCTTTATGTGCAGACGGACATACACATTTTTCAACAACATCTGTTCGTCTTATAGAAAATATACAGGAAATAATCTTAAAGATTTTCGGCAGAGTTGTGCAGTATCATAAATATATCAGAAAACATTCTTATGATGATAATTATGGTGTTTGCTATAGTATCAACTTGATTATTGATAAAAACAGAGATAATTACAGCAAGTATGGTGTGGCTGAAAAAGTTCCCTATAACGACAATGTATATTGCCTTACACTCGAAAAGAACCATATTATGCTCGTAAGACATAATGGTAAAATGGGTTGGTGTGGAAATTGTTTCCGTGAGTATGTAGCTACTTTGATGGAATATGAGAAGAAGTTTTTGATTATGGGTAACATGAATGCTCTTACATATAAAGAAATATTTCCGTTATTTAGAGATAATAGATTATGGTATGGAGCATCTATTCATTCAGGTGATAGAAAGTTTGGAGTACCTGACTCATACCCTCTTGATGCAGCAGGATGTGGTATTGATGAAAATGGTCAGAGATATATTAAAGTCAAGGGAGTTCGCTGGTTTACAAATCTTGATTATGCTGCAAGACACGAAAAATTGGTACTTTGGAAGAAATATAATTCTGAAGAATATCCAAAATATGATAACTATGATGCTATCAATGTGGATAAGACATCTGAAATTCCGATGGATTATATGGAAATGATGGGTGTTCCTATTACATTTCTTGACAAATACAATCCCGAACAATTTGAAATTGTGGGTATTAGTGGTGATTTGGCTCAACCGTTAATCATTGAAGGCAAGAAAAAATCGGGTCGATTCTATGTTGACGGACGAAGATTATATGACCGCATTGTAATTAAGCGAAAGGCATGTAAATAATTATGGCTATGACTATCAGACTTATTGTGACAGACTTGCTGGAGTGTTTGACAAAACACAAGTCGAGATAACCATATTGCAAAACAGATGTTATTCACTAACAAAAGGTGCTATGTGTGCATTTTGTCAGTTTGAATGTGCATATAAAGAAAGCGAGGAAGTAGTATGACAAGAGAAGAAGCAATAACAAGAATTAAAGAACATAAAATTATTCATAAGATGGATGAACCAAGAGCAATTTATATTTCAAAAGCCCTTGATATGGCAATTAAAGCATTAGAACAAGAATCTAAAGTATGGAGTTTAGATGATGCACGAGAGGATTTTGTATATGATGTTTACAATACACTTGATTTTTTACCAACAAATGATGAAGCTAATAGAATTATAGATAGTTTCGATAGAGTGACAAGTAATATTAAGCAAGAATCTGTTCTTGACAAGATAAGAGCTGAGATAGAGCAAAAAGCAAGACCTAATGAAATAGGCGGCAGAGGAAATGGAAAATCAATTAGATATGGTCTTTGTATGGCATTAGATATTATCGACAAGTACAGAGAAAGTGAGGGATAAGGAATGATCGATTTTGAAGCCTTACTAACAGGCTTTCCGATATATATTGCCACAAAGGAAATTCAGAAAAGAAAACATCATAAAAAACGCATAAATAAAAAGTGGAAAAAGAAATATGGAACGATTGAATTAAACAGTATGCCACACGGGGAAGTAATAATGATGGATAATGGAGTGATTTGGATGACAAAAAGAACATATGAGCAGATAAAGAAAGGATTGATATATAATGACAAGAGAGGAACGTTTGGAACTATTAAAACAGATTGAGAAAGATATTCATGTTTGCAGCCTTGTAAGCACTTTACTTGAGGATGCAAAAAGCTGTGCTATACATTCTGTAATAGAGGAACTAGAACAAGAGCCTTGTGAGGATTGTATCAACAGAGAAAAAGCAAAGCAATTCCTGTATGAAAGACTCGACAGACTTAATGATGATGAACTCTACGATATATTTTCAAGGATTATAGACGATATGTACAATGAGTTGTCATCCGTAACACTACAGCCATTTATCAACAAGCCTTGCATTTCAAAAGGTACTTGTCAGCATCATACAGAAGATGTACTTGACAAGATAACAACCGAGATAAATGGAAATTACAGAATAATATTAAAAGGTACTTCCAAAGATGATTGGGCTATAAAATGGAATGATTGTCTTGATGAAGTATTGCAGATTATTGACAAGTACAAAGCAGAAAATGAGGATAGAGTATGACGAGTGAAGAAGATTTTGAATTGGATTTTATTCCGTCACATAAAATAATTGGAAAACTGAAAAGCGTTATTATTCTCGATAAGATAAGAACAGAGATAGAGAATCTACCAACGACAAAATGTACAGAAACACATAGAATATATATTGATGCAGCTGATTTTAAGAAAAATGTCCTTGCAATTATCGACAAGCATAAGGAAGAAAGTGAGGAATAATATGGAAATGATAGAATTGGTAATTAAGATACCAAAAGAAATATATGAAGCATCACAGATATTAGATGCTAAATATGAAGATACTATTCAGATTCCACTTGAAGTTATCAAGAATGGCAAACCGTTGCCAAAAGGACACGGAAGATTGATTGATGCTGATTATGCAATTAAACAATTATTAAGTTTGCCAAAAAATGAATTATCAATCGAAGATATGTGGGCTATGGAGGTATTGGATTTAGTACCAACAATCCTAGAAGCCACAAAGGAGTAAGAGTAGATGATAAGGGAAGATAAATATTTGTTAGGCTGCTTATATGCAATTAACCGGTTAACAGAAAAGGGTAGTATCTATTTTGCAGTAAAAGATGATGAGAAGTGGGAGAGTATTCCTTGGGAAGAAATAACAAAGTGGATAAAAAAACAATATGTAATAGAGGAGAGTGAAGAAATATGAATAAAAAAATAACTGACTTAGAAAATAAATTAACTCAATTAACTTCCGAGTTAAATGAGTTAAAATCTGAATTAACAGAGTTAAAGACACCGGACAGATGGAGGCCGAAGCTTGGGGAATTCTATTACTCCATAAATACGGATGGTAAGGTTATAGAAACTTTCTGGGATGGCCATTTTTGGAATGAAGATAGATATGCAATAGGTAATTATTTTAAGACAAAAGAAGAAGCAGAGTTTGAAATAGAACGTCTAAAAGTCCTTGCAGAGATGAGAGAGTTTGCTGAACCTGAAGACAGACTATGGAACGGAGATAATTACCATTATCATATTTATTACGATTATTGTGGTAATGAGCTTTATATTTCTTGGACGAGAAATATAAGAGGCGATGGTATGTATTTTGAAAGCCAAGAAAAGGCACAACAATGTATTGCATCCGTTGGCAAAGAACGCATTAAGAAATACTATATTGGAATCAAGCAGTGATCATATGTCGGAAGATCTCTTAATAAAATTTTTGGTTGGCTGGGATATTGGAGTTGTAGTTGGATTATTTATTATACTTATTATTTTAGGAATAATAATTCTAACAAATAAACTATAAATGTAGTAAAAATTGTTGACAATCACCATATTGAGGATTATAATTTATATAATAAAAATTGAAGGTGGTGATTATTATGTTGCAAGATAGAAAGGATTTGGAAGATTATTTATATAATGCATTTAAACGTTTTAATAATTCAAAGGATAAAAAGCGATATATAATTAATCTGTTTGAAACATATAATATTCCAATTGCAATGTCGAGCGATATAATATCATTACGTCGTGATTTGAGTGATTATAGTGAGTTTATTCTATTTACTCTAATTGATATTTTCGATGAAAAATTAATAGATAAATATTATAGTTCAGCAGAAATAAAAAAATATAAAAAAACTAAATTTAATATTGAAAAAATAAGTTTTCCAATCGAGTTTGATGTGTGTCAAGTAACCAACGACCAGTGGATAGGTGCAACGACATATGGTTTTTTAATGAAATTAAGAGATGCACAGTTAATTCATTACAATGAAAATACGCAAAGAACACTTACTCATAAAACAAGAGGCGGTGTTGAACGTTGGGTTCCTACGGTAAATAAACGTGCAGTAGACGCTATCAGAGAATCATTTGCCGAAAAAAGATTTATTCCAAATACAATAACACTTAATATTCAGATAGACGAAGAAGCAGATTTTGAGTATAAGGATCATAAATTAATAATAAACAAACTCGATTCATTTGATATTACAGACGGTTTCCATAGATATTTAGCCTTTGGTCAGGTGTTTGATTTTAACAAAGACTTTGATTATCCAATGGAAATACGTATTACCAATTTTGGAGATAATAAAGCAAACCAATTTATCTATCAGGAAGATCAGAAAACAAAAATGCGAAAAAGTGATTCTGATAGTCACAATCAATATAATTATTCCGTACAAGTATTAAATAGATTAAATGAAGATAATACGTGTAATCTATTTGGAGAAATTAACAATACAAATGGAATGATGCATTTTGGTACTGCGGTACTTGTTTTGGATAATACATACTTTTCAAAAAAGAAAAAGATAAGCAAAAAAGAAATAATAGAAATAAGCAAAGAAATAAAAACCGGGATAAATAATTTTACAGAAGAATATGATGATTTCCTAAACAAAAGATGGACTAATAATCAAATTATAGTTGTTTTATATGGTATTTATAAACAGAAAACATCTTCTCAAATTAAAGATATATTAGAATTAATACCTAAAGGTACTAGATCATATATACACGATGGTAAAATAAGTAAAAAAATCTTTAATATTATTGAGGAGGTGTGTGACAATGAGTAATTACAAGATCTATAATGGAAAACAAAAGGAACGATATTTAAAAACAATTGATATAAGAAAGCGTTCACCCCTTTATTATCAAAGATTATTTGATAAAACTGCGGAAATTGAGACTTTATATAATAAAGATTGCTGTAATTTTTCTGTAAATGAGTGTTTGGAATTGTTCAAGTTTATGAGTATACGAAATCTTGATAGTCTAATTAACACAAAAATAGACTTAATGTCGTATACCACATGGGCAATAACAGAAACTTTAGTAGATGATGGTATTAATCATTACGATGAAATATCTATAGAGATATTAACGAGTTGTGTTGATAAGAATGCATTTGATAAATCTATTTTGAGCAGAGATGAATTAATACAATTCGTTAGTAAGCTACAAAATCCTAGAGAAGCATTTGTTATAATGTGCTTTTTTGAAGGTATATCTGGTGTTGAATATGAAGAAATAATAAAATTAAAGATGTCAGATATTAAAGACCATATTTGTAATACATGTACCGGTAGAAAAATTACGGTTTCCGATGATTTTATTAAGTATGCAAAATTATCAAATGCAGCAAATGAATATTATTTAAATCATGGTGGTGCAGAATGCGCAGAATGTTTAGAGCCTAGTGAATATATTTATAAAAATATTACAAATCGAACCAAAAACACCAGTATAACCGGAACCTATAGACGAATGAGAACAACGATGTTGCGATTATTCAAGGAAAGAGGTTATACATCTGTAACATCTAATTCTATTATTAATTCTGGTGCAATAGAATTGGTTAATAAATTAGCGAAACAACATAACATAAGTTCGAAAGATGTATTATACGATCCTGAATTATTTAATATTATAAGTGATAAATACAAAATCAGTATTTCATATCGAAAAAAATGGTATCTCGCTCATAAGGATTATTTGGAAGAATAATCCTAATTAGACATAATGATAAAAATTGATAAAAAACTGTTGACATCATCAAATGAATATGGTAATATAGTCAATGTAGGGATTAGCTGGTTGGTAGCTTAATGGGTTCGACTCCTATAATTCTATTTTTTTTAGATAATAAACAGTAAAAATTGACAGAGGATATTGCATGAAAGACAAAAGAAAAACAGCTTGTCAATGTACTCGATGTAAGAGTACATTTGATATAAAAGATACTTCAATCGTACCAAGAAGTCTATATGGGTTCACAATAAAGGAGAAAAGATGTCCTGTTTGTAAGGGTGAGTTTAGACAGCTTAATGTCGATGGTTACTATGAACGTAATAGAGATGCTTGGTATTTGAAAAATCCATTGGATTCCAACTTAATAATGTGGACATACTTTAATAGGGAAAACTAATTCCTAACTTTCTTTCTTATGTACTGTGACGCTTACAGCAAAATTATCGGATATGACTGCTAATCATAAAACCAAAAAGCGTCATGTTTGGGAAGATAGCTCAGTTGGTAGAGCGCAGTATAGTTAAGGTGTCATAATGTGACACTAGCAGCAATCTTACTATTGCTTTCTAAGCCTGAGGTCGGTGGTTCGAGTCCATCTCTTCCCATTTTACAAGTTTAGGTTTGTGTCCTTTCCTATTTGTACCTTACGGCGTATAGGTTAACCGTCGTTTACCCCCTTTGCAACACCTTTTTATAGGTGGAGTTAAGTCGCTCGGTTGGGAGTACACATTAAGTTGTGCGGGTTCAAATCCCGGCTTAACTTTTCCATTCATAAATGGATCCTCCCTTAATATAGTTTGTGACTCTTACAGCAATTAATTACAAAACAAGTTTGGTGTTTTTTACAGAGTCATGTAATTGTGTGACACACACAGCGTTATATAGTAAAAATTGATACTAACAAGTGTCATGAAAGGAGAAAAAAGACGATGAATTTTGCAGAAACATTAAAAAAAGAAAGCAGTAAAACACTAACAGAAAACGGGGCAACGGCTCTCAATACAACAGGAGACAGATGCCTTGATTTTTTTGCGTCTGGCGGCAGTCTAAGAGATGCAGATGATATTAGGATTAAGAGATTGTTTGATGATGCTTATGCTGAAGATTCAGTTACTGCAGTGAGAACACTTTGGTATATCCGTGATCGAGAAGGTCTTGGAGAAAGAAAGGTATTCCGTAATCTCATTAATCATTGTGCAGTGTATCACCCTGAAACAGTTAGACCTAATTTGCAGTACATTGGTGAGTTTGGTCGTTGGGATGATATTTATTCTTTGGTTGGAACACCGGTTGAGGACGAAATGTGGGCGGTTGTTAAGGCTCAATTTGAGAAAGATCGTACTGATATGGCAAATAAAATGTCAATTTCATTGTTAGCAAAGTGGCTTAAAACCGCCGATGCAAGCTCAAAAGAGACAAGAAAACTTGGTATTTATACCGCTAAAAAGTTAGGATACTCAGTTTATGATTACAAACGAATTGTTAAATCAATGCGTAAGTACATAAAAGTTGTAGAAAGTCTAATGTCAACGGAACAGTGGGATAAAATCGAGTATTCGGAAGTTCCAAGTAGAGCAATGATGATTTATCGCAATGCTTTTGGTAAACACGACGAGAAAAGATTTAATGACTTTACAAATAAGGCAGTTATTGGTGAGGCTAAAATTAACTCTTCAACACTTTATCCATATGATATTGTGGATAAGTTTGCAGTTTGGAAATGGAATGCTCCTAAATTAAACGACAATGAAAAGAAAGTATTGGAAGCTCAGTGGAGACAGTTGCCAAATTATGTCGAGGAAGGAACAAATGCAATTGTAATTGCAGACGTTTCCGGCTCGATGACTTGTAGCAACGGTAGACCATTAGCTACTTCCATAGGATTAGCAATTTATTTTGCTGAAAGAAACAAGGGTGATTATCATAATCTTCTTATGACTTTTAGTGACAATTCAGATATTGTTGAACTTAAAGGAAGTACATTAGAACAGAAGATACAGTTTGTTAGCGAGATTGATTGGGGTAATGGTACTAATTTACATGCAGCGTTTAAAAAGATCCTTGATTTAGCTATTAAAAACAATACCCCACCAGAAGATATGCCAAAATCAATAATTGTAGTATCCGATATGGAGATTGATAATTATTGGAGTCCAAATGAAGATTGGACATTTTATGACACTATTAAAGCAGAATATGGTAGTCATGGGTATGAGATTCCTAACGTAATATTTTGGAATGTTGATAGCAGACACGATATATTCCATACAGATGCTAAACGCAAAGGTGTTCAGTTATGTTCTGGTCAATCAGCAACTACATTCAAACACTTAATGGCTTGTATTGGTATGACACCGGTTGAAATGATGAATAAGGTAGTTAACTCTGAAAGATACCAGTGTATTACGATTGGGAGGTAGAATATGGCGAGTGATTTTTGGGATATATTTGGTAATACTTTTGGAACGAATACCGCCAAAACCTACGAGGAGCAACTAAATAAATACTACTGCAAACATATGGAAAACTATTATACCGCATTAAACAATGCAAAAGCTGCAGGGTATAAGGTATTTAGAAACAAAGAAGGAAAACACGTTGTAAAAAGAAAGGAGGGTTAATTATGGAAGAGTTGATTTTCACAGGAGTAGACGTAAGAAAATATGTTGATTATATGTTGGAGAATACAGAGCCACGTATAAAAAAAGAGATGACCGATGACGAAAAAAAGGTATTTAATTACACCATAGATTTGGTTTTGTCATTACTTGAAAGGCTTCCTACTGATGAATTTGTTGTTTTAGCAAGTGGAGATAACGTAAAATTTAACTCAAATGACGTACCTTTAGAGGAGTTTACCTTGGATGATTTACTTAAGTTAAAAGGCTTAAAGTATACATTTGAGACAATAGATGATAAAGATAGAGTAATGGTTTATTAACTTGGAGGTTTAATAGTGAAATTTGAAAATACGAATGTCTATAATTTTGAAAATGCCTTTAGAGGAATGAGAAATCCTAAGAATAGTTGGGATAAATCAGATAGCGGATATGGTTGTGATGGTGAATTATGCAGTGTTTGCATGTTTAAACCAGACTATTGTGAACATACTCCTGAATATGTTGTAGGCGAAGATGATTTAAAACTTGCCCAAAAGCTTATTAAAGGAGGAAGTGAGCATCGAAAATTCATGCGGCAAATATTTGTAAGTGTTGATATAACGGCACCTTTGTTTTGGTGGAAGGAGTTTGATACTTATAAGGTTGGAACGGTTGCAAATAGTACATCTACTATGCATAAGTTAGCTACTACTCCAATTACTATTGATTGTTTTGAAACAGATGACATGATTGATTTGAATACAGTAATTATTAATTACCCCAATTTATCAAAAGATTATACGATGTCTTTGTCAAAGTATTTAATGATATTGATAGACACTTGTGAAGGCTTACGTCTTAAATATCTCGAAACAGAAGACAAGAGATATTGGAAGGAACTTATAAGATGGCTTCCTGAATCATGGTTACAAACACGTACTGTTACTATGAACTATGAAAATGTATTAAATATATGTAATCACCGTAAATCACATAAACTCAATGAGTGGAGCGGTGCAGATAATTCGGAATTACCTAATTTTATATCTTGGGCAAAGACATTGCCTTATGCGCAAGATTTAATATTTATAAATGAGCAACAAAAATAAAATTTATATATGAAAGGATGATAAAGAAATGGCTTGGAAGAAACCAGAAGTAAACAGAATTACAGCGGATATTAGTACGTTATCTATTTATCTTAGATCTGTAAAGAAATTTGGTAAAACTACATTGTTTAGAGATGTAGTTATGGAAAAGTATGGCGATCCAGAAAGAGGATTATTAGTAGGTTGTGGTGCAGAAGTCGGTTATTCATTGCTTGATAATTTAAATTATACACAGGTAGAGAGTTATGCAGACCTTGTAGAGCTTGGAAATTGGTTAATCACACAAAAAGGCAAAGAGCATAACATTGAAATGATTGCTTTTGACACAGTTGACGAACTTGTTTTAATGGCTGATAAGGAAACCATTGCAAGATATAAAGAGGAATCTAATAAGCCTTGTAGATCAATTAAAGGGGCTTTTGGTGGTTTTGGTGCTGGTACACAGTACTCTGCTAATAATATTATTAAGCCTTATATGACAACGCTTAAGAAAGCTGGTTTTGGTATTTGGGCAATTGCACATACCAGTATGAAAACGATTAAAAATAAGGGTGATATTGAGGAAGATGGTTATCAGATGCTCACATCTAATCTTGAGAAAAATGCTGAAAGTGCTTTTGGCGATATTTTTGATATAACACTTACTGGTGTTATTGATAGAAATATGAACACCAAAGTCAAAGAAGGTTTTAATGGTAAAAAAATTAAAGAAAACTTTGTTACAGATGAAGTTAGAAAACTTTATTTTAGAGGTACTTCTGTAATAGATGCCGGCGGACGTTTTGCAGATGGAGCAGTTCCTGAGTATCTAGTGTTTGATAAACGAAATATGGCTCCGGAATTTATCCAAACCGTAGAAGACGGAATTGAAAAGTCTAAAACCGATTTTAGTCCAACAAATAAGAAGATTAAAGCCAAAGAGGAATCTAAACCAACAGAGCTTAAGGCTGATAACGACGAAACAGATGGAGTTACAGATTCGGGTTTGTTTGGGGATGAATCACTCGAACCAACAGAAGATTTAGCTTCTCTTAAGAAGGAGATTGTTGCCAAGTGTAAAGAACTTGGTGGTCAGAAGAATGAAGCAGTAATGGCTGCAGTTAAGAAGTATGGTAATCCAACCGGATTAAAAGATATTAATAAAGCACAAGAGTTCTTGAATGAACTTAATAATATTAAGGAGTGATAAGAGTATGAATAAGGTAATTTTAATTGGTCGCTTGACCAGAGATCCTGAAGTTCGCTATTCAGCGGGTGAAAATGCAATGGCAATTGCAAGATATTCACTTGCAGTTGACCGTAGATTTAAAAAGGAAGGCGATGAGCAGACAGCAGACTTTATTAATTGTGTTGCATTTGGTAAGGCAGGAGAGTTTGCAGAGAAGTGGTTCAAAAAGGGAACCAAGGTTGCTATTACAGGAAGAATTCAGACGGGAAGCTACACTAACAAAGATGGCGTAAAAGTTTATACTACAGACGTAGTAGTAGAGGAACAGGAGTTTGCTGAAAGCAAGAAAGCTGCAGAGGCTAATACACCAAGACCAAATTCTAGCGATTTTGTGTCAATACCAGATGGAGTAGCAGACGAACTTCCGTTTGAATAATTAAGCTTTTTCATTTGTTTTCCAAATATAGTGGCGAGTAGCATACGGCAATATGTTATTCGCCACAATTTTAAGGAGGGTAATATGAAGTGTGCATGGAAACATTGTAAATTGGGGAATGAAATTAAAGATACTGATGATTATGTAAAAGTAAGTACAAAGTGTTATCACACTGAATGTAATAAAGAACGTGAAAATATCAACGAATGTATTTCGTTGTTTAAGGAATATATAAACGAAAATGTAGTAATGGCACAGCTAAGAAAAGTCATTAATACACTAATTTATACGGATGGATATAGTTCAGATTATGTACTTTTTTGCATTAAAAGTGCAGTAAGTAGTACAAATTGTAAACTCAATTATCCACCGGGATTATTTTATGTCTGTAAAGACCAAAAAATGATGGAGTCGTGGAAGAAGAAAACGGCTCAAGAGCAATTAAAAAATAAGAAAATAGAAATAACAGAGGTCGAAAGCAATAGCGTAGAGTACCACAGAAACCAGATTAAACCTATGTCTGTTGCTGATTTGTTTGAGTAGGAGTTGAGATTAGTTTGATAAACGAAAAAATGGTATCAGAGACAGCGGAAGCGACGGTTATTGCTACGGCATTAAAACATCCGGAGTTTACATTACAATCAGATATGTTAAAACCCGGATATTTTTATAACACCGAAAACGGTTGCTTACTGTGGTCAATTAACGAGCTTTACAAAAGAGGAATTGATAAGATAGACGCTCTTAATCTTAAGAATATTCTTGAATCTGATAAAGCGGTAAGTCAAGTGATGAAATCAAAAAACATCGTAGACATTAACAATTATATTGATATGTCAAGATTCGCTGCAAGGGACACGATTGAAGAATATATGCTTGCCGTTAAGGAAGTATTAACAATGGCATATAAACGTGATTTATCTAACACATTAAAAACATTAGATAAACAGTGCCACGATGATGCAGTTAATCTTAAAACATTAGAAAGTAATGTTAATAACAGTATCAATAAAGTAACCGAGAAATACATTATTGATGATGATATGGCATTGTTTGGTGATCTTGTTGATATGCTCTGGGCAGAGATTGAAAATGAAAGAAATGAAAATGGTACATACGGAATTGAAACAATATTTCCCGCATTAACAGAACGTGGTTTGGTATTAGAAAAAGGAGAACTAATACTTGTAATGGCCCAAAGAAAAGTCGGAAAGTCAACACTATTGCTTAACGATTGTGTAGATAAACTCAAAAAAGGTTTGGGTTGTTTATATCACGACACAGAGATGTCAGATAAGTTATTCATGATCCGTATGATTGCAAATCTCTCAGGGGTTGAACAATCAAAAATTAAGTCTGGAGCCTATACAAATGCTGAAGGTAAAAAGATTAAAGAGGCATTAGAGTGGTTAAAGAAGCAACGATTTAAGCACATATTCGCACCCGACTTCAATGAAATGGAAATCTTTAATCAGTACAAGATTTTTATGTATAAGTATGGTAACGATATAGTTGGCTACTATGATTACTTTAAGAGCAATAAGGATTCGGCATCTGAAAATTATAATCAACTTGGTAATAATATTAACTTTATGAAGAATGAAGTCGCTGGAATACTAGACATACCAATAATGGCAGCAGCACAGTTAAATCGAGATGGTAAGGTTGCAGATAGTTATAAACTTGAAATGTATGCTTCTGCCGGTATTACATATAGAATTAAAACATCGCAAGAGATAATGGATTGTGGTGGATTAGAAGCTGGTAACTGTGCATTGCATTTAGATTTTGCTAGATCTGCAGAGCCTATGGGCGAAGATGAGTTGTTACATATATCTGTTGATGGTGCAAGAATGCGAGTAAAACAAGCAGAAAAACAACCAAAATTAATGACACCATTTGAGGAGGGCAAGGAATAATGTTGGGTTGGAGAAGTGTTAAAAAAATAAAGCCTAATAACTTTGTAAGACTTGAATTAAAGACCTCAGATGGCAAGTATCACATAGGTTATTGGACTGGTAATGAGTTTCTTGAAACCGAAGGTCACAAGATAATTAAGTCATGTATATCATGGAGGTATTTGCCGAAAAAAGATTACATGAGATTTTACAAGGTAGGTGATTAAGATAGAAGAGTTAACACAAGAACAGATACGACAAAAGATTGATGGAATGGTGTGGAGTTTCAGTAGATTATCAAGTTTTCACAACTGTCCATACGAATGGAGGTTAAAATATATAGAAGGATTAGAACGAGATAACTCGTATTATGGTGCGTTAGGTGGATTTAGCCATGAAGTATTGGAGAAGTTCTTTAAAGAAGAATTATCAATATTTGATTGTGGTGATTACTTTGAACAGAATTATATGGATAAAGTACCTTACGATGCACCGCCTAATCCGTATGTTGACCTAAAAGAAAAGGATTATAATTTAATTTTGGATTATTTTCAAAACATTAACTTTCCTTTTGAAGATTATGAGATATTAGGCGTTGAAAAAGAGATTAAGTTTAAGGTTGATAAGTATGAGTTTATTGGATATATTGACTTGCTTTTAAGAGACAAAAATAGCGGGAAGATTATTCTTGTTGACCATAAGAGTAGTCACTTTGATTATCTTAAGAAAGGTGGAGTATCAAAGAAAAACCAAGAGCAGTTTGATAAGTATAAAAAACAGTTATATTTATATTCAATTCCAATTTACGAAGAGTACGGGGAATATCCGGAGGAACTTCGTTGGAATATGTTCAAAGATCAACAGTGGTTAACAGTAAAATTTGATGAAAATGAATACAAAGAAACACAAGAGTGGGCAATCAACGAGATACATACCATAGAAGACGAGATGTTATATCTTCCAAATACTTCTGATAGTAATAGTTTTTACTGTAGATACTTATGTGGTGCAAGTTATTGTCCGTACAGAAAGTAGGCGATTATTATGAGTTATTATTATAATTATTATCTTGGTGTTAAAGATAAAGATGGGAAAATAAAACCATTAGGCCCTTATGATGTTGATGGTAAATTACATGCAATTATTGAGAAATCAAGGTCTTATGCGAGTGATTTATACGAAGATTTTTACATGATAAAAAAAGAACAAATAACTGATAAGTTGCGTGATGAGTTTGGGTATGAAGATTACAATGGTATTAAATGTATACATGTTAAGTACTTGCCGTTAAAAGAACTTCCAAAGGGTAAGTATATAAAAACAAACTATTATCTCATAAAGGATATTGAGGCTTATTATGAGAACGGTGAAAGTGCATGGGATTTAGATATTTTTTATGATTATATTCCTGAAAATATGTACTATCGAATGATAGAAAATGATTGGAAACCTGAAAAGGATACGGAAGGTTATTATATTGGCCATGAAGAATTATCGCATTATACATACTTTACTTATCCAGATTATGAATCTAAGGAATATGAGTGTCATTGTATAAGAATGGCAGCAAATATGTTTGATCCATATGATTTAGGTTTAAATGATGGAGAAGAAATTGTTGTCTTAGAAACAGAAGGCTAAATTAACAAAGAAAGGGGATTGTTGTTTTGAGATACAGTAAAGAAGCATTAGACAGAATGGCAGAACAAATAGATCTCCTAGAGTATGCAGAGAAAACAATGGACTTCACTAGAAAGAGTAAAAATTATTTTACTCATTGTCCATTACATGTTGATAACACGCCATCGTTGTGTATTAATCCTGAAAATAACCTATGGTATTGTCATTCGTGCCACAAAGGTGGTTCTATATTTCAATGGATGCAGACCTTTGAAGGATTATCTTTTACTGAAGCCATTGAAAAGGTTGCAGACATAACCGGTACAGATGCTCATGAATATTTAAAATCTGAAACAGTAGGAGTGTTTGAAGAATTGAAAAGGTGTAATGCTAATAAAGAAACGGATTTATCGGAGAGAAAGATATTAGATTTTCAAAAAGATTACCTTGAAAAATATAAAGATGATATACCGAAAGAATGGATTGATGAAGGAATCACTATTGAAGCCCTTAAAAAATATAATATTATGGTTGATGATAGTTCAAGAAGAATTGTTTATCCCGTGTTTGATGCTGGCGGAAATATGATTTCTGTTAAAGGTCGAACAAGAATAAATGATTTTAAAGAATTGAAAATAGCAAAGTATATTAATTTGTATCCAATAGGAACAATAGATTTCTTTCAGGGTTGGTGGCAAGCATATGATGAGATCATTGCTAATAAATCCGTAATCATTTTTGAGGGTGTTAAGTCTTGTATGAAAAGCTATGGGTGGGGTATTAGAAATACAGTTGCAGCAGAAACTTCGGAATTATCAGAAGGGCAGATTAAGTTGCTAATTAAAAACAAAATCCCAGAGGTAATAATTGGTTTTGATACTGATAAACCTTTTAAGAATATAGTAACAAATGACAAAATAAAAATGCTTAAAAACTTTTGTAGAGTAAGTGTTATTAAAGATACACAACATTTACTTGGCGAGAAAATGGCCCCGGTTGATAATGGCGAAGCGATATATAGAAGATTACTGGAAGAAAGGGTAATTATATGACAGATAAAAGATTTTATAAATGTGTTAATGGAAAACTTATTACAATTCCACCAATGGATGAACTTTGTGAAATGTTAAAAGAAAAATTTGCAGAACAAGCTCTTACCAATGAATTGCTTAAGGAAGAAAACGAAAAACTAAAATCTAATGTTTGGGCAGATGAAACTATGGCTGATTTAAAAAATAAGTATGAAGTAATGTGGAGGGCTTATTATGACGGGTTTCCAATAAGCATTGAAGAAAAGAAAGTATTATTAGAATGGATAAGGAGTCATGAAGAAGACAAACATAACGGTGAATTATATAGTGGTGCGGTAGGCGGCGCTTATACATATAAGTTTACTCCTACAAGTATTGGAACGATAGGAGAAATTGAGTGTAATTGCGGTGAGAAGTTTTGCTTCAGAGAGTTAGATTAATTAGAAAGGAAAAATAAAAAAATGGATGATCTGATTGAAAAAACAAAAAATGCTTCGGCTGGCACTCCATATATGGGTGGGGGGATTTCTATAAAAACATCCAATATCGCCACCAGTCAGACGACGAATAGACCAATGACGCTACATCATTCTTTGGATAAAGGGGATAAATATATGGATAATAAAGATTTATTTAAGACCATGCGACCTTTTATTTGTGAATATAATTGTAAACTTCAAGAATTAATTGATGATATTGAAAGATTAAAGTTACATGATCATGAGATAAATATAATGTATTTACAACAATTGAGAGATGTAGGTCTCTATTCTTTAGATAAGAAAAAGAAAATAGATAATGTAAAGAAAGCATTTACAAAGTTATACGATAAATATAGTTATGAACTCGAACAATTGATTGAAAATAAGAGGAGAAACGTATGATTAAAACACTATATTCAACATTCCAACATTGGTCAAAATCTGGCTCTGTATATATAATCAGCGACACACATTTCGAAGATTCTGATTGTGAATTAATGGATCCTGAGTGGGTAACACCGCAAGAGCAAGTTGATATAATCAACAAAATTGTTAGAAAAACAGATACATTAATACATCTTGGAGATGTTGGCAATCCTGAATGGATAAAGAAGATTAAGGCTGATTATAAAGTTCTTATAATGGGTAATCATGATGTTGGTGCTTCGAAATATAAAGAATATTTTGATGAGATATATACCGGGCCTTTGTTTATTGCAGACAAGATATTGTTGTCGCATGAACCAATTCCGGGGATAAGTTTTGCTCTTAATATACATGGGCATAATCATGTAAGTCAGTTGCCTATGGGTAAAGTTGGTGAATACAATTTTACGATGGCCGATGTTAATACACACATTAACCTCGCTGCTAATGTTTGTGGGTATACGCCAAAGAGTTTAAGTAAGATTATTGATAGTGGTGCTTTGAAGAATATTTCAAGTATTCATAGACAGACAATTGATTTGGCAGGATTGAGAAAACGATTTAAAGAGTTGGATGGGAAAGGTTTAGAGGTAGAAATTGATCGATAAGTAACAATTAATTTATCGTATTAACATTTAAATTGTTATTATAATTGATTAAATGTGATTATATACACCAATAAAAACTATGTTTTATAAGGAGTGTGGTTGATATGAATGAGTTTAATGATGAGGAAAAGGAACTAATAAAGAAACTATTAAATATAGGGGAAACCATAGTTAAATCAAGTGATTCGTTTTTTATTGATGAAATTGATTTTGACATAGAACAAATAAATGCCCTAGCAAAGAAACTTGACGATTATTAATAGTAAAAATTGAGTAAAGGAGTGACTCATGGATAAAATAGCAATGCGACTTATGCTGCTTGTGTTGATTTTACTAATACCAGTAAAAGCACAGGCAGCGGAAACAAAAAAAATACAGTATATTACAACTGAATCAGGGTTTGAAAAACAAATAATTGGGTATAAATATAAGTGGAAAAAAGTAAAGGTTAAAAAACAGAAAAAGAAATATTTAGGCAAGTTTACTCTTACATATTATTGTTCATGCTCAAGGTGTGGTGGTGGTAGAACTGCAACCGGGACAAAGCCTAAAGCAGATAAAACAATAGCAGTTGATCCGAGGGTTATACCTTATGGTTCCAAAGTAAAAATAGGCAAGAAAACATATATTGCCGAAGATTGCGGTGGTGCAATAAAGAACAAACGTATTGATGTGTTTGTTTCAAGTCACGATGAAGCTTTGAAACTCGGAGTAACACGCAAAAAGGTATGGTTAATTTATACAGTTACTAAAACTAAGAAAGTGAGGGTAAAATGTCCTATATACGAAAAATAATATTATTTATACTAATTTTGTTACCTTGTTGTAAATGTCATGCGACAGAAACAAGTTTGTTAAATAAGTCGTTTACGGAATGGAGTAATCCATATACAAACTCGGTGAGGCGAGAGAATGTTTTTACTTATGAGTTAATTGGTACATTTAATGCAACGGCATATTGTGGCTGTGCTCAATGTTGTGGTAGAGCTGGTGGAAATACCGCCAGCGGAACAGTTCCACAATCAAATTATACAATAGCTGCAGATACAAGTGTATTGCCGTTTGGTACAGAGGTTTATATTAATGGTAATAAATATGTTGTTGAGGATACTGGTGGAGCAATTAAAAGTAATAGAATAGATATATTTTTTGGTTCACATTCAGATGCCTTAGCATACGGAAGAAGAAATGAGAAATTATATAAGAAAGGACATAAGGTGATAGTATTGAAAGAGATAACATTTGACAATTATTTAAAGTTGACAGACAGATTAATAAATAATAATTTTGGAACAAAGGTTAAAAACGAAAAAGGAGATATTGATTGGTACGATCCTTCAGGAGAAACAATAGTTTGCTCAAGGGGAAAGAAATATTATTTTAACGACGAAAAATACGAAAACAATAGTACCGGTAATGTTATTAAAAAGATATATGTACTTAATGGCAGTGGACGTAGCGGCAAGGATAGTATGTGTAACTTTGTTGCCGATGAATATGAAGATGACGACTTTATGGTTGTTAATATATCAAGTGTTGATCAGATTAAGCAGTGTGCGAAATTATTAGGATGGAATCCTACATCTAAAACAGAGTTGGATAGAAGATTTTTAAGCGACTTAAAAGACTTGGCAACTAACTATAACGACTCTCCATTCAATTACGAAAAGAAAAGAATAGAAGATTTTTTGAAATCTGCTAAACAAGGAATAATGTTTATTCATATACGAGAACCTGAAGAAATAAGAAAACTTGTAGAGCAGTATCCACAGATAGAAACAATATTAGTAACCAATCCTAAAGCAGTTGAGATTACTGGTAATCATGCAGATAAGTTTGTCAATGAATATCAGTACGATCATTACTTAAGTAACGACGGTACTTTAGATGATTGGAAGAATACTTGCATAGAGTTTGTACGAATGTCGTTGAGTAAATAGTAAAAATTGTTGACATTAGTGATAAGATGTGATAATATACAGAATGTGAGGTGATTTAATGTATAACAGAAAAAAACAAGTAAACTCTGCATTTAGCAAATATTATACCAAAAATATATTTAAGATAATCAAATACTTCTTTCGAGATTTAAAGTTTTGTTGTCAGAGAATTAAATATGGTTGGTGTGAAAAGGACTGTTGGTCGATAGACACATGGTTTCTTGGAATTATGCCTGATATGATAAGACACCTCAGAGATAATAAATGTGGGCATCCGGCTGATTTAACTGAAGAAGAGTGGGATAACATTCTTGATACTCTTATAGTATTGTTTAATGAAGCTGACGAAGATAACTGTCAACGGATGAAAAATGAATATGAAGATGCATTAAGTAAAAAAGATCCTGAAATATATCATAAGTATTTTGAACGAGAAAAAGAGATTTTTCAATATAGGAACGAATGTAAAGATAAAGGATTTAAAACGTTTTCAAAATACTTTTGGAATTTATGGGATTAAATAGTAAAAATTGATAGGAGATAGTGTAAAATATGAAAGGTAAAGATTGGATTGGTAATAAACCTGCTGTTTTTACAACATTGGCAGCAAGTAATCATAGTAATAATCAAAGAGCAGACAGGGATTTTTATGCAACCGAACCTCGTGCTTTAGATGTTTTATTTGACGAGGGGGGGTGAAACTTGACACAAATATTCTTGAACCTTCTGCCGGTAATGGACATTTAGCAGAGGTACTTAAAAATCATGGATATAGCGTTACTTGTAAAGACATAGTACAAAGAGATTACCCACTTGATGCCACATGGGATTTCTTAAAAACAGAGGAAAAGTGGCATGGCGATATAGTAATGAATCCACCATATAAAGATGCTCTTAAACATGTTGAAAAAGCAATAGATATAATTCAACCGGGGCATAAGGTATTAGCATTCTTAAAACTTCAGTTTTTGGAGGGTAAGAAGCGTAGAAGATTTTTTGAAACAAAACAGTTAAAAACAGTATATGTGTCAACCTCAAGATTAAATTGTGCAAACAATGGTAACTTTGAAAAATTCGAATCTTCAGCAGTGTGCTATGCGTGGTTTGAATGGGAAAAGGGATTTAATGGTGATCCGATTATTAAATGGATTAATTAAAAGGAGGAATTATGAAACCGGTTGTAGGAAAAAAATATTTATACGAGGGTACAGATAGATATGTAACAGACAGATATTTAACACCAATGAAATTGTCTGGTACGCATATATTAATAAAAACAAGAGATAGTATTTGGGATAGACTTAATGGACGTTCAATGTATATGGTTACTGATCTTGGTGTCGAGGTTAATATTGGGCGTGGCTCATATATAGAAGAAAAATGTTTAAAGGAGATTGAATAGTGATACGAGTAGAAAATAATTGCGTATGTTGTGCGTTACCTTGTATTCACTGTGAAAGAGGCAGAGATAGATTAGTTCATTATTGTGACGAGTGTAACTGTACGGCTGACGTATTGTATGTATATGATACCGAAGAATTATGTGAAGAGTGTTTACTTAATAGATTTGAGATAGTTGATCAGGAGGAGTAGTAGTATGAATCCAGTTTTTATCTTATTAGTATTAATTGGTGCGGTAGCATTATGGTTCTTATTGTCTTTTGTATTTTTGCCATTAGGAAAATTCATTTACAGAATTGGTAAAGATGCAACAGATGCTATAAATAAAGATAATAATGATGAAGAAAAGGAGAAAGAATTATGAAAAAAGGTTATTTAGGCGGAGTTACTTTAGGAGTAATTATCGTATTGGCACTTATTATTTTAGGTTTATCCGCAGAGAGAGTACCAGCGGGATATGTAGGAGTTGTATATAACATGTCAACTGGCGTATCTGATGAAACATTATCACAAGGCTGGCATTTAATACCACCAACAAAGAGAGTTACTTTGTATTCAATAGGTATTGAACAGTCATATCTTACTTCGACAGAAGATGGTGATTCTAAGGGTGATGATAGTTTTTCAGCACCTTCCAGTGATGGTAAAGGATTGCAGATGGAGTTAACGTTTACATATAGATATGATTCAGAAAAGATTGCTGATACATTTACAAGATTTAAAGGTCGTGACGGTAAAGAGTTACTCAATAGTTTTATTAAGCCTAATATTATCAGTTGGACTAAAGGAGTAACTGCAAAATATCCAGTTACAGATATTCTTGGAGAAAAGAGAGCTGAACTTAATACAGTTCTTTCCGAGTATTTAGCAGAAAAGTTCAAACCTTATGGGATTATTATTGAAAATGCTTCATTGATCAATATTGAAGTAGATAAAGAAACCAAAAAGAGTATTACTAATAAGGTTAAAGCGCAGCAAGAATTGGAACTTGCGAAGATTGAGTCTCAGACGGCTCAGATTCAGGCCGAAAAAGATAAACAAGTTGCACTTATCGAAGCAGAAAAGAACAAGGAAACGGCTCAGATTCAAGCAGAGCAGGCCAAGATTAAGGCTCAGGGTGAAGCAGATGCTAAGAAGATTGCTGCAGATGCAGAAGCACAGGCTAATAAAAAGATTTCAGAATCACTTACACCAGAACTCATTGAAAAGTTTAAGTATGATAAATGGGATGGTCAGGTTAGTAAGATTACTGGAAACACAACACCTATCGTAAGAGTTGATGAATAAATAATTTACCTACGGTAGTTGTCAAAGGCTACCGTAGGATTTTCGAGGAGTGTTATATGGATAAGATAGAATATTGGGTTGAAGATGATGGATGTTATTTTACTCCCGGCGGTGATCCGCTATGGAGTTGTCCAAGATGTGGCAACGGTAAACATGTTTATGGGATAGAATCACCTTACAGAGAGAACAAGTGTAAAGATTGCGGGTTAGAATTAAGGTATCCGAGCGATGACAAATGCGTAAATTGCAAGTATTTTCATAGACTGAAATGTGATTTTAAAACAGGTTGGGGATTTAAAGAATCATCTTGTTGTATAGCATTAACCAGATGTAATGAGGATATTGATGATTATGATTCGTTTGTTGTTGAATGTAGAGAAAATGATCGTTGTGAAATGTTTAGTAAGAGGTAATTATGTTGGATTTTGAGATTAAACTACCCACGATGCTAAAGCATCGGGGATTTTGATAGCCTTCGGCTGTTAGTATCCCAAGTTTAATAGCCTAAGTTCTTCGAGAGCTACGTTAAGAGAGAATATATAGTTACCTACGGATATAGTACCAAGTCTGTAGCTCTAAGGTCTGTGATTAAACAATCCTGTTGGGTAGGGATAGTGTTGCAGATATATAAAACCTCTCATTAACATTGGCGATGGTACGCTTAACCACTCTTCGGAGTGAGTAATTAACTCTTAATTGAGTTGGAAAGGAGACGGACTTTATGGTTTACGTCTTAAACCAAAACGGACAACCTTTAATGCCTACGGAAAACCATGCTAAAGTCCGTATTCTGTTAAAACAAAGAAAGGCAAAGGTTATTAAGAAATGTCCGTTTACGATACAACTGTTATATAGTAGCACGAATTATACTGGAGAGATTACTTTAGGCATAGATAGTGGAAGTAAGCATATCGGTCTTTCGGCAACTACAAAAGACAAAGTATTATTCGAGTCTGATGTAGAACTACGAAACGATATAGTAGATTTACTTTCTACACGTAGGCAAAACCGTAGAACACGAAGAAATCACAAAACCAGATACCGTAAACCTCGTTTTAATAATCGAAAGCGTAAAGACGGTTGGTTGGCACCTTCGGTTCAAAACAAGGTAGATAGTCACTTAACCGTTATCCGCAGAGTACACGAAATCTTACCTGTCAGTAAGATTGTTGTAGAAGTAGTAAGTTTCGACATACAAAAGATTAAAAATCCTGCAATAAGCGGTGTTGATTATCAGCAAGGCGAACAGTTAGGCTTTTGGAATGTTAGGGAATACGTTTTCTTCCGTGACGGACATCGGTGCCGGTGCTGTAAAGGTAGGTCAAAAGATAAAATACTCAATGTTCACCATATAGAAAGTCGTAAAACAGGAGGTAACGCTCCTAACAACTTAATTACGCTTTGTGAGACTTGTCATAAGGGGCATCACAAAGGAACTGTAAAATTACCAAAGACTATCAAGCGTGGCATGAGTTTTAAAGATGCTACTTTTATGGGAATTATGCGATGGGCTTTCTACAATAAACTAAAAGAAATCTATCCTAATGTTAGTCTAACTTATGGTTATATCACAAAGAACATAAGAATAGAAAATGGTTTACCAAAAGATCACCATATAGATGCACGTTGTATTAGCGGAAATCCATTGGCATCATCGGATGGTACAGTATATTATCAAAAGAAAGTAAGATGTCACAATCGTCAAATACATAAGAATACTATTCTTAAAGGTGGCATCAGAAAGCGTAATCAAGCGGAATACGAAATTAAAGGATACAGATTATTTGATACTGTAGCCTATAAAGGTAATATCTATACTATATTCGGCAGAAGAAAAAGTGGTTTCTTTGATATTCGTACTATTGATGGTATAAAAGTAAACAAAGGCTCTGTGAGCTGTAAGAAACTACGGCTTATTCAACCGAATAGTAACTATTTAATCGAGTTTAGGAAACAAGCTGTTTAGACGGCTTGAGGGATTAGGGAAGGGCGGCTTTCCTCCCCTCTGCTAAAGCAAAGGGGTTTCCAGCCGTGGGTATATGAAATAATTAGAAGTAAGGTAGAATCAAACGAAAAATGGCGGGAATGGTGTAAAAAAATAAAGCCATTGAAATTTGATTCTAAAATAAATGTAACTATAATACCACCATTTGCAGGAGCATTAACACGATTTGTATGTGATTATAATGGCAAGAGTGTTTCCGTATATTTCGACGGATATTCACAGTTGGGACATATGTATGAAGGAGAAGAGGCTATTCCTTATTATGAAGCATATCCTATAGATGGTTATAATCTACGATATTTATTAGGAGAAGAAGATTTGTTAATGGCAGATATTAAAAGAGAATTAGGTATAAGTGAATAAAACTACAATTTCATTATAAGATTGGAGGAACTTATGAAACATAGAATTGGTGGATTACAAAACACATATATGGGATTAGGTGCCGACAATATTCCCTATGAACTCGACAATACATTTAGTGGCAATGAGAAATTAGATAAAGTTGCTCATGAAATGTTTGAGGTGGCATTAGAAACTATTTGTAAAAAGAATGATATAGATGCTTTTGATTTTAAGGTAATAAGCGACAATAAGAGTTTTGATATAAAGTTTGGATATGAACCGGCTTATATGCATGATCCGTATTTTATGATTTGTATAACAAGTTTTTATAAGGATAGTTACATTGCCAAGGGTGTAGCCAAAGGATATTACGGCAAAGATATTGAAATCACATATCATAAAACAGCGGTAGATGAAGATCGAGATAAAGATTTCGGAGAATTTCTGGATGAGTGGTATCCAAAGTTATTAGAATGTTTTGAATAAAAGTAATTTTTTATGAGGAGGTTTTTATGAGCTACAGGACATATGTTGAAGGTGTTCAAATATTTGGGAACAATGAATGTTATAAAAAGTGGATTAACTTTATCGTTAAGGAAGGAATAAAGGTTGATGAAGATGAATGTTACGACGGATACATTTCTGATATTCAAGGCGCAGTTGAAGTAATCGAAGAAATTATTTTGGACATAGCAAAAGAAAGAAATGATATGAAACTCTGCAATATTTTTGATTTTACCGATATTTACAACGAAGAAGTTGAAGCCAGAAATAATAACGATTACAGTTTGAATTTAACATATAGGCTTAAACATATTATGGATAACGGATATATATTTATGTCTAACAATTTTATTGAAGCTTGTGGGGATAAAGTTAGGAGTTATTTAGATTTTAAAGACAGTAGAAAAAGGACTGAATATTATAAACTTACCAATAACGATATAAAAATACATGTCGAAGCATATTAATCAAGGGGTGTGAGTATGACAAAAGAAGAATACATAAACTCGTTTAAAATAGACAATTTAACGCCGCAATTAGAATGGAGTGAACCTAAGTTTGATTGCTCAGAGTGCGGCGGTGGTATGTGCAAAAATAATATGATTGTGTTAACGAGTAATCCACCACAATACCAATATCGTTGTAATAAATGTGGACATGTGGAGTATTTAAGATTTTAAATCAAGAAAGGAAATAATATGAAAATACAAATTAGAAAAGGTTGTTTCGAGACAAATAGTTCAAGTACACATGCAATATGTATATCAAGAGATAATGTAAATATTGATGATTTGCCTAAACATATTACCTTTACTCATGGTGAGTTTGGATGGGAAGCAGAAGTGTATGATGGTACATGGGAAAAAGCATCTTATTTATATCAGGCCATTTGTGATTGTTGCTATGACAATGAAAACGAATTGCGAGAAAAGTTAGAGCAACTTGAAAGATTGTTGGCTACATATGGAATAGAATGTGATTTTGAACCAGAAAGGAAAAACGTCTGGGGTAGCGGTTATATAGATCATGGTTATGAGACAATTGACTTTGTTGATGCCGTATTAAAAGATCCGGATAAACTTATGCGATATTTATTTAATGATTCTATTATTATAACAGGAAATGATAACGATGATTGGTTTGAGGAATATATGTATAACGAACCATATCAGTATCCACAAACTTACAAAGATGAATTTAAAAAATATGAAATATTTAAGAAAGGAAATTGATTTATGAAGAAACAAATTAGAAGAGGTGTATTTGAAACTAATTCATCGAGTACACATTCAATCACAATGATGATGAAAGAAGATTACGACAAGTGGGAAAAAGAAAATTTATATCTATTTGATGGAAATGGTAACCATTTTCCTAAAGAATGTCGTCCGGAAATTGGTAAGATGTATACAAAGGAAGAAGTAATTGATTTTTTAAAGGCTCATGACAGAAAATATGAATACGAGTATTTTGATTACGAGAATAATGAAGAAGAATTTGATGATGTACGACGAGATGAAGAATTCAAACTTATTGAAGAAGGAAATGAATACTTAGAAGGTTATTATAAAGAGTTTACTACTCCTAGTGGAGAAACAGTAGTAGCATTTGGAGAATATGGATACGAAGGTTAATGAGGTAAATATATGTTATTAGGGAAATATAAGAACGGAACATATTATGTTTCTATATATGACGACGGAACCAAAATAAGAACTGCACCAAACGATGAATTTATTCCTGATTTTTCAGAGTCGTGCGATGTTACTATCACAGAGTATTGCGATGGTGGTTGTGCTTGGTGCTATGCTGGTTGTTCATTAGATGGTAAACATTGTGATTTTAATAAATATGATAAATTGTTGGATTCACTTCATCCGTACACTGAGTTGGCAATAAATGGCAACGATCTTACACACCCACAATTAATTCAGTTTCTTGAGAAAATGCAGCAGAAAAAGATTATTGTTAGCATGACAGTTAATCAGATGCATTTTGAAAAGAATATTGAATTATTGCGTGATTTATGTAATAAGAAGTTAATTTATGGGTTAGGTATTTCATTAAGAAATGCCAATAAAGAGTTTGTTAAATTGGTACAAGAGTTTCCAAATGCGGTAATTCATATAATTAATGGATTATTTACGCCAGATGAATACGAAGTTCTTAAAAATAATAACTTAAAAGTATTGATTCTAGGGTACAAACAAATAGGTCGTGGCGTTGATTGGTATAAACAGGATAATATTAATATTACTAATAATCAAAAATGGTTAACGGATATATTACCCAATATAATTAATGATTTTAAGGTTGTTAGTTTTGACAATTTATCATTAAAACAATTAGAAGTGCGTAGATTAATGTCTACTGATGAATGGGAACAATTTTACATGGGAAACGATGCAACGTTTACCTACTTTATTAATCTTGTTCAGGATTATTTTGCACCAAGTTCATTATCTGATAAACATTATCCAATTAACAATATGAATATAGATGAGATGTTTAAAATTATAAGGAATAACAATAGGGTAGAAAATAGTAAAAATTGAAGGAGTAATATACATGGAATACAACAAACTTGTAAATCAGGATTGTATGGAATATATGAAAAATATTGGTGCGGGGGGGGTAGAACTCACCTTAACTGATATACCATACGGAGAAGTAAACAGAGATAGTAATGGTTTGAGAGAGTTAGATAAAGGTGCAGCAGATGTAATGATTTTCAATATACAAGATTTCCTTGATGAAATATATAGGATAACTCGAAGTACAATTATTATTTTCTGTGGCAAAGAACAATTATCTGAAATACATAGGTATTTTTCTGACAAACAAAAACAACAAAAAGGTACTGTTAGACAGTTAATTTGGAGAAAAACTAATCCGTCTCCTATGAATGGACAGAATATTTATTTATCAGGCATTGAAAATGCCGTGTGGTTCAAGAAACGTGGTGGCACATTTAATGCATATTGTAAGAATACTGTTTTTGATTATCCATGCGGTAGAAGTAAAATACACCCAACGGAGAAAAATCATGAGTTGTTAAAAGAATTAATACTTGATAACTCAAATGAAGGAGATGTTATATTTGATCCTTGTGCCGGAAGCGGTAGTCATTTGTTGGTTGCTAAAGAAAATAATAGACAATGGTTAGGTTGTGAGATTAATAACGAGTGGTTTGATGTGGCTAGAAATAGGTTGAAATAATATATCACCACAGTGATACTTGAAAGGAGATAATATGGAGAATTTTAAGACTTGGAATGCAAAAATTACAAATGTTTCGTTATCTATGAGAGATCATGGTTGCTTAACATTTAATATTACACTTGATGGCGATGGTATAGGATGCGTTTTTGGTGGTTATGTATTAGGTCATGGGTATGTAGGAGCAAAAGAGTTCAAGGGTTCTGCCGCTGGGATGGAGTGTTTGATGCATATTATGGATACATTAGAAGTTGACAGATGGGAAGATTTAAAAGGTCAATATGTGCGTGTTCGAGATGGGAGCTGGGGCAGTAGTGTTACATGTATCGGGCATATTATCAAAGATAAATGGTTTGATATTGAAGAGTTTTTTGAAGAAGAAAAGAAAAAGCAACCAAAGAAAACATTACCAAAAATGGAGGCAATATGAAACGACAAACAAAGATATTAGTAAATAAAATTAAATGTAAGAAATGCGGAGATGTTATAGAAAGCAAGAATGTTCATGATTTCGTCGGATGTACTTGTTTTAAAAATACTAAAGGTAGAGAAGGTTGTGCAGTAGATGGTGGACATGAGTATCTGAGAAGATGTTTTGAATTGCCGGATATATATGAGGATTTATCTGAAACACGACCATTCACTGATAAAGAACAAGAAGAATATGAAAATAGGTTATATGGATTTTGTTATTATGATGAGTATGATCCTACTGATATGTAGTTGATATAAAGTAAAGGGGTATCGCCAAGCGGTAAGGCACAGGACTTTGACTCCTGCATTCGCCAGTTCGAATCTGGCTACCCCTGTTTGTCGGCAGAGCCGATGTTGCGTGGTGGCGGAATAGGTAAACGAATAGCAATATTGAGCAAAAAGGTCGTAAAGTACACCGTAAGTACAGGCGAGGTCGATAACTCTAAGACCATGTAAGGTGCAAATCCTTACCCATGCAATATCAAAAATGAAAGTGAGGTTTTATTATGCAGCCTGAAACAGACTTGGAAAAGTTTAAAAGATTATTCCGAGAAGTTGGAATTGAGTTTTTTTCAAGAGATCTATTAAGTGGTAATACAGAACTATGCGTTAAAGAAGATGATAAATGTACGATACTTGCCGTGTTTGATACCCTAACTGGTAAGTATATTGAATTTGAAGCTTATTAAGGAGTGGTTTAATGGGAACTAATTATTATTTTAAAACAAAGAGTAAGAGATTAGTCAAAAAATATTTTGCTCAAAGTGACGATTATTGTACTTGGGCCGCAGAATATACTCTTGAAGATGAACCATATTTTCATTACGAGATACATTTAAATAAGTGTAGTTGCGGTTGGAGAACGTTATTTCAGAAACACAAGTGCTTTAGTAGTTTTAAGGAGTTGGAAGAGTTTTATTTTAAACATCAGAGATACTTGAAAATATTTAATGAATATGGGGAAGAATTCACTTGGAATGATTACAAAGATCGAGTAATAGGACATTCAGATAGAGAACCGGAACCAGTTAAGTGGGTATATGATATTTTTGATTTCGATAGACATTTTATGGATAACCCACGAAAAACGCTACATACTGTTAAATGTAAACCTAAAGAGGCTGATTTATGGATTCCTTTTAATCATAAAGAGTATTTTAAATCACAAGTAGAAGCGAGAAATAGATTAGGTGCATGGGATTTATACGTACATGATTATACGCCAAAATATTGGAATGATCCTGATTATAAAGTAGATTGGACGGAAGGAGAGTTTTGTTAATGCCAACAGCAGGTGGAGATTATTTTAATTTAAATGATTATTGCGACAGATTTTTTACATCGTTATATGGTTCTATAGAGGACGAAGAAGAAACGTTGTGGAAAGATGTATATGTATGGGAATGGGAAGAAATACTAGAAGAGTTTGAGGCTTATTTAGCATTTTGTAAAAAAGCAGAATACTATCCAACATATAATGATTTTACGTTTCATTTACTTTATATAGAGTATATGAAGATAGGTAATTTTAATGGTGATATTAGAAAAAATCAAGAGTTTCTTGATTTGGCTTTAGAAATGCACGAAGAGGTAATTAAATATTTGACTAATTAAAACATAGTTTTATAAGGAGGTTTATAAGATGTTAACACTTCCGATTAAAAAGAAATGGTTTGACATGATCTTGTCAGGTGAGAAATTAATGGAATATCGGGACATTAAACCGTATTATACCAGTAGATTTAAGAGCGTTGGACTACTCGATGAAGACGAAAAACCAAGCGGTAAAACTACTCAGATAGCCTTTAGAAATGGTTATAGTTCAAATTCTCCATCATTTATAGCGGATGTATATCTTGATATTGTATATGGTTATCGTCGTTGGGGCGGAGAACCGTCAAAATTATATTATGGCTTAGTAATATTAAAGATTAGAGACAGATAAATCATAGATTTGTCGAGGTTGATTTGTATTATTGCCCACTTAATACATATAAAAAAGGATAATTAAAAAAGGACGAGGAATATATTATGGATAATAATTATGTAGTATATCATTTACATACGATGCTATCTAACGGTATCACGAACATAGATTCGGTAACAAATTATCAAGAATATATAAACCATGCAGCTTCGCTTGATATGAAAGCTATTGCATTTAGCGAGCATGGTTCAGTTTTTGAATGGCTTAAGAAAAAAGAAGCCACTGAAAAAGCTGGTATGAAATATATTCATGCGGAAGAGTTCTATATTACTGAAACATTAGAAGATAAAATTAGAGATAATTATCATTGTGTTTTAATTGCGAAAAATTACGATGGAGTAAAAGAGTTAAATAAATTATCAAGTATTGCTTTTAATAGAAATGATAATCATTTCTATTATGCTCCAAGAATTTCATTTGATGAATTAATTAATACATCTAATAATATTATAATTTGCACAGCTTGTTTAGCTTCTATATTGGCATCAGATAATGGGTTATTAAAAGAAAAATTTATATCTTTTTTAATGGATAATAAACATAGATGTTTCCTTGAAATTCAGCATCACAATGTAGAGGCACAGATTGAATATAATAAGATATTATACAAATTATCACAATCAACAGAAATACCACTTATTGCCGGAACAGATACACACGCATTAAACAAAGAACACTTAGAAGCAAGAGCAATACTTCAACGTGCAAAGGATATATACTTTGATAACGAAGAAGGCTGGGATTTAAGTTTTAAGACGTATGATGAATTAATTGATGCATATAGTATTCAAAACGCCATTCCGTTAGACATAGTAAAAGAAGCCATTGATAATACAAATAAATTAGCAGATATGGTAGAAGAATTTTCTATTGACAGAAGTTATAAGTATCCTCATCTATGGGAAAATCCTGAGCGATTATTAAGAGATAAAATTATTCAAGGTATTAAAGATAAGGGCGTAGATAAATATCCGAATTATGAAGAATATCTTGATAGAATTGAATACGAAATGGAGGCATATAAACATAATAAAGCAATAGACTTTATGCTTCTTATGGAAGACGTTATTTCTTGGTGTAAATCTCAAGATATTCAAACCGGATACGGTAGAGGATCTGTAAATGGTAGTATTATTGCTTGGTTATTAGGAATAACTGAAATGGACAGTATTAAGTTTGGACTTAATTTTGAAAGGTTTATGAACGTCGAAAGGGTAAGTCTAAGCGATATAGATACAGATATACCGCCTAATAGAATTGATGAAGTAAAAGCTTATGTGTTTAATCATCATGGGTTATATTGCAGCGACATAGTTACATTTAATACAATAGCAGACAAGGGTGCTATAAGAGATATATGTCGTGCTTTATATGGCAACAAAGAAAAAGAAGTAAACGAACAGCGTAATGGAGAATATTTAAAAATCTCAGAAAAACTATGTTCAGCAGTTGATAACGATGAGGAATATAAAAAGGTAAGAGAGCAGTATCCAGAAGTTTTTAAGTATGTAGACTTAGTTAAAGGTTGTGTTGTTTCAGTTGGAAATCACCCATGCGGAATGATAGTATCTCCTACACCCATTAATGATGCGATGGGATTGTTTACGACATCAACAGATCAATTTCCTATAAGTCAGCTTTATATGAAGGAAGTTGACAGTATGAATTATGTTAAACTCGATTTATTGAAACTTGATACAATACAATTAATTAATGATACTTGTAGATTGGCTGGTATACCTATGATATTACCAGATAATTTAGATATATATGATGATAATGTATGGGATTCAATTAGAGATGATACTACTTCAATATTTCAGTGGGAATCAAATACTGGTCAAGATTATATTAAAAAGTTATTGTCTAATTCTACTATCAGCAAGTTTAAAGATGCAGGTTTAGAAATTGATAAAATGACGTTATTAAGTATAGGAAACTCAGCAATAAGACCTGCTGGTGCATCGTATAGAAATGATTTAGCAAATGGCGTTGTTAGAACGACTGGTTCTAAGCCTATCGATGACTTTTTATCTAACACATTTGGTTACTTAGTGTTTCAGTGTCAAATAATTGATTTTCTACATCAGTATTGTGGTTTTACAATGGGAGAGGCCGACATAGTAAGACGTGGTTTTGCAAAAAAAACTGGCACAGATCAATTTATACCGGTCATTAAGAATGGTGGATATTTGAATGATAATAAGAGCCATTATATTAATGGTTATATAAAGACTATGGAAGATAAATATGGCATTGCAAAAGAAAAATCTGAACAAGACATTATTTCATTTATTCAAGTTATTGAAGATGCTAGTTCATATTTATTTTCGTTAAACCATTCACAACCATATAGTTTTATGGGATATGCTTGTGGATATTTAAGATACTATTATCCTACTGAATTTATTACAAGTTGTCTCAATATCAACAAAGACAATAATGATAAAACTGCAGCAGTAACGAAATATGCAAAATCGGTAGGAATTAATATTGTACCAATAAAGTTTGGGCATTCACGAGCTGATTATTCATGTGATGCATCTAATAAATTAATTTATAAAGGTGTTGGTTCAGTTAAATATCTTAATTCCAATGTTGCCGAAGAATTATATGAACTATCAAAAACCAATACTTATAATAGCTTTATAGACTTATTACAAGATATATCAGATAACACTACTCTTAATTCAAAGCAGTTGAATATCCTTATCAGACTTGATTATTTTTCGGAGTTTGGAGAAATAAACGAATTATTATTCTTGTCTGATCTATTCAGCAATTATTATGATAAGGGCAAATACAAAAGTAAAATTAAAGCATCTAAATCTAATTTTAATCATGAACATATTATGAAATATACAGAGGAATATAAACCAGCAATTGTTAAAGAAGTTAACCTAGATGCAATGCGTAGTAAGTTGCCACCAAATAGAGTACAAGAGTTTGATGATCTCATTGAACAAAGCACAAGACATAAAAAAGATGGTACACCAAATGGCATTAATTACGAGAAGTTCTTTAAGATATCCAATGTTCCCGAAGATATTAAACAGCAATATGCCACCAAAATATCTGAGGCAGAATATATCAATGTTGATATGTATAGATTACTTACGAAATTAGAGTATAAAGGAATGCCACGAAGAATCAAAGATATAATCAAAGATCAACAAGAGTTTTTATCGTATGTTGATTATGTGAATCCAGAGGCTAACCCTAGACAGATTGTGGTAACAGGACTTAATGCAACGTATTCTCCGACATTCAAAGCTTATTGTATTAAGAATGGTGATATATGTGAGATGAAGGTACATAAGAGTAGAGCACCAAAGGATAAAACCGTAATAACCGCATATAATAATAAACCATTTGAAGAAGGCGATGTATTGTATATGAAAAAATGTCAGAAGAAACCTAAATACCGAAAAGACGGTATCAAACCAGACGGTAAGCCTAATTTTGTAGAGGTGCCGGGCGAATATGTTTGGTGGATAAATGACTACGATATAATACAATAGTAAAAATTGACGGAGTACTTGACATATGTCCCCTAGTATGATATACTATTCTTTACTAGGGGACATTTTTTATTGCTGATAATAGTAAAAATTGATAGGAAGGTGGCGTTGTGTTGATAATCAAATGTGTTATTGGATTCATTATTGGTTGGTGCATATTTGGAATATTTGCACTTTTTAAAGCGAATGGTGGTGATAATGGTTGATATATATAGATTTTGACGGTGTAATAGCGTCAACAATTGAAACGATTTGTGATTTATATAATTACGATTTTCAATATTATTCAAATTATAAGAGAATTAACTGGTGGGATGTTGATACTTGGGAGTTTATAGAATTGAATTGTACGACTCCTGAATACATAGACCAGTATTTTAATCAGCCGAGGTTTTTTGACAATCTTAAACTTATCCCTAACGCAGAGTTTGCCATTCAAATACTTTTATCTAAATATGATGTATGTATTGTATCTATGGGAAATCCTGCAAATCTATTGCTTAAAGAAAAGTATATAAGATCGCATCCTATTTTGAGACGTTGTAAATTCATAGGGTGTATGTTCAAAAATCATAAAGATAAATCTCATATTGATATGTCGAATGATATATTTATAGACGATTTAGCAAGTAACTTAGAAACGAGTAATGCCAAAACAAAAATATGTTTCGGAGATGATTACTCATGGAATAAAGATTATACCGGTGCAAGATGTTACAACTGGTATGACGTATTGAGGTATTTGAAGTTGATAACATGATTTACAAAATAAGGTTAAACAGCATAGAAAAGGTTAAGATATTCTGTGATGCTGCAGAAAAGGTTGATGCGGAAATATATGTTAGGCAAGGGGAATATGATGTACTTGCAACATCAATCATGGGTATATTTAGTCTTAACCTACTCGAAGAATTAGAACTGGTTATTGAACCTAATACTAAAGTCGGAGAGATAAACGAGTTTATTAATACCCTTAATAAAAAGGGTTTGATAATATAATAAAAATTGACGGAGGTTTTGATATGACAACACAAGAAATGGTTAATATCGCAGATCAGAACAATAAAACTTATGAGTCAGCATATGGAACATATAATAAAGAAAAAGGTTTTTTGTTTAATACAAATGCGATTACTATGGCAAAACACAATTTGGCATATGATTTATTTCATGACGCTACTTGGTCGATTAAAAAGGAACCGGTTAAAAAGATGACAAAGGAGCAGATTGAAAAAGCTTTAGGTTATAAGGTTGACATAGTTTTAGATGACAAGGAGAAAGAAATAGTAGATAAATCTAAAAAACCAAGTCCTCCCAAAAATAAATCTGCGGAAAAGGGCGACGTAATAACAATTGACGAACTTATGAGATTACTTTTTGGATCGGAGGACTAGAATATTGACAAAGGTATGTAAAAGAGATGGCAGAAAGGTAGATTTCGATAAGGACAAGATTAAGATTGCTGTCTTAAAAGCCTTTGTAGATGTTGATGGCGAAGAAACACAATATGCCAAAGATAAGGCTAGGGCAATTGCTAATCATGTTGAATCTCTTAATAAGAATCTATCCGTTGAAGAAATACAAGATATTGTTGAAGAAAAATTAATGAGTAGTAATCGTAAGGATGTTGCAAGGTCTTATGTTATTTACAGAAACGATAGAAGTCGAGAACGAGAAAAACGATTACAGATAATGAAAGATATATCTGACAAGATAAGTGGAAATAACCCACAAAATCAAAATGCCAATGTTGACGAAATGTCGTTTGGTGGAAGAACAGGAGAAGCCACAAGCGCATTAATGAAGAAATATGCATTGGATAATTGTATGTCTGAAATGGCTAGAAATAATCATCTAAATAATGAAATATATATACATGATTTAGATAGTTATGCGGTAGGGCAACATAATTGCTTTGATTCTGAAACACAATTTATCACAAAATCCGGAGTGATGAAATTTGGTAATTTACATGAAAATCAAAAAGTTACTGTACTTGATATGAATGGAGAATGGAGAGATGCAGTAATAAAAAAATATGAAAAACAAAAAATGTATGATTTAACATTTAAAAGTGGTACAACAGAAAAAACAGTTACATGCACACGTAATCATAGATGGGTATTATTAGACGGAGAGATAACTGATAATATTCAATTAGGAGATAAATTATTTAAAATGCCAGAGTCTAATATTTATTTTGTTGAGAATAATTGGTTATGGTGTTTTGGGTTTGTTTTAGGAGATGGTTGTGACTTCATAATGCGTTCCAAAGATAAGAAACGAATTACAAATAGTGGAATGAAGGTTCGATTGTGTGGTGATAAGACAAAATATTTAGATAAGTTTTTAAGTTGTGGTTGGTCTATTCAAGAACATTTTGACAATGGAGATGTAACTGTATCAACTAGAGGCAACGGATCTTATAAACAAAAATATTTAGATGGTGAAATGTGGAATATATCATCATACGATGATTTATGTAATATATTTAGAGGATACATTGCGGCAGATGGGCATATTAAAAGCAATGGTTCAATAATGGTTTCAACCGCCGATATTAGAATAAAAAAATTTATTGAAAAAGTTTCATCTACAGTAGGTTATCACTTATGGTCATACAAAGAAAAAAATAATACTACACAATATAAAAAAGGTAGAATCTTATATGAATTTTATTTAATTAAAAAACAAGAAAAGACGCCTTGGAAATTAATTAATATAAAAGCCAGTAGAAGTGGTAAAAACGGGTATAAAAGTACTTGGTGTGTCGAAGAGCCTATCACTCATACATTTACGTTACAAGGTGGAATGGTTACGGGTAATTGCTTATCTGTCCCTTTTGATAAGTTATTGTCAAATGGATTTAATACACGACAAACAGATGTAAGACCAGCCAACTCAGTAAATACCGCATTTCAATTAGTAGCGGTTATTTTCCAGTTACAATCATTACAACAATTTGGTGGCGTGAGCGCAACACATTTAGACTGGACTATGGTGCCGTATGTGAGAAAAAGTTTTTATAAACATTTTAAAAACGGAATGAAATATATAGAAGAAGGGTTTGCAAATTGTGAATCACATAATTTAAAACCAGAAGGTATATCAATTGATGGAGATTTTTATAAGGAATTTGTTTCTTGCGATAAAGCATATCAATATGCAATGGATATGACGATTAAAGAAACTCAACAAGCAGTTGAAGGTATGTATCATAACCTAAATACACTTCAATCGAGGTCGGGAAATCAATTACCTTTCACAAGTATTAATTATGGTACTTGTACTCTTCCAGAAGGACGTATGGTGATTAAGGCGTTACTTGAAGGAAGTATAAAAGGTGTAGGTAAGTTTCATAAAACGAGTATTTTCCCTTGTGGCATCTTCCAATGTATGAAAGGAGTAAATCGAAGTCCGGGAGATCCTAACTATGATTTATTTCAATTAGCATTAAAATCGACATCGTTGCGATTATATCCAAATTATGCAAATGTTGATTGGAGTGGCAATGCGGGATATGATAAAAATGATCCGAGAACATTTTTTAGCACTATGGGATGCAGAACGGCTAATGGATATGATATTAATGGTTTTGGTCAATTAAAAGATGGAAGAGGTAATATCTGTCCAGTAACTATAATAATGCCAACATTGGCAATGCAAGCAAAATTAGGAGAACCCGAATTTGATGACGATACGGTTGTTGAACAGTTTATGAGAATCCTCGATGTTAAAATTCATGAAGCAAAAGATATGTTACTCGAAAGATTTGAATGGATATGTTCACAATCCCCCGCATCAGCAAAATTTATGTATGAAAACGGAGTGATGGAGGGATATGTACCAGAAGAGGGTATTCGTTCAGCATTAAAACATGGAACGCTTGCACTAGGGCAACTTGGACTAGCCGAAACATTACAAATACTAATTGGTTGCGATCATACAACCGACAAGGGTATGGAACTTGCAAAAAGAATTGAGCAGTTATTTAAAGACAGATGTGCTGGGTTTAAGGAAAAATATAAACTTAATTTTGGCGTGTACTTTACACCTGCCGAAAATTTAGTTTACACATCAATGAAGAAGTTCAAAGAAAAATATGGTGAAATCCCCAATATTTCTGATAAATTATTCTTCACAAATTCTATTCATTGCCCGGTATGGTATGAATGTAGTCCATTTGAGAAGATAGATATTGAATCGCAATTAACCGGATATAGTTCTGCAGGCTGCATAACATACATAGAATTAGAGTCTAGTGTAAAAAATAATATCGAAGCACTAGAAACGATTGTAAATTATGCAATGGATAAAGATATACCATACTTTGCAATAAATGTACCAAATGATATGTGTACAAAATGTGGTTACACCGATGAGATTGGAGATGAATGCCCCATGTGTGGAAATAAAGATATTAGAAGATTAAGAAGAGTTACTGGTTATCTAACAGGAGACTATAAAACCGCATTTAATTTGGGTAAACAACAAGAAGTTGAGATGAGAGTAAAGCACAAATAAGTAACACTACTATATATGGTGGTATAACATTATATATACCACTGTATATAGTATTATTTTACCGATAAAATAGAACTTTTATTGGAGGGTGTGTATGGAAATAAGACAGATTATACAAGTAAAAATATATATATTGGTCTTGAATAATATGTATGGTCGTTGTGAAGATGGAAATGTAGTTGCTATTTCTCCAGAATATGAAAATTTAATCAAATACTATAATGACAACCTATTAACCGAACCTATCAGAGATAATGAAGGATACCTTCACTCTTTTAAAGAGGGTGGTTTGTACTTTTATAATCCTTGTTATTCATTAGAAGTTGGTTCTGTAGATTCCTTTGGACACGGTATACATTTTGAATGGTGTACAGAAGATATTTTACATAGTGGTAGATATTTTGTGGTATAAAATGAAACTTTGATGGAGGTGTAATATGAGTCAAATTATAGATAAACTCGTTGCCATAGATTCAAAAAATAAAGTTGAAATAAATGGTGAGTGGTGGATTGCTAAACCATTGTATGATATTTCTTTAACAGGTAGGATTAAGGATGCTTGGAGAATTTTAACCGGCAAATCTCAAGCTTATCATTATTTTGAAGATGTTATTAATGAAGATAAGCATAAAAAATAAAATAAACTTTTTATTGGAGGTAAAAAATGGACAAATTTATTAAAATCGGCGAAATTACGCTTGAAATGAGTGATGACGCTAAAAAGATTGTCGAAACCCTTATCCAGCAAGGGTTTTCAGTATGCTTGGACAAAAATTATGGGCAGTATGATTCGTATGTAATTATGCGAAAATACCAATAAAAGTACAATTTGATGAGGTGAATATATGAAGTTTGAAGATATTATAAAAACAGAAGAAGAAATCATAGCTGATGGAAATTCTATAGAGAATAATATTATTGTCGGCGGTGATATTAAGTGTATTGGTCATTTTGGAAACGCGGTTAGTTTAAATATCTGGGCCGATAATTGCAACTTATTTTATGCATATAACAATACCGATAACATTGGCTGGCAGATAAAAGCATTAGTAGAACTGTTTGACTTAACTGATGAAGACGGATTTCTCTTAAGTAAATTCAAAAATATTCCGTGCAGAATTATTACAGAAGGCTCTGGTGGATGGGGCAGTAAGGTAATTGGATTTGGTCATTTTATGAAGGATAAATTTGTTTATAAGGAAGATTTTGCAAAGATAACAGAGCAATAAAAATGTAATTTGACGGAGGTAGTAGATATGAAAGAAGAATTGTATTATTGGTTATCTCAAGATGGAACAAAAACACCTAAAGATGAACTTACAGATATTCATATTTGTCATATAGTATGTAAATATGGAAAAGATTGGTTAAACGAAAATGGACATTCTGTAATTGTGGATAGGTTTAATTCGCTTAATAAGAAGCTTGATTTTTTTAAGGAATTAAAAATATAATTTGTTAGGAGGGTAATATGAGACAGATTACAAAAACAAGAAAAGGTGGTAATTATGGTAATTAATTTTAAAAAAAAGGAAACTAAATTACTAGAAGAACTTGATACTGGAGAAGTATTTAAATACGAAAATAGTGTTTATATTAAAACAAATGACGATTGGGATGGTTATAGTTTTGTAGTAGTCAATTTAGCCACAGGACAAGCAGAAGACATGTCGGATGATACAGAAGTTGAACCGGTAAATGCAGTTCTTGAAATCGAGTAAGGGGGATATATTATGGCAACATACGTTATGAGTGACATTCATGGATGTCTCAATGAAGTCAAAAGAATGTTAAAATTAATCAACTTTTCAGACGAAGACAAGTTAATATTTGCTGGCGATTATGTTGATCGTGGATTACAAAATAAAGAAACTCTTGAGTGGATGACTCATGCTCCAGAAAACATAATATTCTTACGAGGTAATCATGATGAAGATTTTGCTAATGACATAAGAGCAATTGAAGCAATAGTAAAATCTGATAGCCATATATACAATAACAACGAAGAAATTTACTATGATGTTAAATTAGGTCTATATGATTTCGATCCTTATGGAACAGTATTACGTATGTTGACTAAAGAAAATGCAAAAATATCTGACCTCATTAATTATAAAAATTGGATCAAAAAGCTTCCTTATTATTATAAGGAAACAATTAATGGGAAAAACTTCATAATTGTTCATGCGGGATATATGGAAGAAAAGGATTTTCATAGAGGATACTTTTATAAAAATATTGAACAATATTATGTTTGGGCTAGAGAAGATGCTTATGCTGAAACTTCAGGTATTCCAAATACAACCATAATTGCTGGTCATACTCCAACAGTTATACCCGGAGAGTTTTGTTACACAGGTGGTAAGGTTTATAAACAATATAACGAAGCCAATAACTGCACACTATACGACATTGATTGTGGTTGTGTGTTTGGTGTTAGGAATTATAAAGATAGCGATGATTGTAGACTTGCTTGTATCAGACTCGATGATGAAGAAATATTTTACATAAATCCAAAGGAGGCTGCCGATGACTACCAAATATAATATAAACGATACTGTTAGAACAAAAAAATTTACTGGTGTTATATCAATGATCACGATAACTCGAAAAGGAATACGTTATAGAGGTTTGGGCGTATACGAAGTAGAACCGGGAAATATATTAATCAAACACCAGCATGAGTTTATGGAAGATGAAGTTTTAGAATTAATTAAGTAAAGGACGGTGATTATTATAACTAAGCAACAGTTAGAAGAAGATTATGTAATCGATGATTATTCAATTCAGAATCTAAAATCACTAGGATTTAGAAAACATCATTTGCTCGATTCTGATAGTTGGTCAGTGTATAGATTTCCAGTTCATAAGCATAAGAAGATTACAACATTGGAGTGCGAATTAAAAATTGACTTAGACAACGGTGCTATACGATTAGATGTATTTAATATGAGCAACCAACCATATCCAGCCTTTTATACCCACCCAACCGGGTATAATAAAAAAATGCTTACATCTATATTTAATAAAATACTAAAAGAATATAAAAAGTTAGGAGTTGTGAAAAAAGATGAAACCGATTATTAACCCTTGGATTTTTTATTTTGCTAGTGTGAGTGACATGGCAAAAATGATTGTTCTTATTGTTATGTTTGTTATGGTTTTTATATGTTTTGCCGCATGGCTTGGCAATACAGACGAAGAAGATACTGATTATAAAACAATTATAAAAGTTAGAAAATCATCATTGATAATATTGATATTATTAAGCTTATTTGAGATTTTTATACCAGACAGTAAGACAATATATCAAATGACCGTAGCATCATGTATAACCGAAGATAATATAAAAGCGGGAACAGAAACCATTAAAGAAACTGTAGATTATATTGTAGACAAAATAAATGAAAGCCAAGATAACTGGAATAAAAATACCGAACAATAAGGAGATAGTGAAGATGCAGAAGGATGATTTAATATTTGCAAAAGTTAAAACAGAAGCAAAGATACCAACAAAAGATTATGGCAACGCAGGTTATGACATATATGCTTGTTTTGATGAAGATTATATCTCCATTAAACCTCATGAAACAAAACTTATCCCAACGGGTGTCGCCGCAGCAACACACCCAAGTAAGTATATTCAAATAGAAGAACGTGGATCAACTGGTAGCAAAGGCATTAAGAAATCCGCTGGAGTTGTTGATTCCTCTTATAGAGGCGAGATTTTTGTGGCAATTACAAATACTAATAACAGGTGGTTGTTTATTACCAAATTATCAGAAGGCGAAATGTTGGAAAAAACTTTATATAATACTGGAGATATTTTATATCCATATAATAAAGCCATTGCTCAGTTAATAGTACACGAAGTACCAGTAATGAATGTTCAAGAAATATCATACGAGGAACTTAAAGATATACCTTCGGATAGAGGAGGCGGTAAATTAGGATCCTCCGGAAAGTAACTGCCTATGAGTTATAATTATGCAAGAATTATTGGTAATAATATAAACAATCAACTTAATGCTCAAGGAATTCAACTTGACGAGTTTGCTTCTTATATGGGATATAATTTCACAGAAGTTATGCAATTATTCGAGGGAAGACTTGAAATATCAATACATGAAATGAATAAGATCGCTGATTATCTCGGATTGGATGTGATGGATTTGGGAAAGAATAAGATTAGATAGATAGGAGGAATAATATGATAGAAACAGAATACTTGACACCGAAAGACCTGCAAGATATACTTAAAATAGGTAGAAACAAAGCATATAAATTATGTGAATTATCAGATTTTCCTTGTATCAGAATCGGTTCGTCATATCGTATCAATAAACAGAAGTTTGAACAGTGGCAACTTAACCATTTGGGAGATACAATAAATTTGCGATAAGTAGTAAAATAAGTTGTAAAAAACAAAATACAATCTCTACAACCTAGTATTTATAAGGGTTCACGAAGTAGCAACCCTATAATTCGTAATGCGTAGGTCGCCGGTTCAAGTCCGGCAGGGAGCTTGAAAAACCAAA